AATAATAGACTGGGTGGAAAAGCGATTCGGCATGAAGGTCCCAAGCGACTGTGCCGACTCTATTTGTATTAGCTACTATGGGAGTTGTAAGCTATGAGTACAGGAAAGCTTTACGATAGTTCGGCTTGGCTGTATAAAAGATTTGTTGATGAACGTAAGTCAATGGAAGAGATAGCCAAGGAAGCTGGTTGTTCCAAGATTACTATCCGTCGTAGACTAAACGATTTTGGAATCAAGCGATGACCTACGAATATTCAATCATCAGTATTGATGAAACCAGGACTGAAAAGAAGGATAGAATAAGGAGCGCCCTAAGCTGGCCAGAGGCAAAGATCGATTTTGTCAATGGCAAGGATCCAGGCGAACTGCTTAGGGCTAAAAATAAATGGAGTGCGGTGGAGACACCTGGACCATTCAAAGCAGGTGAGTTTGGTATTTTTTACTCGGTTCTGAACTGTCTTGAGTACGGCGCGGAGAACCATGGTATTCTCTACTTTGAGGACGATGCCATCCCAAATTATAACTTCCAGGTCAGACTAGAACAATACCTGGATGATCTACCGAGGAGAGCTGATATGTTTGCTCTCTGGTCACCGATCAACCAGGGGTACGATTACGATAACGTTAGTGGATATAATAATGTTGGCGAGCCAATTTATAATCCACATGGCGGCTCCGTGTTTGATTACGGAGACGCCAGTATTTCACGACTCTGGCAAGGGTATGGTAACGTATCCATGTACTTCACCAAGCAGGGAAGCACCAAGCTTCTCCGATATATAAAACAACGAGGTTTCTTTTCTCCGATTGATTGCTTGATCTGTATAGCAACTCATGGGGGGTATCTAAATGGATACAGCCTCAAACCAAAGATTGACCCGTTAATTAATTATGACTGGGATGCAGAGACCACTATTCATAAATCAAATTGGGGTAGTATAGAAGAACTAACTAAAGGAGAAAATAAATGAATGACCGAATGCTTTTGATTGTGCCTAGTCGCAATAGGCCATCTAATATCAAAAGGCTTTGTGAGGGTTTAATTGCCACCGAAGCAGATCTAGACCTTGCTGTTGGCATTGACAGCGATGATTCCAATATTGAAGAATATACCGAGCTTGCTAATAAATATGGTTTTAAATTATATGTTGCCGAAGAACGTAAGAAGTTCGCCGCAACCGTTAATTACATTTCTAAACTAAACTACGAAAACTACAAATATCTTTCCTGGATGGGAGATGATCACCTTCCGCGTACAAAGAATTGGGATGCAGAATATCGCCGGGACCTCGATGAAATGAAGGTAGGGGTTGTATATGGAGACGACCTAGTTCAAGGTAAGAACATCGCAACCGAATTGGCCTTTACGTCAAATATCGTTGGGGCTTTGGGATATGCAATTCCAGAAGGCTTCGTGCATCTATTCGTAGATAATTACTTTATGATCTTGGGTGAGTCGGTAGATAAGCTTAGGTACCGTGATGATGTTATCGTAGAGCACCTGCATTACTCTGTGGGTAATTCTGGTGAAGACCAGACCTACAAGGAAGCTAATTCGCCTGCAAATTGGTCCAACGACCAACGTAGGTTTGAAGAGTACAAGATTAATGAACTTCCGGCGGATGCCGAGAAATTGAGGCGACTGTTAAATGTATGATTTGGTAGAAGGAGAATACAGATTCTTCGAAGATGGTGAAGTACCTTTCTATTCAACCCAGGAATTTCATGATGATAGAGAGGCAGCCCCACATATTGATCAGCATGGAATGCAAAGGGATAGGCTGGTATTGGCAGCTGAATTTGTTAAAGAATTTGTGTTGAATAACAATGTAAAAACCGTAACGGATATTTGTTGTGGCGACGGAGGCTTGCTTGAATATCTTAAGCCATTCTTTGAGGAACATAATGTAAAGGCTTGGGGTTACGACTTTCAGCCAGCAAACGTTAGGGATGCACAGTATAAGCGCAAGGTTGATGTTACTTTTGCTGATGTCGTTAATGACGATATTGAGCTAGGTGAGCTTTCGATTATGACCGAGTGCTTGGAGCATTTCTATAGGCCACACGAGATGGTGCGAAAGGTAGCAGAACAATCAAAGTACTTTGTTGCAAGTGGTCCCAATGGAGAAACACCAGAGGCACACTACGGTTTGCATCTATGGGGCTGGTCCGAACCTGCTTACAGAAACCTACTTGAACAGGCTGGATATAAGATTACGCGACACGAGAATATTAGTATTTTTCAGGTCGTGGCAGGTGTTCATGCTTGAAGATTCTCATCACGGGTTCAGCTGGATTCGTAGGAAGTCACTTTGCTAGAAAACTTGCTGAACACGAACTAACCTTGATTGATATCAAGGAGGGTAATGACGCGGGCGAATTCTTTAGGTCGAATGATACCCAATATGATTTAGTCATTCATGCCGCTGCTACTGTGGGGGGCAGAATGGTTATTGATCTAGCTCCACATAAATTATTCAATAACTTTAATCTAGACTCCGAACTGTTCCAATGGTCCTTGAAGACCCAGCCCAAGAAGATTATGTATTTCTCTAGCTCGGCTGCATACCCAATGTCCTTACAGGGTAAAGAAGCTTATAAGATTGGAAATCCAAAGCCCGTACCAAACTTTTATAAGCTAAGAGAAGAAGATATTGATTTAGACAATGTTGAAAGTCCAGATCCAAGTATCTATGGTTGGTCCAAGTTGACGGGTGAGCAGCTGGCAAGGTATGCTACTGTCCAAGGCTTGAATATTTATGTGTTCAGGCCCTTCAGTGGTTATTCTGAATCTCAAGACTTGGATTATCCTTTCCCTTCGTTTATAGCGAGAGCTAAGCGCAGGGACAATCCATTTGAAATTTGGGGGGACGGAGAGCAGGTTCGTGATTGGATTCACATTGATGATATTGTCAATGCGGCTATATATACATTAAATTCATGTGAGCCTGGTATTTGGAATGTATGTTCAGGTAGACCAACATCTTTTAATGAATTTGCATCAATCCTCACTAATATGGTTGGCTACAGTCCAAAGTTTGACCACAAGCTAGGCAATCCAGTAGGAGTCTATCACCGTGTCGGCGACCCAACCAAGAGTCACCAGGTCTATACTCCTAGAATAACCTTAGAGGAAGGTATCGCACGCGCGTTGCGGGTGTAGGTGATAAAAATGCCAATGTATGAATACAAATGCAGGACTTGTGATAACGAGTTTGAGCTTAACCTTAATATTGACGATCGAGATGAATTGGACGTAATTGGTCCATGCACAGGATGTCGTAGTCTTAGGGTTGAAAGAATAATTGTCTTTAAGGGCTCAGTATGGGCACCAACAGCCGGAGGTTACCGATGATTAGACGCACGGCATACAAGGGCGATACGACTCGTTGGGCACTCGATCCAAATAAGCAGGTGAGTTACGAGTTTCAATTCCAAGGCGGAATTGTAACTCCCGGAATGGAATTAAGAATTAGGGACGATCGAGCAGTGTATAAGTTTCTTTGCTTGGTGTACGATTCGAAATTAGATAAGACTTGGTTGGAATTGAGCTGCGTCATGGGCTTTCGAGCGAAAACCATTGATAAGGTAACCAAGGTGATTGGACTTAAGAAAACTAAAAGAAAAAAGGCGATGGCTGAATGAGTACCGAACTAGAAATTCTACGGCACCAGGAGGAACAAGAAAGAATTGTTACCTTGTACGCCAAGGGTGTAAGGCTAAGTGATATCCAAAAGGAAACGGGTCTCACTAAAAAGGCGGTGGAAGCGCACCTAGCCGAGTATCGTGAATTTGCCAGAAATGATAAATACATGGTTGCACGTTCACGCGAAGTTGTGCTTACCGTCGATCAACATTTCTCTGAAATTATTAGAGAATATTACGATGCTATTGAAGAGGCTAATATGGCTGGAGATTTTAAAGCCAGAATGTCGGGTCTCTCTGCTGTAGCAAAAATAGAATCCGATAGAGTTGAATTTCTACGTAAGGCAGGCTTGATTGCTGAGTCGCACGTAGGTGACATGGTTGCCGCTGCTGAAGAAAAAACGGCAATTGTTCTTGGTATTCTTAAGCGTATCAATGAAAAATACCCTGATGTAGCCAGAGAAATATCCGTGGAGCTATCCAAGGTAACCGGGGAGGTTCAGGCTGTACGCGTAATGTAATGTTGGATTTATCTGATTTTCTGGGGGCTTTAAGAGAAGACGAAGACATATGGGAAGAACGTCCCGTAGCGCTTCAAGTATTTCTTTACCACAAGGATTATATGGCACTTCCTTCTCTGTCCTCTATTCAGGAAGAGATTGTAGAGCTAGGTAGTAACATCCTCAAGCCTGAGACATGGGTCGAGTTGTATGGCGAAGAAGAAGGATTACGTATTGCCAATAGAAATTACAAGGAATTGTTTTTTCTTCTAGGCAAGGGTAGCGGTAAGGACTTCATGTCCGAGGTAATCTGTGCTAGGATTGCCTACCTACTGCTATGCCTAAAAAATCCGGCGGGGTACTATGGAAAACCTGAAGGTGACTCTATTGACATTGTTAACGTAGCTAAGAACGCTAAGCAGGCCAACAATGTATTCTTCGCAGGTTTTAAAACACGTATTAAGTATTGTAAATGGTTCAGGGGAAAATATAAACCTCGTGCAAGTGATATTGAATTCGATAAAAATGTACGAGTGCATAGTCTAAACTCGGAAAATGAAGGAACCGAGGGTCTAAATATTATGGTGGCAGTACTCGATGAGCTGGATTCTTTTGATGAAGGAGACACTACCGTCAATGCCGACAAGATGTATAAGACCCTACGTGCAACCGTATCGTCACGTTTTGACGAAGTGGGTAAGCTGTTGGTTCTTTCCTTTCCAAGGCGTAAGGACGGATTCATTATGCGCAAATATAATGAATTCGTGGTGGATAAAATTGTTCGCAAACGCTCGCATGTTTTCGTATTAAATCCAGAACTTCCCCCGGGTAGCGATGGAAACGAGTTCAGAGTAGAGTGGGAAGAGGATGAAATTATCCTCTACCGTTACGCACGAGTGTGGGCACTTCGTAGACCAACCTGGGAAGTTAACCCTACGAAGACTATTGACAGCTTTACAATGGACTTCTATGCTGATACGAATGACTCCTTGGGTCGTTTCGCAGCATGTCCACAGGACACCGATGGAATTAGTGATTGGTATAAGGATAAAGCTAAAATCGATGCAACCTTCAGCGGTGCCAATGGGGTAGCTGATGATGGCTCTATACGTATAGAGCCAGACCCAGACAAGCAATATTTTGTCCACGTAGACCTAGCGCTAGTGCAAGATAACGCTGCACTAGCGCTAGCGCATGTTGGGGATTTTAAACAATTTAAGATTGCTAACACCATACTTGACCCAGCTCCGCATATTGTGGTAGATTTGGTGCGTTACTGGAAGCCAGGAAAAGATCGCCCCTTGGACTTCACGGATATTCGTGAATTTATCATTTCGCTTCGCAGAAAGGGTTTTAATATTAAGATGGTGACCTTTGACCGTTGGCAATCAGCACAAATTATTCAATCGCTGAATGAAATCGGTATTCCAGCTGAAAAACTTTCGGTTGCAAGGGATCATTATAACGAATTTGCTTTAACTATGGGTGAAAATAGATTGGTTGGTCCTGATTCAGAACTCTTGAAGAAGGAGCTAAAGACTATCATTATCAATGACAAGGGAAAGGTTGATCACCCAGGACGAACCGGTAATGACCTTGCAGATGCGGTGTGTGGAGCAATTTTTAACGCAGCTAATCTTACTCCAAAGAATGATAAGCCAACCGAGGTTGTTACCTATTCTGACATTAAGCGAGAATATAACGAAGATCTTAGAAGGAAATTTGAGAAGAATAATGTAATCCATGCACCACGAACCAACATGCCGAAAGAAATAGAAAATTTTCTTGCGGGGATAAGAATACTATAAGGAATAAAATGAACAGAACCGAGAAAGAGCAGATACTAGCTGCTCTAAAAGAGCGTGACGGGTATCGATGTATGCTGCCTGGTTGCACCAGGCCGTTTACAGAAGACGACAAACCAACAATTGATCACTGGAATCCTTTTAGCATTTCCCGCGATGGATCTTTAGCAAACCTTAGATTAATGCATTTTACTTGTAATAACCTTAAGGGAAACACAGTACCAAACGCTGATGGTTCTATTACTATTACTAGAAGCATTAAGATTCCTAAGCAGAAGCGTCCAGAATTGTGTGACACCTGTATGTCTGGTAGAATCCTACTTGACGGGGAAAACTGCGATGATTGTGGATCGGGTCCACAACCAAGGAGATTTCCAACAGCTTACAAGCGCAAGCCTAAGAATTGTTCACACTCTGGTCGTGAGCACTGTTGGTCATGCGTTACAGGATTCGTAAGAAGGATTGAAGTTGCTTAACAAATGGGAAGAATTGTATCTTGATGCTCTAACAATGGATGATGATTTTAAGCTTGACATCCCAGTTGATCCATTGCCGGGGGAATCTTTAGAGGATGCCTCTTTTAGATATTTCAGAGAGCAAGGAATCCTTGTAGGCGATGATGAAGATAATCTCATGGTTAATTTCGCTAGAGCAAATGAAATAGATCCAAATATTGCGAAGTTTTTCGCGGCGGGGCAGCAAGCAGAGTTTGCTACTGTTATAGATCAACTTGAACTTGATGGTTGGATCTATTCAAGTGTTGACAGCGAAGGTAGGCTAGTGTACGGTATTACAGAAGAAGGAAAGCGGCACCTTGACAACACCAAGGATAACTAATTTTGTCTGGAACGTTGTTGATCCACCGTGGAACTTCTATAGTATAAGGTACGTGCTAGATGATTACACAGAACACGTGGTTTACATTCCCACAAAAATAATTGAAAAGGAATTAGAAACCATGTCGATCGTGGACATCGTGGTAGCTCGTCTTAGAGCAACCTTGGATTGTGTCCCAGTTCATATTGACAGAGTAGGCAAGAAAGAGAAGGATGCTACCAACCGAAGCGCAAAGCAAGCTACAAGACGCCCTACTAAAAGTAAATTGGCTTAATTTAACCAGCGTCATGAATAGCTTAGCTTTGGGCTACGCTTGGGGTCGTTACGACAATATGTATTTTCGACCAAACTTCAAGCAAGCTGAAGAAGATTTGCCCTGGCTGCTTGACAACGTGGTGGAGATCTGTGAAGCTATAGAAGTTCTCAAGGATTCCAGACCAGGGAGAAGCAAGTCATGAATCTCGATCACCACAGCGAATAGGAGTCAGCATGTCAATGTCGCAACCACTCGACTGGGTGCTCAAATCTTTTTACGAGGGTTGGCACTCTTTGCTTACGGATCTCTATAATGATCTTGAGCGACTAGATGATGAGATCATTATTTCGCAGGTGAAAGTAAAGTTCGGTGGTCTTCGTTTCTATGCCTATGGTACCAAGCCTGAGGTACAGAATCTTATTCGTAGGGCTGAAGAGCGTGCATCTAAAACATGCGAGGTCTGCGGCGTCCAGGATTCTACTGTTGCAATTAATAAGCGCTTCTGGAACGTTTGTGCTGGTTGCGAGGAGGAAACGCATGCTACAAAAGATGCTTGACAACCTCGCTGAAGTATGCGAAGCTTTGCAGGTACTAAGAAGTCAGCCTAAAGCAAAGGATTGATCATGGACGTACCGGTGATGATCTGTGCAATCTGTCGGCGCACCTTGGATCTTGCGGAGGAACCTGAAGGTTCACGCTACCAGCATACCTTCCAGGACTCGGTTGGAGAGGATCACGATCCACTACCCATCTTTCCTGATGCCAACTGGGCTGTACGGTGCGACTTCTGTAACACGGACGCAGCAGCGTACCATGTGCCAGCTAGGGACTTTGCAATGCCCAACCTACCTGGACACCGCTCTAGTGGTGCCTGGGCTGCCTGTAGAGAGTGTGGTACGCTAGTGGACACTAACCAGTGGTCTAAGCTAATCAGGCGGGTGGTAGAGAAATATGCTGAGAGTAAGTCTCCCATGACAATAGAAAGTCAAGCGGCCCTGGCTGCTCTCTATCGAGAGCTCCGCAAAAATATCAGCGGGCCTATGCGAGAGATCTAACCAAGGAGGTCTACGTGGCTAAGAAACGGGTAGTGAATAAGCGACCCAATCCAAATGTACATTTCAACCTACTAAGGTTAAATCCCAAAGAAGAGCAGCGAATCAAAAAGAATTCTGCCCTCTGGCGTGCCTGTACGTGCGAGATATGTAATAGTGTTTACACTATGGTGGCACGCAAGAAGGATTGTGTTGCATATCACTATGGTGAGTACAAGAGTAGATAGCGTGTGGCTAAACCGGCTTGACAAGCCTAGATCGGTGATGCTAAGCTTTACGAGTAAGGTCCTATAGGCCAGTGGTTAAGCCGCTACCCTCTCAAGGTAGAGACGAGAGTTCAATTCTCTCTAGGACTACGCTTTAAATCAAGCCCCGTTGGAGTAGTGGTTATCTCACTGAGCTTTCACCTCAGAGAAGGCCGGATCGAAACCGGCACGGGGTACCAGGAAGATATAGCTTCATCAGCTATCCTACTAGAGTGATGACCTAGTTTGATGGAAGCGCAGCCTGAAACTACGTGAAAGTGTCTTCCGTTCGTTTATGGGAGCGCAAGGTGCGAAATCTCTCTCCAAAAGAGATTGCTAGGGGGTTCAACTCCCTCCTCCCATGCGTGTTCACCTGACCTCTGTACTATAACCTAGCTTAGTCGTCTGTATTCCAGCTAAGCAACATGGCGAACTACGGCCCTGCGGGGAAGCTATAGGTCAGCTGGAAAGAATACAGGCCCGGTTCGCCGGGAGGCAATGTGACACAGCGAAAGCTACAGTAGCATTGCCGCTTGCCGAGTGGTCCGGACGGTTTGACGGAGAGAAGCTTATATCTTCTTTGAACAGGTTCAATTCCTGTACTCGGTACATGGAAAAAGCATACAAATTTACTATGGTGCCTGAAGTAACTCAGGAAGTAGTTCAATATTTCCTTGTCAAAGGTGAAGCAGCCAAGGACATTGAAGAGGTGATCTACGAAGATCCGGACGAATATTTCGGGGAGCTTGACAACGGCAGGCACCCAGGGTATGTTTTGCAGGAGTGGGAAGAAGTCCTTCCAGATGAAGCCCGCGCCAACGATCCATATACTTTAAGTTGAGGAGGTAAAATAAATGACCGATCCAATTGAAGAAGTTCCTCCAGTAGAGGAGCCTCCAGTAGAGGGACCACCAATTGTAATTGATGTTCCACCGCGTGAAGATCCACCGTCAGTTCCGCGACCACGCCCACCGCATTGAGGCGATTATGAATATTTATGAACGCCAACCAGGTGATTCGATTTGGATTGTGAAATATAAAATGTCTAATACCAAATTTGCCTCCAAGCAGGTTTTTGGTAAAGATAAATCGGATGCCCTAGAGCGATTCAGGAGAATTCATAATTACGACGGGAAATACGTCGTTGAATCGATTTCAAAAAAGTAGTGCTTGACAGGCTAGATGAAGTACGCTAAAGTAGTTCTTACCAGGTTGCGAATGAGCATTCCGCTTTGACCACATGGGGTCATGATTTCCGATCAGTGCGAGTCTGATCAACCTGGTTATAATCCCCCATCTTTCAATTGGTAGGAAGAGTGGCTGTTAACCACTTAATCTAGGTTCGAGTCCTGGTGGGGGAGCTTTAAAATATGTTACAATTTAACTGTGCAATTGATTCACAGACTTAAGGTTAAAGCAGCAGATCCAAAAGTTTGGAAGAAATTCCATATGTCTGCAACAATATTTTGGTTCGTTGCAATTATTCCTACTGTAGTGTTTTGGTCGGAATCGGTATTGTGGATCGGTTTGGTAAGCTGCTATGCTAACATGGTTGGGCACTTCGGAGCTTGGCAAGCTAGTAGAGCAGAAGATAGTGAAAATAATTAAATTATGGGAGTAAGGCGGATATTTGGTTGGCCGCGTCAGACTGTAAATCTGAAGTCTTAATTGACCGTTGGGGGTTCGACTCCCTCTGCTCTCACGGGTGCTAGTTGTAAATCACCGGCAGAAAAACTAGCATTATGGTCCTTTAGCTTAAATGGTAGAGCGCAGAGTTGAAGCCTCTGGGGAAACGGTTCGATACCGTTAGGGACCACGCTCGCCTTTATGATTCGCGGTCATAGAGGTCACCTCAGAGATAAGAGGCTAGTTAGGTCGGTTCGAGTCCGACACCACTATTGTGGGTGTAGCGGAAACATGCTAGAGTGAGCTGTACAGCGACGGTAGGCCACCTAAACTGCTGTACAGACAAGGCCGCGTAGTGTACTGGTGCGCACAACAGCCTGTCACGCTGTTAGAGCGGGTTCAATCCCCGTCGTGGTCGCTTTAATCCTTCAACGTTTAGGGAGAACCTATGGCGCATGATTTTAGGGTTTATATTGGAAGTAAGCAAAAGGGGCCAGCCTATGAGAGTTTTCGTGTTGCAAATACCTTTGCCGCAGCAGCGGCACGAATCAATCCACTGGTTTTCGTCTATCAGGTAGTCGAAGGAAAAGAAAATATGCCAATCATGTCCGCAAAGTGGGTAGAAGGCAAGCGAGTATAACCAAGAGCCAGGGTAGAAAATTCTACCCTGGCTCTTGACTGCCAGGATGATCTAAGCTAGTCTTTAGCTAGAACAAGTTGAGCAGTAACTTATGCAGTAAATAATGTAACTATCCCCAATCGTAAGGAATAACATGGGCGCTATTATTTTTCTTGGAATTTTTGCACTGGTCCTGGTGATCGGAATTGCAACGGCTATGGTTGGACGGGGGGATACTCGAATTGGTGGAATTCTAGCGGCAGTAGTTGCTGCAATCCTATTTGGTATTACTTTCGTTGCTAATAGCGTCACGAACGTTGAAGCCCGAACGGTAGGTATCGTTACCGAGTTTGGTAAGGCTACTGGTACTGTTTCTCCTGGTTTCAATTGGGTTGCTCCATGGGCATCCGTTACCGATTTTCCAACAAGTAACCAGGTTCTCGATCTTGATACAACGGATGAAGATCCGGGCTCAGGTCACAACGTCGCTGTTAAATTTAAGGGCGGTGGCGAAGGTTGGGTCAATGTTAATATCACCTGGCAGGTCCAGACTGACGATAAGGCCGTGCAGCTTTGGAATAACTGGAAAGACTTTGAGCTTGTAAAGAAGAATGTGGTCAATCCGCGCGGTCAGGGCATTGTGGCTGAAGTATTTGGTCGGTACGCACCAGAGGACGCTACTGATGGTCAGCGACTCCCAGACTTCAACAAGGAAGTTATGGATTCATTGAATAAGACACTTGCTTCTAGTGGTATTGTTGTCGAGAACGTTGCTATCAAGAAGGTTGACACGAGCGGGCCGATTCAGGAACGCATCAACAACCAGGTAAAGGCTCTGGCAGATCAGAATACATCCAGGATTAAGCAGGACACTGCAAAGATTGATGCTGAAACCAATAAGATTGCACAGCAGCAACTCACGCCAGAAGTTCTGGCAAACAAGTGTCTTGATATCGTTAATGCTTGGGATTTTGCCAAGAACGGTCCATTGCCAGCAGCAGGTATTTGTGGTGGTTCTATTCCGCTCGTCAAGGCTGTAGGTTGACACAAAGATTAATGTAGCCTAGAATAGGCTGCATGGGTTAGGCACCTTCCCTTAATTGGTGCATATCCCCTCCGTAGTTCAATCGGTAGAACACTAGACTGTGACTCTAGAAACGTCGGATCGTAACCGACCGGGAGGACAAAGCTTATAGCAAAAAACCACAATTCGGGCTATAAGTGCTTTCGGAACAGTCGGTGGTATTTGTTCGCGGAAAGCAATTGGAAGTATCGCATAGAGGCCGATTGCGCAGCTTTGCTAAAGCTGTAGAGTGTAAAAGCTCTCGTGGGTTCGAATCCCACTACTTCCGCTTCAACTAGGAGGAATTATGACTTGCAAGTATTGCAACAAACCTGCTAGGCTGAGAGTAGATCCTTTCTTGAAAGATGTACACAACGAAATAGAATTAGTTTGGCTTTGCGACGACTGTTATCAGAGACGCAAGGACGATATTTAAATAGATCTGTCGTGTCGGACGGCGGTTACCTCCTAGCGGAGTGTGGGTTGGCTTGGTACCAAAGCGCGAACCTTCATCCGGCGCCAATGCCTCCATAGCTTAACTGGCAAAGCACCGCTCTTGTAAAGCGGAATTCGGGGTTCAAGTCCTCGTGGCGGCTCTTCAATAAAAACATTAAACCAAGGGGTGCACTCTGTCCATAGAAAGAAATCTTGCTAAAGAACTAATGGCAGTCATCCAGGCATTACAAAGTAATAAAAAAGGTTCGGCAACAAGAGCTAATAAACTAATTTCTAGGATTAAAATTGCCGGGGCAAATAATGGTGACGTAATTAAGGATCTAGAAGAAAAGGCTAGGTCTTTCAGGAAGCGTAATCCGAAAAAGGATTGGTGGTAATGGATAATAAAATCACAGAAGAATTTCGTACAGTTCGCATGCTATTAAACCAGAAGAAACCTGGTATGAAGCTACGAACTAGAACATTAATTAATAGATTAGATCTAGGTAATTATAAGCAGGCGAAAATGACCATTCGGCATCTTTGGACCCAATATCAAAAAGATGTACCAAAGGATAAGTGGTAATAATGACAAACGAAGAATTGGATAAGTTGGCCGCAACCGAGCTTTGCCCGGGGGTGACCTACATGGATCATGCTGACTCTATTGCTAGATTCAACCTTCGTGGTGTAAACTACAACGAGATTCAGCTTGCAGCCGAAAGATTGCGGGTTCTCGAAGCTCTTGACACCACCGAAGAGCTAGTATAGGCTGATACAACATCCACCAGTTGGAGGAATAAATGCTCGAAGAGGAAGCTGCTGTTGAATGTGCTAGACTGATCAAAGAATGTATGTTAGAATTCAACAGCAAGACGATTCAACGATATACACTTCTCAACAAATGGAAAAAGAAGTTTCCGGATCACCAATCATCGATTTATCCAAGATATAATGGTGAACGACCTGTAGAATCCACTGGAACGGTTGCTAGGAAACTTATCAGCAAGGCTTGCCGGAAGCTAGAGCAAGATGGTATCATTAGTAGACACGAAGGACGTTCCGACAGATACGGTTACATCGTGGTTGAGGACGTTAAAGCTTTGGTCACAATAATTACGTAGTTCGGTTATACCGGATGAGGGCAACGGAAACATCAGGTTCCGTTTTTACTAGGGTTGGGTGGGCTCCCTAGTTTCAAGATTTGCGGGGTGGTGCAGTCTGGTAGCTCAGCGGGCTCATAATCCGAAGGTCGTAGGTTCGAATCCTACCCCCGCAACGCCTTCTTAGTGATAACGGTAAGCACATTTCCTTGGTAAGGAAATAGAAAGGGTTCGATTCCCTTAGAAGGCTCTCCATCAATTAGTAGACAAACAAGGAGTTAACATGGAAAAGGATTACTCGTTGACAATCGCCATTGGTGCAAAGAGCAAGAAGTTTGACTCCACCACCACCGAAAGGGAAGCTATCACGATAGCTAAGATGCTCGTTCCCATTATCAAGATTGTCGCGGTCATCAAGCGTTTCAAGCGTAAGTTGCACAGCGATAGGGCCATCATGACCATTAAGCACGTAGAGACAGACAAGGTTGTTTGGTCGAAGGTCGTTAGTTACTAATTTCGCAGTAAATAGCTCCTACTTTTCCATCCCGACTACGTTAGGATGCCAATGACAATCTATAAGGGAACCGGCTCAATGTTCGACGCTGGTGCTGATGGTTTGGTTAACGCAGTCAATTGTGTAGGTGTAATGGGCGGGGGACTGGCGAAAGTTTTCGCTGACAAATGGCCCCGTATGAATGCCGACTACATTACATACTGCAACGAGGGGTTGTTGACTCCAGGTAATATTCATTCCTATTTTTCCAACCTGGAATCCCAGGAAGTCATTCTTAACTTCCCAACCAAGGATGACTATCGTGACCCTAGCGAGTTGGAATATATCGAAAAGGGTATGCCGAGTCTGATGAATGTGGCAATTACCTTAGGTTTGACCAAGGTTGCCATTCCTGCACTAGGCTGTGGTCTAGGGGGACTTGATTGGAAAGATGTATACCCAATTATCGAACGCTATATCGAAATGGTGCCCGGCATTGATTGGATTGTCTACGATCCTAAGTAATTTTCTTCAGTTGATCCTTCATGCTATAATTAAATAGCAAATGAAGGAGGGTTGTAATTGACTGAAGTCATTACAAACTACCGAATTTTGAATGCAATTGAAAGCCTTGAGTTTCTGGTTCGCCTGAAGTTCGAGGAATTGCAAACAGATATTCGGGAGGTGAATAGACAAATGGCAGACCTAAATGAAAGCGTTGAAGGTCTTAAGACAGCAGTTCAGGGTGTAGCCGATCGTGTTGGACAGCTAGTTGGTCCTTTGCAGCAGCAGCTTGCTGAGCTACAGACTGTTCTACAGACCGAGCGTGACGCAGCAGTAACACTAGCTACCGCTGAAGATCAGGAAGATGTAGCTCAGAATCAGGCTCTAGCGGATGCTCAGGCGGCAACTGATGCACTTTTGGCAGAGGTTTCGGCTAAGGCTGATAGTATTGTTGCAGAGACCGCAAAGCTTAATGAGGTTGCAGTAACTCCAACTCCAGGAGTATAATTTGTATTCCTTTCGGCTCCGTTTAGAAGGTAAAACGGGCACTTTGCCTCGTTAGCTCAGTTGGTAGTAGCAGCGTACTTTTAATACGCGGGTCCTCGGTTCGATCCCGAGACGGGGTACTTTATAAAAAACTAGCATAGGAGTTACTATGGCTAATAAGCGATTCCAGGTATGGGTCAACGGACATGCAGATCCAAATCGTCAATTTCATAATTACGAACGGGCGGTAGGAGATGCAAATGCTCTTATTCGCAAAGCTCGTTCGAGTGTATGGATTCAAATCAGAGATAACGAAGAAAATAAATTCGTTGCTGAATCCCGTGATGGCAAGCGCATCAAAGGTAAAAAGTAAAAACCATAAAAACAACTACTCTAAGGATAACTATGCCCAAGTTGAACCAGCTCATTGCAGCCCGCCCGACCGTTGCGGCTAAGGCCGATCGTAACTTTACCGATCTTCACAAGCTCGTGCAAAAGGTAGAGCCACTTCGTGGTCTGATTAAGACCTACGCGCCGGTTGACGACAACGGCCAACAGCTTCCTTCTGAATCTACCAAGGTTCAAGTTAAGGTTGAGGATGTTATCAAGTCGGTTGGCACCGAGCTTACCCAGCTGTTTGACCTTGTGCTATCCTTGGAGACTGCTAACGCGGTTGCTAAGGCAGACGTCAAGGTTGATGGTACGGTAATTGCAAAGGACGTTCCGGTTACCTATCTTCTTTTCCTTGAGAAGAAGTTGGTTGATATTGGCACCTTTGTGGCGAAGCTTCCGGTACTTGACCCGGGACAGAACTGGAACTACGATGAGAACGTGGGAAGCTTTGCAGCGGACCCGGTGAAGACCACTCGTAGCAAGGATGTCCCGCGTGCAACCGTTCTGTATGAGGCAACCGACAAGCACCCTGCGCAGATCCGCGAGTTCAACGAGAGCGTTTTGGTTGGTATTTGGACCAAGATTGACTTCTCTGGGGCTATCACAGCGGACCGTAAGCGTGCTATCATGGACAAGGTTGAGAAGTTGAAGCTTGCTGTTAAGTTTGCTCGTGAAGAGGCTAACAGCCAGGAGGCACCAAGCCAGAACATCGGCGAAAAGTTCTTCGGTTTCCTTTTTAGCTGATATGATGTGGAAGGCAGCAACTAGCATACATTAGCTAGGGATACCGTAGGTGCTGCCATGCTGGAATGGGTTAAGCCAGCTCCTAATTTTCCGATCGAGCGGTCGGAGCTGCGAGAGCAGGAGACTAAGTATTAGTCTTAGTGTTAATCAATGTAGTTGAACAAAAAGGTTGGTTCAGTGGAGGTTCGAATCCTTCACCGCGCACCACATGCGCGGTTAGCCCAATTGGTAGAGGCATCCAGCTAATAACGTTCGACTGCTGAAATCAGCCTTAGATTATCGCTCTAGTTTCAGAAACTCGCTTGTTTACCAAATCAAATACATACGGACTACACCTGCCAGACGCAAGTTCGAATCTTGCCGGGGCCTCCAAAGCAATAGGGCAAGCGCTCCCTATTCACATGGCCTCGTAGTTTAGCGGCATAACGGGCACTATTAAAATGATCTGTATGCTTAAACGCTGTTGGTGAACTACTATTGCAACAAATTACAGCCTAGGTCGTCGGATATTCGGCCTAGGCGCTTGTGCGGATAGTTTAATTGGAAAAACTTTCCCCGGCCTTTTGGGGAAAATACCTGGTTCGAATCCGGTTCCGTACGCGTGTTAGACGATAAAGATCGAGATGCTAAATGGTATTTTTGGAAATTCGTTCATAACCTGCTGATTCATCCGTTCCTAGCTTTTCCTTGGGAGCCAAAATGGGCACATCGGGCACATGATTGGACAGCTATAAGGTGTCCGGGCGGGGGCTAAATGGCTAGCTTAAAGAAATGTGCAAGCTGTAAGCGCTATAAGCTTAATGAAGAAGACTTTAACAAAAACAAGAAGAATCCAGACGGCTTTCAATACAATTGCAAGAGCTGTATGAACACCTATGGCGCAGACTATCGAGTAAAACCGGAAAACAAGAAGACGGCTGCTGAACGCAATAAGGCATGGCAGAAAGAAAATCCTCGTCACCGAGACGGTAGGAAGAAAACTTAGGGAGAATAGTGTTTAATTGGCTGAAGCTATTTTTTAAGCCACGTCGTGGTCAAGTCAGGCATCCTACGGCTACCAAGGTTCCACCTGCTAGCAGCTATCCAACTGCTAGCTATATGACCCAAGGACAGAAAATCATTCCAGGAATGCTACCAAAGATCAGTTCAACCATACCTAAGCCGCCACCAAATGGATTCCTCAAAAGGAAGAATGAACGTCCATGGGAACCAGGTGATAAGCGAATTTCAATAAATGAGTGTAACTGCAAATGCAGAAACTAAAAAGCGTTTAGAAAAATATTAAAGAAGAGGATAAATAAATGGCACTGGGTTATTACATCACTAAGCCTCAAGCAGAAGCACTTATGGTTTGGGATGGATCAAATTTATCGGAGATTGAAGGGTTCGTCTATCCGGGGGTTACTATTACAGATAACCTAGATGGAACCTTGACTACTGATGCTAGTTTCTCTAATATCATTCGCCTAGGAAATGCATTGACTTTGCTGGGCACCGAGATCGATGTTATTAATGGCCATCAAGAAGTCGAAAGTATTGCCCCCATCTCCTACGTTGTAACTGAGGACTGATAGATTTGCGCCTGTAGTTTAATCGGTGGACAATACTAGTTGAAAGCCACTCGGTAGAACACTCCCTCGTTTCAGGGAACGGTTCACGTTCGATTCGTGACGGGCGCGCGTTAACTTTGGAGAGTTGAGTAGATCAAATGGAATATAAGTTTATAGATCAAGAGAATTCAATAGTTGGTACACGTCCTTCTTCTTTAAAGCCAGTAGGCAATACCATTGAAATTAACGGGATCGTGTATGTAATTTGGTACTACGCTGGTAAATTTTATAATGAAGAAGGAGATCCCTACATCTGGGTTTCTGTGTCCAATAGACCAGAATCTAAAATGGAACGTCTTAACAGAAACATTCGTAATGCTTTTGGGTGATATCTAATGGAGCGCGCCGCAAGAGGAGATTCATGCGATATAGAGTCTACGTGGATAACAGGCACAAGGACACAAAAAACGACAGACAAGAAGCCTTGACTTTAGCCAAAACTCTAGTAAGCTCTAAAAAGAGGGTAGTTGTAGAGGCCACCAGGGGTAATGTGATTGCCGTCTGGAATGGACTTTTGAAGGAAGTATAGTAAGCAGATAGACTTGCGAAAGCTGAAGAAGTAGGTTAGACTAGTACTACGTCAAGCGGGACGGAAAACCGCAACGGGCCTATAGTATAAATGGATAAAACCTCCGGCTCTTACCCGGAAGATCTCGGATCATACCCGAGTGGGCTCACGTTAGCTTTAGAGTAGATAACTACTAGTAAGTTGGAGTAACATGGCCAAGTGCAAGATTCAGGTAAATAATCGAACAGTCGATACTAAGAAAACACTTGTCGGAGCTAAGAATGCAGCTAAGCTTCGTGTTACCATGACCAACACTGTAATTGTAGAAGGTCCAATTCCCGGGGGCAGGAACGCTGCATTCCCTATTGGTCCTGTCCTTGCTAAATGGGTTAACGGTAAGAAGGTAAAATGACCTATAGAATTCACGTAAATGGCGGGGAAGTATTTGAAGGCGATGATCGCGTAATAGTATTCCAAAAAGCAAAAAAGCTAGTAACCGAAAAGAATACCGTTCACATCATTGACTATGGCCGAATCAATCCGATGACGATTGGTTTGTGGGAAAACGGAAGAAAGCTTCGATGAAGTACGAAGTCTTTGTAAATAATAAATTTGTAGTAGAGCGTAGGAGTAGAACCAAAGCAATCTCTTTTGCAAAGACCCAAATTCAGGATAACAATCGAGTTGAGGTCTTTGAGGTTGACAAAAAGGATGTATCGATAGCAATTTGGCAGCTTGGAAGAAAGCTTCTCTAGTACTTGCTTTGAAGTTTAGTTGTTGGTATACTGGCTTAGCAGGAACCAACGTAAGCCTGAGTAGCCCAACTGGCAGGAGGCACTTGACTTAGGATCAAGACAGTGTGGGTTCGAATCCCATCTCAGGTACTTTAACCATTTAGCGTAAGGAACATTATGGCCGATCCGAAATGCAAGCACACCAAAACAAAGAAGTACCGTGCGGCGAAGGCGGGAGTAGTATATTTCCTTGTTTGTGAAAACGTTATGTGTCGTAAGGTTCTTAAGGAAATGAAAGTCATTAAGGGCGGTAAATAGTTTTAAGCCGGGTTAGCTCAGCGGTAGTAGCACTTCCCTTACATGGAAGATGTCGTAGGTTCGATCCCTACACCCGGTACGCTCAGTAGTAGGAGCTGAACACCTGACAGGTAGAGGAGTAGCTAACCTATACGCCCAATGGAAATCAAAATTCTATGCTAGTTCCCGGTACAAAACGTGAGCCCTCTGTCGGTTTGAACGACATGGTTGGGAGTTATATCGGGAACGCCACGCGCGTGTGGCCAAGTCTGGTTAAGGCGCTTCGCTGATAACGAAGAGATTCGAAGGTTCAAATCCTTCTACGCGCACTGGGGGAAGCTTAAGATTCCTCAAGCGAGGTATGGCGGTTCGAATCCGTATGGTAAAACATACCTTGCGTTTGCGGCTTTAGCTCAGCCTGGATAGAGCGTTTCGCTACGAACGAAAAGGTCGGGGGTTCGAATCCCTCAAGTCGCACGTGGCTGTTTTTGAGGTACACAGCAAGTAACAAATTAAAATACCTCTCCAACTCTCGCCTGCCGGATGCAGACAGAAATCTTCTAAATTTCTAGTGCCTGGTTCGACTCCAGGGCGGGGGACTTGAATAAAGGACTGTAATGAAAATCCCTTACGGAGTTCTAAAGCTCGTCTCGCATTACCGAATGCAAACAGATTCATATATAATTACAGCGTATTTGCAGAATAACACCAAAATGCAAATGGAGTTTTCTGCTGAATTTGTAATGGATGTACCACCAGACTATCTGGAAGATAGAATATACGAAGAACTTACACACAGTATTAAAAAAACGCTTCCTGATGTTGAATTTGATATAAAGGAAGCCACCAAATATAGTGCTACAGAAGTTTATAATCCAATTTATGGTGAAGCACCTTTTGTATCTCCATACGCAATGCCCTATGATACACTTGGTTATAAAAAGACTCAGGTTTTTCAACAGGAAATGGCCAGTAAGTATACAGCTCCATATCCGGCGCTAGGACCACCACCAACCAATTTGGCTTCTAATGCCACCAAGCAGCTTAAAAATTTAATCCCGGACATTGAAAAGAAGGTCAAGTGTCCGGTTAAAAGCTGCAAGGCTGAAGCACCTCTATTCAACTCGGTAATGCATCTCAACGATTCACACGCTTGGACTCCCAATGCTGTAGCTGATTGGATGGAGTCCTTAGATTTAAATTTGGAATTCAAGGAGAAAAAGGACAATGGACAAGGTTGACGAAAAGGTAGCGGAGCTAGAAGCGGCTATCAATGAAACCGGAATGGCTGTGCTAACCGAAGGCTACACCCTTCCAATGGCAATTAGGGAAGGTGCTACGGTTACTGAGCACGCCATTGGTGGTTGGGGTAATGGCCATTCAGCATGTGCACTAGCAGCGGGTTATATTGCCGCTCGTGCCAGGCATCTTACCAATGAGTGAAATGTGGAGAACATCGCTTTGGCACCTTGACATGCCAGAAGATGAGCTATATGCTTTGCTCATCAAGGCCGCTTGTCCGATTGTTTGCGATGAAGTTTCGCGGGAACCGGATAGATGGCATGATCTTTGTGAAGAAAAAGCAAAGGCTGCATTAGAAATACTGCATAGTATTCACATAAGCGATAGCGGTTGGAAGAAGAATGACCAGTAGTCAGACTATGATCTGTGTACCTTGTCGTGAGGTGCGCGGTAGTTCAAGAGGGCATTGGTCCTGGTCTGGTAACAGTGGCGAGTCAACTACGATCTGTCCTTCCTGCCGTGAACCCATGAGAGGCATGTATTACAATTGGCGGGCTCCTAAAAAGAATAATACCAAGGCTTGGGCTATGATCGCAGCAGGTGACATCTGGTGGGACAAGAAACATGTTGACAAGAAGGCCAGAGCTGCTATGGTTAGATGGTACAAGCGAATTGGCCGAATCAAGGAGTAAGCATGCAGGTTACTATCAAGATGGAGGTCCCTGAGCCCAAGGATGGAATGTCCAAGGAAGAATGGGCTATTCGGTGTATCACCGATGATGAATTCTTTATCAAGGCCATTAGGTCGAGACTCGCCTTTCGTACAGATTACCTGATTGAGCATATCGAATTATGGGCTACGAAAAAAGAAATGCGTAAATTCAATAGGCGCAAGAAGTCTGTTGATGATAATGAGCAGAGTACAAGGCTCTCAAATTTCATTTGGGATACACGTTCACGAGTTTATCGCTGGGGATACTTTGAGACTGGCCTTAGACCAATGAAGTACTTTGAATATACAATTAATGACGGAGACGTTGTAATTAAACCCCAAGGTGTTTAATGATTGACTCTAGGAGTAGATATGCATTGTGCTAGCTGCCAGTCCCGGACCAAGACACTCACCTCTATTCCAAATAAGCATGGTCTGATCTGGCTTTGTGTGGATTGCAAGAAAGATCAAAAGAAATGAATGTAGGCCAGTGCTATTTTTGTAATAACACCAAGGACCTTGCCAAAGTACACATGAAGCATTTACGTCCACCGAAGCATGTGCTAGTATGTCCTAAGCACGTCAAGCAGATGGCTGAGAAACCTAAGGGTTGACACCACAACGAGGAGTAGCTATGCTAGATATAGAAGTCATCCGCAAGGGTTTCTATGATTACTACTTGGAGTACTTTTCGGAGAATGAAAGGGAAGTAGATAGAAGGCACATGTCTCAAGCTAATAAGGACAATCGTGACGCGCAGGTCATTGATATGGCGACATGGACGGCCCAAATAGCTACAGATAATCTTTGGTGGCAGCTGGTTAATATTCCAGGGCTGATGGCTTACATTAAGGCAGAAGCCTAGCTCCTTGTAGCTCAACGGAAGAGTAGCATTTTCCTAAAATGACGGTTGAAGGTTCGAATCCTTTCAGGGAGACAATATGTTTAGTAATTGGAAAACTTTTGACGTAGAAGAAATCCTGCAATTCGAGGGGATTAGTGAGTATGAGGCTGAAGGTCTTGTAGATCATGGCTACGCACTATATGCTGTAAACCCGGTAGGAATTACCTACCCCCGAGATTTGCATAACGATGGAGCTTACGATCCGGCTTTCAGCTAAGGGTTGACACTCCACACCGAGCATGCTAGAGTAGTAAACAGCACGAGCCGAAGATAGTCCGTTAACACCTACTAATGCTAACACGGACAATCACCTACATGTTCGAGCTGAAAACTTAACGCAAGGGTCGCCGGTCATCTGTTCTCACTCTGAATGAAAATACGGATGCCAACCACATACCTTTGCTGCACAACCTAAATTGTATGAGCCGAAGGAACGTCCGTTTTCAAATTAATTGGTAATTGACGCCCGACACGGGCACTCGGATTTCCACCCCATGTTCATACTTCACAACTTAAAAGTACGAGTCGAATGAATTTCCTTTATCAAATTGAAATTGAAAATTGCAGGTTCGAGTCCTGCCGGGTCCACTCAAGGGCCTGCGTGTGGTACGTTAAAAAACTGGAAACTCACCAACTATATTCGTGCTTACTGGAAGCTAGCGCCAAGGTGGCAAAGCGGTTTTGAACACCGTGCCAAGTGTTAAAGCTTGAGGTTTCGATTACTTTAGCTTCCGCAGTAAGTCCGAGCCGATTATAGTCGTTAAACTCAAACAATATGTTCCGGGTTCGAATCCCGGTGCCTGCAAGGGTATAGTTCAATGGGAAGAACATTTGTCAACAATACGATTATTATTACATGCTCGGGCTATTTTTATGTCCAAAGACAATAGGGGATAGCATGGCATTACGAAAAGGTGACACCGTAAGACGTAAGACCGGAAGTCAAATGCCGATTGGAAAGATCGATAAGATTATTAAATCCGAGGCTGATCCAAAAAATCCAATTGCAGTAGTTAAACTTTACAACAATAAGCTTTTGGAGATCAAGGCTTCCCTTCTGGTAAAGGTGACTCCTCCCAGAGAAATTCTTAAGAACTACAAGCCTCAATAAGTATATTCAAATCAGCTAGACGATACAAAGGAGATGGGCCAAATGTCCAAGGCACTAAAGGCAATTAACCACAAGAACGCCCTTGCAACCGAGCAAGGTAAGCCAACCCAGGTCAAGAACAATGGCGGAGGCTATAGCTTCAAGGTTGATGATTGGAGCCGTCTAGAGCGCTTCCTTATTCTCGGAACCGATGGTGGAACTTATTACGTCGGTCAGAATGATCTTACCAAGCAGAACACCGATTTTGTTAACGTTCTCCTGAAGAAGGATGCCGCAGAGGTTTTGCGCCGTACTGTTGACGTTTCGGATAAGGGCCGTGCACGTTTCAACTCCCAGGCTCTTTACGTTCTTGCTGCGGCAATGAACACCGAGGGAGTTGACAAGGCTTCGGTTAAGTCTGCTGTAGCGAAGGTTGCTCGTACCTCAACCCACCTGTTTGAGTATGCACAGTACTTGGAAAACCTTGGTGGTTGGGGACGTGCGAAGCGTGAGAGCATTGCAAACTGGTACACCGAGAAGTCGGATGACCAGCTAGCTTTGCAGCTTGTTAAGTATAGGCAGCGCAACGGCTGGACTCACCGTGACATGATGCGCCTTGCACACCCTAAGGGCATGTCGCAGGTTCTTGGTAACTTCGCACTTGGCAAGGCACTTGACGGACCAGTTCCGGCAATCCTTGAAGGCTACCTTAAGGTTCAGGAAGCTAAGACTGCGAAGGAAGTTGTTGCATTGGTTCTGGAATACCGTCTTCCTTGGGAGACCGTTCCAACCGAGTGGCACAAGGATCTTTCGGTATGGCGCGCGCTTTTCGAGGCGGGCATGGGTCAGACAGCTCTCATTCGTAACGTTACTCGTTTTGCTCGATTGAATGCCTTCTCGGATCTGATCTTTGCAAAGCAGTACGCGGATAAGCTTGCGAACGCAGAGAGTATTCGTAAAGGACGCATTCACCCGATTGCGTTTCTTAACGCTTCTATTGTTCACGAGCGTGGTCAGCTGAAGACCATTACCGAACACGGTTATGGCTATAAGCATCTTTCAAAGGATTGGACCACAAATCCAAAGGTTTTGAAGGCTTTGCAGGATGGGTTCTATGCTGCCTTTGGTAACATTGAGCCTGCAAACAAGCGCACCATGGTTGCTCTGGACGTTTCTGGTAGCATGGGCAGCTATGCCAACGGCATGGATCTTACTTGCGCGGAAGTTGGAGCAGCAATTTCAATGTTCATTCTGCGTAGCGAGCCATACACCGAGATTCGAGGCTTCTCTAGCTCATTCGTTGATCTTGGTTTAACCGAAAACGATTCCTTCAAGCAGGTGCTTGCAAAGACCAACCGTATGAACTTCGGTTCAACCAATGCGGCATTGCCAATGCAGCACGCGCAGAAGAACAACCAGGAAATTGATACCTTTGTTGTTGTCACCGACAACGAGGTGAACACTGGCAAGCAGCCTTTCCGTGCACTAGAGTCCTACCGTAATGCCACTGGTATCCCGGCAAGGATGGCAGTATTCGGAGTTTCAGCAAGCCCGTTCACTATCGCTGACCCGGATGACAAGGGTAGCTTAGATTTCGTAGGATTCGACGCAAATGCCCCCCGAGCACTTGCTGATTTCTCTGCGGGTCGTCTGTAAATAGAATCTGGTAGCTAGGGGCTGCCAGGAATCGACATAGGGCGTGGTCAGATGCCATCGAAGCTCAGTCACCGAATAGAAGGTTGTACCACGACAGCTATTCGTGCTAGACTGAGCACCCCTACCCAAACTTAAGGAGTCAGGCATGGAGGTAACTGGTCACGCCGCAACAGGTGCAGCCGGGGGAGCCATGCTTGGTTTGGTTCCCGGATTTATTACAAATAATATTGCTTTAGGCGTTGTGATCGTCGGTTGTGCAGGTATGGCCTTGCTGCCCGATATGGATCACCCTAAAGCTACAGCAGCACAAACCTTTGGTCCATTTTCCCGAGGTCTAGCGCACTTAATAGAAAAGCTCTCGGCATGGGTTTATATTGCGACCAGAAAAGGCCGGGACGCACGAAGACAGGGTGGACATAGAACACTTACTCATACGTTCCTATTTTGCGTAGCAGCAGGAATAGGAACTCTCCTTGCCGCCACAAGTAGTATTGCAGCTCTTGTAATATTGTTTGTGGCGCTTTGCTTGGGTATACGAGGGTTCTTCCCCAAGACTATGCGAAATGCAAAATCAAGACTCTTTCCAAAATTTCTAACCAAGATCTTTCCAAAGACATCAGCTAAGGTATTTCTTTACTTGGTTGCATCTATGGTACCCTTGATCATGTACGCAGGTAGCTTGCCCATGCTAACCAATGTGCAACTCGCGCTGATGGTGGCATGGGGAGCAGCAATACATAATTTAGGTGACTGCCTGACGAATAGCGGAGCACCGCTGCTCTATCCTCTTCCTATCCAGCGACAGCTATGGTATCGTTTCAAGTTCCCGGCACGATTCAACACGGGAAGTGACGAAGGAAAGTTTATAGAGAAGATAATCAAACGACTCTGCTTTGTATTTATTCTGACAGTATTCTTCCTAAGGTGGTATGTAAATAGATGAACAATAACCTAAAAAAGCTTTTAATAGCCGCCATTATTACTCTTATTCTTTGGTATTTAATTAGCCAGCCCACCGATGCAGCTGGAGCGGTTCATAATGCCCTAGCAATGCTCAAGGAAGCCGCAACGAGGATTGTGCTTTTTATTAGGAGCCTTTTTGCATGAATCTAGGTGAAAGAATTCAGCGGGTAATGATTATCTTGTTGGACAGATATGGCGACATAGAGCATATTGAAATGCCAGAAGAATTTGATGGCCTAGATCCCATTTCGTGTATGATAAAAGCCTTTGATGAAGACTACGCGGTCCGCACCTTGGACGGTTGGGACTGGCTTAAGCTAGATCGTAATGAATATCCTATTTTTATAGATATGATAGAATTACTAGCCGCAGAGGCAGCCGAATATATGGGAGAAGATCATGGAAGCTTCTAGTCTAGCAGTGCGAATGAAGTCCTACGAAGATGGAACGCGTCTCCCCAAGGGTGCTGTAATCATCCGGGTAGATGGTAAGGGTTTTCACAAGTGGACCCGTAAAGCCAATCTAGAGCGTCCCTTTGACTCACACTTTCATAGTGCAATGGGTTGGGCCATGCACAACACCATTGACGAGATGCAGGGCTGCACCTTGGCCTATACTCAATCTGACGAATGCACCTTCTTACTGACAAATTTCGGGGAGAGGGAAAGCGGATGGTTTGATTATAAGATTCAGAAAATCTCTAGTGTTACCGCTAGCGTCTTCACCTATTACTTTAACCAGTACTGGAAGACAACCGACAAGCCACCAGCATTCTTTGATAGTCGTGCGTATTCAACTCCAATTCAAGATGCTGCTAATTCATTTGTATGGAGGCAGCAAGATAATGACAGGAATTGGGTTCAGGCTTGGGCACATTCACTCTTCCCGCAGAAAGATGTAGTCGGTAAATCAAACAGTGTGCTACTATGTGAACTTGAGTTCGCCGGTCACAAGGTTTCAGACGTACCCGATTGGGTTAAATATGGAACCTTCATTAGTAACGGCAGAATCTTTAGTGAGCCAAAGAATTATCAAGAAATCAATCTACTAGCAGGAATTAAAGAGGAATCAGATGCTCCCAACAAAGGCTGATGTTACCCTTAGCGGTAATCTGGTCGGACAAGAAATTAAGATGGGGATTGACACAAAGTCCCTCGCTTTCCTTCAAACAATTCTCACAGACCTATATTCAGACCCTAAATTGGCCGTTATCCGTGAGTACAGCACCAATGCTTGGGATGCACAGGTTGAAGCTGGAGTCACCAGCCCGATTGAGGTTACTACTCCAAATAGCCTTTCACCTTATTTTACGGTGAAGGATAGTGGTATTGGTTTGTCGGTAGAGGACATCCGTACGATCTACTCGCAGTACGGTGCTAGCACCAAGCGCATGACCAATACACAGACTGGTATGCTTGGCCTGGGTTGCAAGTCTGCTCTAACCTATACCAACCAATTTACAATCACAGCGGTTAAGGATGGCATTAAGACGGCCGTTATTGTCTCTCGTGATGAGGACAACGTTGGTGCCATGACCGTTGTCGCTTCTACTAAAGTCGATGAGCCGAATGGAGTAAAGATCAGTGTTCCGATTAATCGTGGCGATCAAAACGAATTTACTAATAAAGCGAAAGAATTCTTTAGTTTTTGGAAGCCGGGTACGGTCCTCCTTAACGGCAAAGAACCAGAGCTGGTTGAGGGCAATTACATTAGTGAAAAGATTCTAATTCGTAGCAACCTGGATTATAATTCCCGGGGAAAGCATAAACTAGTTATGGGTAACGTATCCTATAACCTTTCACATGACGAGCTTTATGGAGGCGATAGGTACTCCAATAGCCGTGTAGATATTAATATTACCTATGACAGCGCTATTGTTTTCTTTGTTGATATGGGAGAAGTAGATTTTACCCCCTCCCGTGAGGAATTGCATTACACTGCTAAAACAAAGTCTCTACTTAGGAAGCTGGTTGAGAATTTCAATAATGACCTATCGATTGCAATAATCAAGGACATTCAAGGTCAGCCTACCCATGCCGACGCTGTTGCTAGATTTTTTAGTTGGGATTCACAGGTTAATAGCATGCCCGACCCTATTACTTTCCAGGGTGACACCATGCCACTTAACCTCAACTTTGATGAGTTCTATCGAATTTCTAGCTGGTCCAATAACATGCATGAGCGGAAAATTAAGCGTGTTAAACTAAAGAGTATTATTTTAGATGACACCGCTTTTATTGTTACTGGCAAACCAACAGATCAGGATATCACTACTGGTCAAAAAGCAAAACTTCGTGTTTGGGCAAATGATACGCAGGGCGTTTCTAACCCTGAGTTTTACTTTGCGGAGAAGGATGAATACACTCCGTGGACCAATAGCATCAAGCATGTTAAATGGCAGGTAATTCTTGACACCAAGATCAAGCGTCAGAAAATTGAAAGCCAAAAGAATAAATATTACAGGCTTGGACAATATGGCCAGGAAGATATCGACGCCGCGAACATTAGTTCTAACAGCACTTTGCTTTGGGCTAACATTGGAGATATCCCCAAGGATCGTATGTATTCGGTTTGGCAATGGGCGCACAGGCATGATTGCGAAATTATCATCGTAGCTAAGAATAAGCAAAAGAGTTTTTTTGCTAACTTCCCTGCGGCGAGGGTTTATACTGATTGGGCACGAGATAAGATCAAAAAGTATAACGATGGTCTCACTGCTGATCAAAAGGAAATCATTGGATTCATGGAGCATCAATCATTTAATTCTATGACCTTCTTTGATAATCCTCGGGTTGAAGATCCAGAGCTTCGTAGAATTGCCGGGATTGCCAAGCTAATTAGGATAGACGCTTCTATTAATACCAGTGACGTAGCGAAGCTTAAGCGTGAATTTCACGAATACCGAGCAATGGAAAGATCATTGACCTCGGATCATACCCAATGGGTAATTATGGATCCAACGAATCCGGCTGAAATCGTTGATAAGTACAAGCTTTTAGGGTATATTGGACGTAACTACCATCACGAACTGCTAGAAGACCTAATCATCTACATCAATGCAGCATACCAAAAGGAGACCAATGCAGTATACACTGTTTAACAATGGTACCGATGCAAACATCACCGTTTTTATTAACGGCGAAATGCTTTCGGCGACCAATCAGCATCCTTCGTGGACAAAAATTGTCGCGGGGGCAGTTTCAGGAGATGAATCAATTGCCAAGCTCTTCGATCCGGGAGCAACTGCGGCGGAACATTTCGAAAAGCTTTCGGACCGTGTAAGTATCGCTGGAGGCCAAATTTATTTCGATGGCGATGCAGTAGATGGCGCTCTGGCAGATCAGATCCTTCGCTTCATTGAAGACGATGTAGAGGACTGGCAGCCGCTCGTTAATTTCTACGAGAAGGTTATGACCAATTTTGAGGCGCACACTCGTGAGCAGCTTTTCCGCTGGTTGCAGAAGCAGCAAATCACTATCACCGAAGATGGTGATTTCCTTGCATATAAGGGTGTTCAGACCATCACCGAAAATGGCGAGACCAAGTACGTTTCGGTTAATCACGGTAAGGCAATTGTAGACGGAGTGGTACACAACGGTGCAATTCCAAACTACCTTGGCGCTGTTGTCTCTATGCCTCGCAGCGAGGTTCAGCACGATCCAGGCGTTGGTTGCGCAAGCGGTCTTCATGCTGGTACCTGGAAATATGCTTCTGGCTGGGCGCGGGGTGCTACACTTCGTGTGAAGATCAATCCAAGGAACGTTGTTTCGGTTCCTACCGATTGTGATTTTGCGAAGCTTCGTGTTTCCGAATACGAGGTTGTAGACGTCACCGAGCAGGAAAACCTTGAAGCTGTGTACCAAACTCATGGTGACCGTGCCTATGACTCCTACCATGAGGATGAGGACACCTGGGGCGATAATGAATGGGACGACGAAGACTGATCTAAGAAGCTAGACGTGAAGGGGCTCTGCTTAATAGCGGCCCCTTTGCTATAATATTTATATGGAAAATAAAAGAGTTCCCAAGCCGGGGGATATGGGATTTAGCACTATTGATGGAATGCTAGGTTTCTGGATAGGACTAGGACAATTTCTTAATGGTGACGCTAGTAAATGGACGCATGTATTTATTGTCCTGGAGGATAATAAGGTCATGGAGGCAATGCCGAAAGGCGCACAGATTGTCTCTATTGATGATTATAATAGTAAGGCAATATTTATTGACTGGGGTCTTACCGATAAAGAGCGCAAGGACGTTGTCGATGCCGCCATTCGATTAGAGGGCACACCGTATAATTTCTTAGATTATCTGGCACTTGCTTTGGCAAGGTTTAAAATTAGACCCAAGTGGCTGGTAAAGTATATTAAAAATAGCGACAAGTTGATCTGCTCCGCACTAGCGGATATGGTATACAATCGTGCTGGTGTACAGCTGTTCACCGATGGTAGGCTGTGGCACGACGTTACGCCTGGTGATCTACTGAACAGGTACCTAGAGCGAGATTGGTTCGAGTAAGGTCTTGACAAACGGCTGGTGGTCGCACTAGGCTTGCTAGCATCAGCCAACAAGCCCTGGAGGACATCATGCCAGCTATCATCAGGAACGTTACGGAAGCCGAGCGCGACGCTCTGTTCGCTCGGTACGCCCAGGTCAAGCCTGCATTTGATGCCCTCAAGGACGAGATGGACCAGCTTAAGCAGCAATTGAAGCCGTACTTTGCGGAGCGCGGGGAAAAGATCACCTCGACAGATGGCATTACCTTGCGAATGGATGGTCGAACCATGCTGAACCAGGAAAAGTTCTTGGTGCGGGTAGGGGCTAGAATCTTTGCAACGGTATCCAAGCGCGTCGCGGTTGCCGCTTTGATTAAGGCAGCAGTCATCAAGGGTAAGATCAAGCAGGTAGATGTTGACGCTTGCATGGAGCCTACCGAGAACTGGTTTAAGATTCTTTAAGGAGAGGCATGAGTGAACATTCCGAGCAATTTATTGACATAATGATAAGAGCCCTTGGTGATTCAGGTAAAGAGGCTGCAAAGTGCCATATTATTGCGCAGATCAAGGCTTACCAGGATATCTTTCCAGATGACCGAGGGCTTACAATTCGCTCAATTCACGGTCGGACCTCAATTTCCTTGGCCACCGTGGGCGTACTTGTTACCGAGCTAGCTAACGACAATATGCTAGTCGAATTTCCGGTTGGTCATTACAAGGCTACGTGAGTATGCTAAAATAGAGTAAGTTGTCGAAAGGAGGCTTGCTCTACATGGATCTATTCCTTTATATTCTTGCGGCAATTGCTTTGGTCGCACTGATTCTTTATTTTCTAAGAAGGGCTTAAAGTGGAAATGTTTGTGCTAAGTGATGGCTTTAGTATTAAGGTGCACGACGAAGGTCGTTGTATTGGCGAAGTCTGTCCTATTCACCGACCTACCGACCATCACATGCGCGAATGGCCAATGGTTTACCGTGGAGATCGGGGCATATTCGAAAGATTGTGCCCCGATCATGGTACCGGTCATCCAGATCCAGACGACCAAGTTGCTCTGAAATTTATTCTAGGTGAGTCTGATGGAATTCATGGATGCGATGGTTGCTGCAATCCTGAGGGGAAAGAAGCTTTCTTTGCTTCCCTCGAAGCTAATGAAGAGCTTGCGCCCAAGGTCAAACCTACCTATACTTACGTAGACTTTGACACAGAGCTACCGACCCTGTAGAATTGTTTTCAATGGGAGGTGAATCCATTGACTACAGCACAAGGTGCCCCAAACAAGCAGCACGCAGTTCTCAAGTCTGGTATTAAAGTTAAGCCAGGCAAAAAGCAGACATCTGTACCGAAGAAGGCTCCAAACGAGAAGCCTCCTACAACCGGAAAGCCAAGCACTAATAAGCCTTCCGATCCAGGAAAAACTCCAAGTAAGCCAGCGGTAAAACCAGTAAAGAAAAAGAAATAAATTGTTGCTAGGAGTTCTCCGGAACTTCCTAGCCTTTGGGGCAAGCGTAGGATGTGTCATAGAGTCTCATAAGCTCTAATGTTAGGGTTCAAATCCCTTTGCCCCAACGTTAATTAAGCTCTAGTGGCCGGAATGGCAGACGCGCTGCACTCAAAATGCAGTATCCGAAAGGGTGTGTGGGTTCGACTCCCACCTAGAGTACGTGAAAATGATGACCAAGGCTGCAACATGGCGCGCTGGTTGTGGTTGCTGGGATTGTTGCGGGGGTAGAACAAGAAAGCAACAGAGAAGGTTAGAAGAAAAGCAATGGCGAACCGAATACAATAAGGAAGAAGCTTTGACAACAAATTACGTAGAAGAAGTTTATGCCAAGCTAACTAAGGAGCTTCCAGAGCTGGACTATGATCTTGGAATGCTGTATGCTTTGCTTGTGTTCGTTAAAGGTAAGGATGTCACGCTAGAGGATGTACATGACGCTTGGTCTATTTGGCGAAATGAGACCAATCAGACCCACAAGTCACTCATTCCTTTTGATGAGCTTACCGAGGAAGTGCAGCTGCTTGACGAAAAGTATGCGGCTGGAATTCGGGCAGCAGCGGAGTAAGGATGGCTGGTTTAAAATGTCGCTGTGGACACTACTGGACAAACCATAACGAAAAAGATCCAAAAAATAGAAAGATTAAAAACAAGGTTTGGTGTGTAGTCTGTCCACGAAGCTGTTCGGATAGAGATAGTATAAAGAAAAAATAGGTCTTTACGAAGGTGTGCAATGCGTGCTAAGCTACTAGGGCGAGCTACAAAGTGGGGTTATCGCACTCCATACCGTAACAACAAGAAGCGCATGCGTAACATCGAAAAGAAACAGTGGCGAAAGGATTACAATGTCTCTTGAGCGTTGCAGCTGTAAGCATATGTGGATGGCTCACCAACGAATCAATCCTCTACTCAAAAGGCTAAAGCCAACGCACGTTTGGTGTCCTCAATGTAGGAAACCGTGTGACGATAAGGATGTTCCTAAGAGTCTCCGAAAGTCCTTGATTTACTAGAATTGCTTTAGGGTGGTTACAAGGTGACTTCCTCATAAAGGAACCTTCCGTCCCCGGCGTATGTGGCTTAAGTCCCCGGCGTGACAAAACAGTGCGGGCTAAATTAAATTTGCTGATCTTGCATACTTTGAAGCAATAAGTAGCGTTTGACCATCGGAGTGGGAGCTACGTTTTAGGTGTTCCGCAGCTTTGGGAGCGTGCGCTATCTGGCACGGCGGCCAAACTTAAAATTTGGTGTTTTTGCGGGTTCGATCCCCGTCGCTCCTACGTTATATTTAATAAGCCCTTTTGGCCGATCGGTTAGGCGCTACTCTGCAAAAGTAGAGAAGTCGGTTCGATTCCGACAAGGGGCTCTTTCATTCAACCAGTAAAGCGGGAGTAGCTTATGACCAACAGTGAATGGGCGTACGGTTCGGGAAGAAGAGGCACTCCCAAACCTCCTATGGGATCGGGAAAAAAGATGGGCAAGTGTCCAGAATGCAAACAGGACGTAGAAATTTATATCGATAGTTCCATTGCTCAACATAAGGTTTTTAAGCTTGATAAAAAGGGCAAGAAAACCTCTGCTTGGAGCTATTGTCCGCGAAAGAAGAAGTAGCCATGCAATATCAGCTGACCGTAGGCGATGCACCGACCAACACCGAGGGCGATAGATTATATACCTACAAGATCATTTTGGGTGAGGAACTAGCCAAGCTTAAGCCAGTAATTCAAAGGCGATGGATTAGGTCAAAAATTGAGGCAGAGTACGGTGCACCAATAAAGAATCCCAACCAGAAGCGCTACTTCTATGAAACATATTTTGCTAAAACAGAGTGCGTAGGAAAGACTCCGGATAATCTTCCCGTTTGGGAAATTGTTCTAGTTCGGCCATTCTTAGGGAATCAATCCGCCAACCCAGATCCATTCGTACTTCCCAAGATACCCTATTTTTAGGAGTAATAATGCTTTTCCCCTACAGAAACCCCCGATATTTTTCTAGACGCACCCAACGACGCTTCTGGTCTTTCCGCACCATCTTCAAGTGGAATAGGGAACGTAGGATCTATGGTGTTAGCGAATTTGATTGTTTTAGCTTCGATTCCTATTTGACCTATGTTTTAGCTAATGGCCTTCACGAATTGAAGAAATCAAAACATGGCGTACCGATGGCCTTCGTTGAAGGGGCAGATCTTACAGAAAAAGATGTCGCAGCTTGGAACAAGGTTCTTGGACAGGCTTGCGAGGACGCTGCTTGGCTGGTAAGCTACCAGGACAGGAGCAGCGAGATTTACGACGAACACATGGGAGACGTTGAACATTCGTTTGAAAAGATCCCCGGTCGTACATCTTCTAGAATGATTAGTACGGCTACCGATGAACAAGCTCAGGCTTGGCTTGAGGCAGAACGCGAGCTTGAGCATGAGCAGGATAGGCGTAAGAATCGACTGCTGGAATTTGTTAAGGAGCACTACTTTTCATTATGGGATTAAAAGAACGCCTTGCCAAACGTAGGTATGAAAAAGCTAGAGATGACGCCTTGGTTCGTGCTAGCAACGGCGAACATCTTCCACGCAAGGAACGAGAAGAGCTAGACCTTCCCGATTGGACCGGCTAAGGGGTTGACAAGCCTCTAGCGATGTAGTAAAGTAGTACTTGTAAGGCAAGAACGCGGTACGTGCCAGAATGATCGGCGGGCAAGATAATAACCGGGTACTATGGCATGAAGGTCTGTATGCTAATGCGTGCGACCCATGTACGTATTCAAGTAGGTAAGAATCCTACCCCGCGTTCGCCTTACATTTAAATATGGGGGATAAGTGTTAAAGGTTGCACGCTGCTTTTGCAAGGCAGAAGATACGGATCGTTACCGTAATTCTCCACGCGGCGAGTAGTAACTGGACCTTAGGAATAGATACTACTTGCTAGCTATAAAATTACAGACCCGTTGTGCCTCTGCAAGTACGTTTGCGCGCGTTGGAAGATCCGGCCGGTAATTCCAAACCTTTGGGCGGTAGGTGGTCAACCGCTTTTAACTGCCCGTAGGAAAATTTGGTAATCCGCTTCCCTTGGGAGGAAGAGACTGTCAGTTCAAATCTGACCGGGCAGACGTAAAAGTGAAGGATATGCATTGGGATATACAGGACAACAAAAAAGAGATTATCAAAACGCATGGATGCAAGAACGTAGATCGGCTTGGATAATAAGTCAGGGCGGTAAATGTATTGATTGTAGTTCGACAGAAAATTTAGAGATTGACCATGTAGACCCCAAAACAAAAGAGTTTCAACCGACCTCTCTTTGGTCTAGAAGAAAAGAAATTAGAGATCTAGAGCTAGCCAAATGTGTTGTTAGATGCCATGACTGTCATTTGTTAAAAACAATTAAAGGGCAAGAGACTTCAAAGTTCAAAGAAGATCATCACCTCTCCTATTTAACTCAGGATCTCGTAGATGAGATTCGTAATGAATACAGTACGACCAAAATATCAATAAGGGCATTAGCTTTGAAATTTAATTCAAAGCGCTCTACAATTCATGATATAATAAAATTTAAAAGTTGGTAGACGTATTCGGAATTAAGTCCTAGCGCTGGGCATCCGATATGCATCTATGGGGTATAAATGTTGTTGGTGGCATGGCAGACTTCCACTCTGCACGGACGAGTTCGAGCCTCGTATACCTCACGCCTAGGGATTAAGGCTGTCTTAGGACCTTAATTTAAATAATCTACAGATGCCCGAAAGCTAAAAATGTTCGCTAGAGTACACAAAGCTAGTAATCCTTGGCACGTAGTGCCTCTACCATGGTGTATCGGAGTGGTGAACCGATGTAATTCGGTATAGTGTAACGGTAGCACGAGAGTTTCTGAAGCTCTTTGTTTTGGTTCGAATCCAGATATCGAAGCAGGTTCGATTTGCAAGGAGAGAATATGACTTGCCCACATAAGGAAACCGAAGTGATCCGAAGTAAAGGCAAGTTGTATATAGTTTGCAAAGCATGTAAGCAGACGCTAGGAAGATTCCCAGAGCCTAGAAAACCTCCAGGCAATTAATATCCCGTGGGTTGTTGGCATCCCATTCTGACTTTGATTCAGAGCCACGCTGGTCCGATTCCAGCCGGGATAGCAATCAGCTTAATTATGCTATAATACAACTACTATGACCGAATATAGAATTTGGCCAACAACGGATGGTCCAGCAGGTTCTTTTACTGATGGACAACCAGTAAGCCAAGGAACCGAATTTATCGTAACTGCCAATGGTTGGGTTACCAAGATCTGGTATTGGCGAGCAACCTCAGCAATGGGTACCACTCCTCCCCAAGGCCAGATTTTCCTTGTAACCAGTGCTTCTACTGGTACGCCAATAGACTCCCCAAAAACCTTTCCAGCTCCAACGGGGCTAGGCTGGCAGTCGGTTACCCTAGATACTCCTATTGCAGTAATTCCAGGAGAAGCCTACAGGGCTGTAATTTACCATCCAAATGGGGAATATACTGCTACACCAGGTAATAACTACTGGAATGCTGGTGGGCCTGGAGAATTTGGTATAGTAAATGGTATTCTAACAGCTCGCGCAGCGGCCGATAGTAATGGAGGACAAAGTACATTTAAATATGGCAGTGGTATTCAATATCCTGATTCGTCCTTTAACTCCGGTAACTACTGGGTAGATCTTAGTGTAAGCAATGTAGTGCCTGTTACTGGACCCACTAACCCCGGAGCATTTCTAGAGTTTCTTCGATAATTTTGTTACCTATATGCAATTGTGTTATACTTGCCGTAGGTGAAATGAATTGAGCGAAATACTAGAAAATAAATACGAAATCTTTTTACGCAATACGGATATCGACCTACTGGCTGAAATTGCAGCCGGGGGTAGTTCGGGAGGTCTCGATAACTATTATACTAAAACCCAAGCTAATGCAATTACTAATGCGTTAGCTGCCAGAGTAACTACTCTTGAGAGTTCGGGCGGGACAGACCTAACAAATTATTTTACAAAGAATGAGGTCAACTCCGCTCTTGCAACCAAGCAGGCTATCAATGCAGACCTAACCGCAATCCTAGCTCTTTCACCTACTAATAATGATGTAATCCAGCGTAAGGCCAATACGTGGACCAATAGGACCATGACTCAGGTCAAGCAGGATATGTCACTGGATAATGTAAACAACACCAGCGATGCCAACAAGCCTATTTCTACACTCACCCAAGCCGCCCTGGATCTTAAGGCAGCATTAACCGTAACCGACTCTCTAGATGGTCGTCTCGATGCGCTAGAAGCTTCTGGAGTCACCAACCTTACCTTCGCCACCACAACCAACGTAGATGCAGCAACCGGAAAGCATTTTAGATTAACCCTTACCGGCAATACTACACTTGCAAACCCAACTAATCTTGTGAATGGACAAAGAATTGTATTCGAGCTTATTCAGGATGGAACTGGTTCGCGTACTGTTGCTTTAGGAAGTAAATTCGCATTTGGTACAGATATTGCCGGATACACTGCTTCAACCGAAGCAAGTAAGCGAGATTTTGTCGGTGCGATTTATAATTCAACTACCGATAAATTATATATAATCGCAGTAGCTAAGGGATACTAAAGTAGCTACAACCAAAGCCCAATCGACATTTATATTTAATTAATAGTCGATTGGGCTTAGTACTATCCAATAGTTGTTAGGAAGATCGGCTTGTGCTAAGCTTCTTGTATGCAGGCTAACATTTCTGAAGAACTTATGGACGTAGCAAAAATACACACGCTCGATATAGCTATAGCTGGTCAGAAACTCGATCAACTAGCTCTCGCCAAGGGTGGAGAGACATGTGCTTATACCGCACGGCAACGAGTTAAAAGGCTCGAATATGATGGATTACCAACAATAGAAGCTATCCGTGATGTATTCCGGTTGGTTGCAAATGACAAACTTTAGGTTGAGAAATGGATAAAATTAAAAACCTCGTAACAATAAGACACGGATCACATCTGTATAATTTAGCTCGTCCAAATTCAGATCTTGATCTCTATACGGTATACACCTTTCTTAATAGACGCTATAGGCCAAAGAAACAGGTCGTGCAGGAAATTGAGGGTGAAACAGATAGCGTCAAAATTAGCGATGTTAAATTCACCGAGCAAATACACAAGGGAGTTCCACAAGCCCTGGAAGCTCTGTTTGCTGAAAAAGAATTTTGGTTAGACGCTGATCCCAACTGGGAAGATTTACGCTTGCATTATCGCGATCAAATCAATATTTATACGGTGCTGGATACCTACAAGCGTACAATTCGTAATTTTTTTGAGCTAGATGACATTAAAAAGAACAGGCATGGTTTTAGATTACTACTTAATGCAGACAGCATGATCCAGGACGGCTATTTTAATCCAACGCTCTCCGATGATATGACTGCCGAGATTACAAAATGGGCAAACCAATCGTATGAAAAGCGATTAGAAACCTATCATGACCTACTATGGAGAGTGTTCCGATGAAAATAGATCGTGTTTTTGACACAAAGAAATTAGATAAATATATAACCGAAGGATATATTTCCGCGCGCAGGCATCCCCATCTTCCGTTGACCATTTACAATTACACTCCTAAAACTCAGTGGGAGAGGAAATGGGATGAGGTTACTAAGCGGTGTCGCGGACTTATTGTAGATTGGCGCGGGGAGGTTGTAGGAAACTGCTTAACTAAGTTCTTTAATTACAACGAACCCAATGCAGAAGACGTAAGGACTGACGGACCAGTACAGGTTACCGATAAGCTTGACGGTAGCTATTTAGCCGTTTGTATTTATGAAGGTAACATTGTCACTGCAACTCGTGGTAGCTTTGAAAGTGATCAAGCAAAAGTAGCAGCCCAAATAATTCGTTCTACTACCGAATACCAGGATGCATTACGATTCCTGTGCGCAGGTCATAGCACTGCAATCTTTGAGGTTATCTATCCAGAAAACCGTATTGTTTTAGATTACGGCCCAATGCGAGATATCGTTCTTATTGGTACAATTGCAAACTTTGAACTAGCTGACGGTAAGCAATTATGGACTCCAGCAATAGGATTGAATTGGCCGGGGCAGATTGTAGAGCATTTTGACTGCAATAGCTTTACCGAAGCAATGGCAATGCCACCCAGAGACAACGCAGAAGGTATTGTAATCTATTTTGAAAATACCGGTGATCGTTTGAAGATGAAGCAAGATCGCTACATAGAGTTACACAAGCTTATCTTTGATCTTACTCCTAAGCGTATCTGGGAACGTCGTAGCGATGGCGAAAGCCTGTGTGGTATCCTTCAAGGTCTACCGGATGAGTTCCGAGATGCGGTAGAATTGTTCGACGCAGAGCTATCGTTGCAGGTAGAGCAAGTTCTACAAGAAGTTGACGCAGCGATGGCTAGAGTGTATGCTAGGCTTCCTGATCCATACACCCGTAAGGATTTTGCGATGGCTGTGCGTAACGAACGTTACTCACACTTGATGTTTCAAGCACTTGACGAAGATCATGCAGGGCTGCTAGAGTCTGCATGGAAGCTAGTTAAGCCAACCAAAGACTCACTATAAGGAGCGCTCATGCCCCCTAAGCTTACTATTTATCGCGGCCTGCCTGCCTCCGGAAAATCCACCCTTGCTAAGAAGAAGGTTCAGGAGCTTCTGGAGCAGGGCATCAAGGCCATTAACATAGATCGGGATATCTTTCGGCTGGTTAACGGCTTCGGGATCGAGCCCACTGGTGAATTTGAAAATGTGATTACCGCTGCACAGCGTGCGATCATGAAGCAAGGATTCCTTAAGGGTTGGCACGTCATTGAGAGTTCCACCAACCTGCGCGTAAGCTACATTAAGGAAATGATCGAGGTTGCAGAGTTTTATGGGGTAGAGGTCGAGATCATCGATGTCAATGTCCCTATTGAAACCTGCATCGTTCGAGACGTGACGCGTGCAAACCAGGGTGGTCACTATGTAGGTGAGGAGGCAATTCGAGGAATTGCTAAGCGATTCATGCCAAAGGGCAAGTTTCCGGCCGTTCCGAAAGCCAATCCACCTATCGAGGCAGAACCGTATATTCCTGACATCACCCTGCCGACTGCCATTATTGTAGATATTGACGGAACTGTTGCGGAAATGGAAGGCCGTAGTCCTTACGACTACACCTTGGTTTCTACTGACAAGCCGAAGCAGTGGGTAATTGATCGCGTTCGAGAAGCTAATATGCTTGGGCACAAGATCATCTTCATGTCTGGTCGAGAGGCTACGTGCGTGGAGGACACCCATGCATGGATCACCAAGTACATTAGTATCGAGCATTTTGAGCTGTACATGCGCGCAGCAGGTGACACTAAGCGAATGGACGCGATTGTCAAGATCGAGCTTTTCGATAAGTACCTGCGCAGCTTCTACAACGTTCTGTACTGCATTGATGATCGTACGCAGGTTATCAACGCATACCGAGCAATGGGGTTGAACGTTATGGACGTTGCAGGTAACCCTTTCTAGGGCTATAATAAGCTATACGGGGCTGCTTAATTGCAGCCCCGTATACTTATGTGGAGGAAAAATTGATTCCTGAAAATATAATTAGAGCAATGCGCATGCAGAAAGCAATATCCGGCAAGAGCTTTGAAAAAGACGGCTTGCATTTTACTATTGACTTCAAAGTAATAGAATCCACGTTTCCTGTCTTTATGAATGAAATGGTTCAGCAGTCCCTTGGGGAAGTTGATCGCTCTCTGTATGACGAAGGTTACATTGCGTACACAGTACTAAAAGATGGTAGACTTCAATGGAAGCCAACGCGGAAACTTCAAACACGCATGCTATAATGGCAGCATGGAAAGTTTTGAGTTCAATGTAAAAATGAAAGTTACGCTCCCAGCTTTTAACGCAAGCGACGCCGAAGAAGCTGTGCGAGATGCTCTAGAGGATATTGATGCTCTTGGGGCCACCGTTACTGACTTGATAGTTGACCTTGAACCCGGGGAGGGCTAAGATCATTCTAGATAATAAAATAGGAGGCACCATGCTAGTAAAAGAAGAAGTAGTAGAGCTTGTAACTCCAGGTTTATGTGACCGTTGCGGAGTGCGAGCCTTATATATTGCTAGCAAAGGAGTGCTAACGTTAATGTTTTGTGGACATCATGGCGACAAGCTTAAGCAGGCTCTTGCCAGTAGTGGGTTCAAGATTGACGAGCTAAGTTAGTTGATGAGCCATGGACGTATTTGCTGTAGTCCTATTCACCGGAATTCTACTGTTCGCCGTCTTCCTTGCTACGGAGCGAAACAAGCAGCGCGCAAAACCATTTAAAAGGAAAGAGCTATTCATGCCAGAACCGATTGAAGAAGAAATTAATGACATCGCGGAGGACTTCTACGGAGACAAGAGTTCGCATCTAGAGTTTCTTCTGGGTATTGCTTTGATCAGTGTTTTAGATACATTAGACAATCCAGACGAATACGATGACGACTCCTATAAAAACGTCTATGCCGACGCAGATGAGTGGGCGGCTATGTTCCGTCTAAAATACAGTAAGGAAATTGTAGATCGTGGCGTCCCTTCTTAAAACTAAAAGAATCCTGGTCACCGGTTCAAGAGACTGGGAAGACTATAACACTGTAGCTAGGCAGCTAGCAATAGCATTTGCCGATGCTTGGGAGAAGGGCTACGCAAAAGTAATTGTGGTCCACGGTGATTGTCCATCCGGCGCGGATGCCATGGCACAGGAATTTGTCAACAAGGTGCAAGGAGCTATCCATAGCCTACAAATTAAAGCTGAGCGCCATCCTGCCAAGTGGTACGAGCATGACGAGAATTGCCACCACCAGCCTTCTAAGAGCTGTCCAGCGGCGGGACCAAGGCGAAACAAGCAGATGGTAGACCTTGGAGCAGATATTTGCCTGGCATTCATCAAGAACTATAGCAAAGGTGCTACCGGGTGTGCTAAGCTGGCAGCAAAGTCCAACATCGAGGTTAAATACGAACGGGAGTAGCCATGCAACTCCAGGATATATTTCAAAGGGTAGTCCGAGCGAACAGAGTGCAGGACGTCAAGGGTAAATGTATTATCTGCACCAAGCCGTTTTCGGACTGCCCGCACACCCTGAACGCAGTACAGTCGTTCATAGCGTTGTACGACATTTACAGTAAGGTATCGATTGTGACCGACTACAAGGATTAATATGCATAAAATACCACTTTTGTTTAAACGAGAAGGCAAATATGCTATTCCCGAGATTAATCCCCCGGCTGCTTGGGTACTTGAAGAAGTAACCATTGCTCACCGTAAATATGATGGCACCGCAATGATGTTTGACGGATATAATTGGTGGGTCCGCAGGCAGGTTGGACCAGATAAAACATCACCTCCTGGTTTTGTTGAGGTCGAACATGATCCCAATACTAATAAAATCTTTGGCTGGGATCCTGTAAGCATCTCTGGTTTCTTTGAATTTTGGAAAGAGGCTTTAGCTCAACGTCCTTTGGATTGCGACATCTTAGATTTGCGCAACAGCGTATATGAACCAGGAACCTATGAGCTATTAGGTCCAAAGATCAACGGGAACCCTGAGAAGCTTAAGAACCATAGGTTGATGCCGCATAATAGGGCACAGCAGCTAGGAGATATTCAATTCCTAGAATTGGATCTTGTGCAAAGCGTAGAACAGGCGTACGATGATCTTAGGAAGGTTCTCGCCTATCTCCCTATAGAGGGAATTGTTTTTAAGGATCAGAAGCAGGAAAAGATGGCTAAGCTTCGCCGCAAGGACTTTAACTTTGAGAAAGAGGAACTAAATGCGAGGGTTCAAGAATCCCGTGAACGCGAAAGAGGCTTCCTGTCCGACGTGTTTAAGCGGGAAGGTAATGACTGGCAGACACCAGGAGTTCAACGCTAGAAATGCGAAGGGCATACAGGTTTGCCCCGATTGTGTAATAAAGGAATTGTATGCCGAAGCCCAAGCCAGAACCCAAATGGAAAGTGGAATTTCTCAAGAACCCAAAGGACCTGATAGTTTATAGCTTTGGCCACCTAATGCAATGTATCAGCAGACGCTATAAAGAAACATTTGATATTTATGCGCGGGTGGATGGTGAATGGATCTATTGCTACCACAATGAGTTAATATTGCATTGTCGTTGCGGCAGAGATTATAATGGCTTTAGATTCAGGGCTAGTTTTATGGACAATCCCAGGACGCTAGAAGATCAGCTAACATGGTTAAAGCTACCAGTATTGTGTATGGTCTGCTATTACCAGGGTGAAATTCTTAAAGGAAACTGGGCTCCAGCCGAAGTTCATAAAGAATTAGGGTTAGAAAAGTAATTATGTTATAATCTCTTGTATAGGAGGTTATGACACATGGCAAATGAAACAGCAGCACAGCGTTTTGTTAGAGACTGGGATAGTATGCTAGACGATCGTAAGACTCGCGGACTAGACAACCAGTCCCTAGAGCGTGTTCGTCGTGAGTACGTTGCCCCAGATGGCTCAACTCCAGCTGACGACGACAACGTGCACTAATCGTAAAACTTATAGCAGCCCCTCACTCCGAGGGGCTGCTTACGTACCTAAAAGAAAGAAGTGCTAAAATGGGTATCACCCTAGAACAAGCAGAAAAGATCGTCGAAACGCATGATAACCTTTTCTGGGATGGATGGGATCTTGTAGTTGTTAATCCAAAGATTAATGGCTACGCCAAGGTCTCCGGCATCTTTCACCAGGGGCAGTGGTGCGTGAGAAAGGTAATTAAGATTAATGCAAATGGACTCTACGGTCTTCCACAGCGATACAAGATCGCTGCTTGAACAGATAGGGATCGACCCGCGCGATTTTGAGTGGCAACACCTTGCGGCTTGTACTGGATATCCAACTAATCTCTTTTTCGAGGATTATGAAAAGGACCCAGTACAAGCCCAACAAGTTGACCAGCTTTGCATTAGTTGTCCGGTCGCGCGAGAATGCTTTAAATTAGGAGTGGACACCAAATCAACCGGGGTATTCGGAGGGTTCTATCTTAGCAACGGTGAGCCTGCCAAAACAAGAAATTCACATAAAACTCAAGAAGTGGCAATGAGATTGGCATCAAAGGTATTTGGTAATGACTAGTTATTGTGCCATAGCCAAGCATATATTGTCTTCTAATCCTCCACCTTATCGTACATTCCTATGTCACGTTGTAGAATTGGACGAATATCCCGGAGTAGTGTTCTTGCGGATGTATGCACAGAATTTAGCAGAACATAGCGATAATCAAATTGCGGGTATCACCGAATGGCTAAATAAGGTATTGCGGTTGCTTAACGAACATCCACTAGTAGTTGCTCCTTACACTCATCTAATAACGGAGGAGAACCCGCGATGAAATTAGCGTACGTCCCGGAAGCTGGAGTACTGGGCATTATTCAAAATATTACACGCTATGGGGCAGATGCAACTTGGTTTGTAGATGGTATTCGCTACCATTCTTACCTTGAGGTTGATGAATACACCCTATTCAGCGATTTTAAGGAAGGAATAGATGACTGACGAAAGTGCTAGATTGCGATGCCAAAGTTGCGATTTACCAAAACAAAGCCTTGAGCGTGTTGAATCTAGGATTGCTACCGCCTGGAAGCTTAATCTTTGTCGAGAATGTCAAAAGGATCGTTTCGAACCAAGATTCCTTATCATTCTTGCTATTAGACAATTTGGCTTAAGTCCGAAGATTTCTGAATATATTAAAAAGCGTCGCTATGTAGGCGAAGATATACGCGCTGTTGAAATCTTACAGTAACTCGCTTTGACTCGTAACCCATTTTAATATAAAATGGACATATGACGATAAGAATGAAAGTAGGGTTCAACAGGTTCGCTGAACATATTAATCGCTACTTTCAGGAAGCGATCGAGGTAATTCTGGTATTTGCCATGCTTGTTTTTGGTATTATTACCTTGTTGCCTATGCAGCTTCTTCCTGGAGCAACATCCGTATACGTGTCGAACCTGGCCAAAGTACCCTTTGGTCTACTTCTTGTCGTCCCCAGCAGTATTATCCTTTGGTTGCGCACAAGGCATAACATACACGATTACGTCTTTCTATTTAAAAAGCATCGACAGCAGTGCTTGTTTTATATGACCATAGGTTGGTTGTACCTGACGGTACTTCGTGTTACGATTTCATACTTCCCACCATTTTATGTATTGTATTTCTGCCTAGGGCTCATTACCTACCTTTGTTACGTGAGGTTGAGTAAATGAGCGGTTGGCAGGACGTAATAGTAGCCTTGGTTTCTGCGTTAACTGGTGGTGGATTCATTAAGTTTATGGAGAGCTGGTTAAGTCGAAATAAACAAAGATCCGAGCAGGATAAGCAATTCAGGGATGAGCTACGTGGAGAGGCCGAAGGTCTCCGTAAGCAATTAGAATCCATTAAGCTTGAGCTATCCAATACCGAGAAGGAATTGGATGAGTTTAAAGAAAAGTATTGGAAGGTTTATACCGAATACCAGCAATTTAAGCTACAGGTATATGGTATCCTCCTAGCCAATGGCATCAAACCGGCTGATGTAATGCCTTCAGATTCAAAGGGGGTATGATGCATCAGCATATTTTTACGGCGGGAGCAGTCAGAAGCAATCAAACCTTTAGATATTGCACCGTAAAAGGATGTACGCTGATGCTCGCCTATTACAAAGATAATAAAAGGGCCGAGGAAAGAATAAATAACGACACAGTCTTTTATGAAGAGTTAGCAAGGAAATATAATGTTGGATGAAGAGTCATTAAATCATGTGGTAGAGTACTTCCTGTTGCGTAATATCAAATGGAAGTTCAAGGAAGGCCCGACACGTATTCCAACCCGGGCTGAATTAAAAATACTACTTGACGATTGCATCCAAACTGTGCAAGAATCAGAAGTGAGCATAAGCGTAGAAATTGGTAGCGTGCTGGTTAAACGAACAGACGACCATATAGATATCTACGTGCATGCGGGAGAGCTAAGGGACTATGAGCGAGACATTTCCGTGTAAATGCGGTGCCACCTGGACAGGTTATCTACGAGCGCACTGCGCAGCAAAGGGTTGCCATAAAACCTTTGGTGGTGTAACATCGTTTGACGCGCACCGCCAAGGTGATAGGTGTGCAACTCCTGAAAGTCTAGGACTGCACGACAATGGCAATGGCGTATGGAGCGCTAATTATATAAGGGAACCATCCGATGTACATCAGTCTTGAAATGGATGAGGTTTTTGATGTAGGATGGTTTCCAGATCGGGATCGGGAACAGTATTGGCCCGATGAGGAAAAACTTAAATTAAGGGGCTTGCCCCGTTGTAAAGTTCGTGCTAAAGTAGCCAGAACCCGACGAAGGAGCAACCATGGATGAGCTGATTGTTACCTATTTTAGCGTTGCACCTGCCGACTTTGATGCTATGCTGGCAGCGATCAACGAACCACCCCGGGAAATGCCCAAGCTGCGACAGCTCTTTGAGCAGCCTTCACCTTTTAAGGAGCAGTGATGTACGATCAGGAGTACAATAGAAAAGCGTACATGGAACGTATCCAGGCATTGCGCTTTTCGGGTGCTGCTGGTCCACACAAGAGCTTGGAACGTTACCCGCTTTACCTCGATGAGGATGACGAACAGGATTTTGAGCTGTTTGACTGGCTGGGGGATCCAGATGGTGACCCAAAGTAGTTGTTGACAGGCTAGCTTCCAAGGTATAGAGTTACACCTAACAGCAAACGAACAACACGGAGGATCACATGCCTGCTAACATCGAAACCGTAGAAGAAATGGCCGCTTTCGCTTCCCGTCGAGTTCCCGCTTGGCACGGACTTGGCACGGTAGCCAACGTCGATTCGCTGACCTGCATGGAAATCCTCGAACTTGCGCACATGAGTAACTGGAATGTGCGCTTGCAGAGTGTTCCGAAGAGCACCCCAGATCTGACGTTTGACAAGGAAAGCTTCTACGTTGTCCGCGATAACCCGTTTATCGAGGGACAGAAGGATGTTCTTGGGACGGTTTCGGAGCGTTACAACGTGTTCAGCAATGAAAACACCTTTGGCTTTGGCGATGCACTGGTTAACGCCGGTACCGCTCGCAAGGAAAAGATGTCCTGGGAGACCGCTGGCTCTATTGATGGTGGACGTAAGATCTTTGGTTCGCTCGCCCTTGAGCGTGAGATCTCTATTGATATGAACGGTGCAAACGACACCGTAAAGATGTTCCTGCTTGTGGTAACCTCACACGATGGTAGCTCCAAGCTTACTGTTCTGGTCACTCCGGTTCGGGTTGTTTGCCAGAACACGCTTAATTTTGCACTTAAAGGCGCAGACCAGCAGTTCAAAATCAAGCACACTGCTTCGATGGAGGACAAGGTTCAGGAAGCTCGTGACACGCTCAACCTGACTGAAAAGTACATTGAGGTATTTGAAAAGACCGCAACGGACCTCTTCCAGACCAAGGTCACCAACCAGCAGTTCTTTGAAATTGTCAAGGGAATTCACGGCGACACGCCAGAAGACAACGTTAAGGGTCGTACGACTCGTTGGCAGAAGAAGATTGACGAAGCGATGGAGCTGTGGAAGGATAGCACCCAAGCGAACATTGCTGGAACTGCCTGGGGTGCCGTGAACGCACTTACCGAGCAGGAGCAATGGAAGCGTGGAATTCGTAAGGGCAACACCGAGAATTACCTTTCGGCGGGTAGCGGTCTAGATGACGTTGCCAACGGAGCCAGGAATTCCATTTTGAAGAAGGTTCAGCTGATCATGGCCTAACCTGCACTGCCAGTAGGGGCACCTCTTCGGAGGTGCCCCTTAGTTTCATCCTTTTAAAGGGAGCCACATGCGAATTAAGAACAACGCCGGTTTCGTTTTCATTTGGCCGGAAGGTAGTAGAATTGTAGAGGTTTTCCATTCTTTGGTGAGTTATCCCGATCTGCCCTTTGAGGTAGTAGATATGGAAAATCTCCCCCATTCAGATTCAAATCTTCGACAACTTGCCAATAGCACCCGAGAGTACGCGAGCCTATGAGTAAGAACGGATATAAAATTGATGTCAGCTGGTCGCAGCTATATAGGTATTCAATGCTACATGGATTGGAATATTGTAGGTTGTGTTTTTCTAACGAAAACTTGACCTTTGATCATATCATTCCCCGAGCCTTTAATGGCACAAATACTATTGATAACATCACTATCCTTTGTGCGAGCTGTAATAATGCCAAGGGAACCAATTATATGTCAAACCTAACGTCCTTGGCTAAGGTTAGCCCCATGGGCTGGACAAAAAAGCCAATGCAGTATTTGACGTTAGGAGATTTTATACTTGCTGGAACCGTTGTAAATATGAAAACCTACGTTGCTACACGTAAATTAGCCATCGAGTGTGAAGGTGCACCTTGGCCTAATCGTGCTGGTGGAAAAGGAATAGATACTAGTCTACCGTATTGCTGGGTTTTCGTGGGCGCTCATTCAAGGGAATTAGTCAATGCATAGTCAAAAGAATTGGAAGTATCTATGAAGTCTCGCAAATGGCTTATTGATCAAGGTCTGGCCAAGCCAACACGTGGTCGTTTGTCCGGGGCAGCGAAGCAGGCTTTAGCTAAGGCTATTGCTGAAGGCATGCAGTTCGACGACATGCAGGGTATTGAGCCCACAAATGTAATTACAGCAGCTGTCAGGAAGCCCGCTAAGCGGCATGCCCCGGTAATCGTTGTAACAAAACCTCAAAGGACCCAAAAGTTAATTTGGGGTTTGGACAAGGGTAAAAAGCTGGGGATGCAGGATCTCTCTATTGCTTTTAGTAGCTGTGATGGTTGTGGAAAACCAATTCAGTACTGCACCCACGATGAGCCTAAGCTGCCAAATTGGTTGACTAGCAAAGTATATTGGGAGAAACCAAATGGCTGATAAATTCAGATTTGTCACCTTGACCAAGGAGGGCAAGCGCGAGGAACACGAATTTACTGATAGATACAAGGCGTACATTGAGCGCAGTCAATGCAATTCTAAATGTGGACATAACCAGAAATATAAATTCGTTGGTCCGGTTAAAACAATAAAGGGATAGGAGTTGATCTAATGATTGACATATTTTTTTCCTATACCAAGGACACTATAAGTCTTGTAATTTGTACGGTTCCATGGTATATCGCGTACCCAGCTACAATCGTTAACGGTCTATGTAATCTTACTCGTGGTCGTTTTTGTTACCTGCACCTGTGGATGTTCACGTTGGCCGCGAATCATAGCACTCCAGTCATTGAATTACCAGTGTCAGATGAGCAAGCAGAGCTAACTATGAGTAACCTAAGCTGGCCTAGAAGGAGTAGCTAAAAGGGTATTACCGTGGGTATCTACTCAAATCGTACATACGCTGCGTAGTCACACATAATCGCTTAGTACGGATAGTGACGGCAGTCAAGCCCAAAACACCTCATCGTGACCTACATCACTCTGTTGGACCATTGCAATCTCACTGTCTGTTGCCGTAGGTTGAAGTCAAGCCCGGAAGGGGAGAGCAACTAGAACGGAGCAAGACAATGGAACCTACAGTTGACCTATCCATCAACAGCGCTACTGGCAACCACAGGATCGTAATCGTGTTAGGTGAGGAGAGGACCCCACTAGGACTGTCGGCAGCTGCAAAGCTGGCTGCTGACATCTCTACAGTCATCTCCTTCGCAATGAAGTACGCCACCGCTCCAGACAAGGAAGATGAGGAGATCACCGAGCCTGCCAGGCTTTCATCCGTACCAGATCGAGATCTTGACATGGATGCAGACTTGGGTACGGACGAGCATGACGAGCCAATCCCAGCTAAGGTAGTTTGGCATCGACGGGAGGCGGGGTCTGGCCAATACGTAGCAGATCTTCCCGGAAGGCGCAAGGCTTTGGCCTACCAGGAGCCTAATTCCAAGGGGTGGAATGTCAAGGTTGGTAACAAGAAGCTCAACAGGCAGCCGCTCCGGACCAAAGCCGACGCATACGAGCAGGTCACCATCTACCTCAACGACCCTAGCAAGGTATCGGTCTAGACAAAGGCGTCGATGGTCTAGACAGAACGTACATAAGGGTGGTACCTTCGGGTACCACCCTTTGTTCTTGTCTATGAAAGGATTAGCATGCAGAATTGTCAACAAGAAGTTGTTTGTGATGGAAACGTGCATCTGATGCCAGAAGATGACGGCTTCGATCACGTAGAAAGCATGCATTGCATGTGCTCTCCGACCCTTGGGCTAATTCCAAATAAATTGGAAATGCCAAGGGATATCAAGACCTCGATGTGGTTCGTACACCATGGTCTTGATGGTAGTTTCTTCAAGAATCTCCCCGAATAGCCCTTGTGAGCCCCTCCCCGGGTCGAGTAGAATATCCGTATAGCCTTAACCGAAGGAGAGTATTATGTTGATTAAGACCGCGTATGCTCCTTCGGGAGAGACCTTTAAGTTTGATCATTTCTTCCGTGCTATTGGAAGACCGGTCTACAGGGATCAAGCAGGGACCAAGCTCGTTGGCTACGTCCATTCAGTTGAGTTCAACGACGATCTAACCGTGGCATATATTAAGGTGCGTGAGGTATGACCGACAAAGCCTATCCAATCCCTCTAATAGTGGGCATGTTCAAGGCTATTGAGACTGACCCTAGACTGGATGACGACTATGAGGGCGAGCAGCTTGAGCGTGTGGCCGTGTACATCTCCTGGGTCGTCGTGCGGCACCTTAAGCCTGATTTCGAGGAGCTACAGCGCCACTGGAGGTTCCTCACTCCAACAGTTCGAAGACGGTATCGAGATGATGCCAGAGCCCTAATCAATTATATGGAGTCCGAATGATCTTTGTACCTGACCCAGAAGACCTAATTGAAATAACCATTCGTGGTCGTCGCCGTAAGCTGCTAGTCGATTATACCGAGGAGCTTGATAGCGAAGATCTGTTTAAGAAAGTCGTCAGGAAGCCCCGCACGCGCACCTTTACAACCTCTATTACCAGCCCGGATGAAGATGACGGCGACCCTTTTATTGTAATAAAGGTGCTTGAGCAGGCTAAAGACCGTGAGCTCGCCAAGATAGACAGGCAGATACAGGAGCTTAGGACTAGACGCAATAAGCTTGTTGGAGTAAGCTACTACAAGCTAGATGCTGGTGTTTATCCGGATGTCTATTACCGAGCGAAAGATGGTGTCAGGTTGCAGATGTTCATTGATGACGTTTGGAAAGACTCCCAGTACAAGACAGCGGAAGACTTCGAAAGGACGTACTACACTTCATATAGCACTGTTACTTTTGCTGATCTCCCGGAGACAATTAAAAAACACGAGCGTGATTGCGAGTGAACTAAATTCAAAAAATATCTATATATACTACCGCCTAAGGAGCGATTATGCAGGGGACAGCAAAAAACCTAGTCTATGTACCGCTGATTGCCGCAGCTATTCTATTTGCACAGGGTTGCGATGCTATGACCGACACATCTGCTCAGGATGCTCAGCAAATGGGTTTCTGCTCTAACGCAGCTGGTGATCGTGTATCTGATGACGATTGCGGCGACTACGACGACCAAGGAATTGCTCTTGCTCCTGCACACCCGGGCTACTACTACATGTGGATGCCCATGAATAGCCCTTACAACGTTCCACCTATGGGGCAGCGTTATCCGTCAACCATTGGTAGCAGAACAGTTCCCAAGGGAACTCCGATTGCAAAAGGAATTCCTGCTACCGGTGGTTCTCCTAGCGCAATTCAGCGCGGGGGATTTGGAATTAAGTCCGGTACTACTGGTGGTTCTGCTAAAGGCGCAACCGGCGGTAGTGTTGGCGGAAAGTCAGCGGGGAGCTAATGGGATTTATAAATAGAGATTCTGGAATGACCTGTGGGCGATGTTCTAAACTGACAGGAAATAATCATCAAGGCCATTATTGGTCCTATTGCAAGGTCACCAAGAGCCTTCGGAAGTTTCACTTTTGTTGTCCGGATGACTGTGAACTTGAAGAACTAAAGCCGGACGAGAAATAAATATAATCAAAGGAATCTAGTGAACAAGTTTGAAACAAAAGATAGCGGAGAACGTGAGGAGTACGCTAGTGGTATGCGTCGGGATACTCAGGATGGGAAACCAAACTTCGGCTTGACGCAGCCACTAGCTGTACCCTACGATGAGCAGATGCTTACTCGCTTTGCAGCATTGATGACCCGGGGAGCCGAGAAGTATGGAATTCGCAACTGGGAAATTGCAAATAGCGAAGAAGAATTAGAAAGATTCAAGGGTAGCGCATTCAGACACTTCCAGCAATGGTATTGCGGGGAAACGGATGAAGATCACGCAGCTGCTATTTGGTTTAATGTCATGTGTGCTGAGTTTGTTAAGGGTAGGCTTGCTGGTCTGTGGTAGGTCTTGTGCTAATTTTATTGGTCTGCTAGGCTACCTCTACTACCAAGGAGGCAGCCATGGAAAATCCACGTCTGAGTTGGCTAGACCAGCAACGTTTGATTGCAGAGCGCGATCTATACAGGAAGTTGCTTGAGGAAACCCAAAAAGAGTACGAGGACTTCAAAAAGCTGCACCAATATTGTTCACCCGATTTGCCTGACCTAGACAACATGGAGTTTTAATGGCTATTCTTTTATTGGTGATCATTGGGGTGCTAGCTTACGGTGTCCCCGCCACAATTATTACTCGTGCATATTATATGCAAGTAACAAAAACTATTAAAAAGCGTGCATATGACTTCGCTAAACGCAATTCAGAATACTCAAGTAATGTCGATTCTTATTACTTGACTATGGTGCGCGTCATGCGTTTTTGGTTGGTCATCAAATGCTTGCTCTGCTTTATTTTTTGGCCAATTGCCGGTACCGGAATGTTTATTACTCGGGGTAAAACCAAGGAGGAAAAGCTTGAGGAGCTTAGGCAGGCCATGCGTGAACTTTTGCTCAAGGATATTAAATATTGGAAAAATCAAGCAAAGCTTCCTGGCATGGGAGAAATCGCAGCGATGAATATTGACATCCTCAACCAGCAGATCTTGTCCTTATCAAGGGTAGACAATGACTAAAGAATATAATCCTCCTCCACCCCGCTCGGACCTTCGTTGGTTGGGTGTTGACCTGGATGGCACGCTAGCCGAACCAATATGGACTCCAGATAATCCCACGAGTGAAATTGGTAATCCGCTTCCTAATAACGTTGCAAAACTTAAAAGGGCGGTTGCTAAAGGATTCAAGGTGGTTATTCATACTTCTCGCCCATGGACTGATTACGAGCATATTGAGTATTGGCTACGCTTCCATGAAATTCCTTTCAAGGAAATCCAGTGCGGGAAGCCACTTTATTACCGTTATATCGATGATAGAGGTTTTCATGCCGATGAAAATAATAATAGTTCCGAGTGGGTGTAGATACTGCGGCTTAGAAAAGCGATTGCATTATCGTTGCTGGACTGATGCCGCCGGTTGGCATCAATATACTGAACCAACCTCCCAACAAATTAAAGCTAGAATGCTAGAACGGAGAAACAGTGGCCAATGAAACTAAGTGGAAGACTACCTTTATTCCACATGGCAAGCGCCCGGTATCCTTTAGCTATTCTGGCAAGGATGCCGAGAGTCAAGCAAGGAAGACCTTTGATTATAATCGAAAGCAGGTCGGTGAGTCTAAGCTGGAGCGAACAGGCCCTAGAGGTGGATGGGTGATGATAAATCACATTTTCAAAATCAAGTAGTTGACTGCCCTTGACAGGGCTGTTACGCTAGGCTCATGCCATTCATATATCAGAAGCCAGTGAGCGAGCGGGTGACCTTCATTCATCGGGTCACCTGGTTCGACACTGTCCTATGGATGCTATGGCGTACTATCCTATTCATACTAGCTTGCATAGGGTGGGTGCTCAAGCGTGCGTGGATAGTCCTGTGTTGGCTGTACGAGCTGCTACGCTATCGTAGACTCACCAGAAGCTACAAGGACTACGACGGAGACCTGTGATGCTCAATAGCCTAGAGGCCAGGATCTTTCACGAGGTTTTGCTAGTGCACCTAGCAAGACAGCATGACGAGCTGGGGAGGTGCATTGAGTGTACCTGTGACTTCAAAATAGAAGTTGAATTCATGAGCTACCGGGAGCACCTGGCAGTGGTGCTAGCAGCCTGGATGAAAGCTAATGTATGCTAGAATTCAAATATGCTTCAGATATTAATTAATGCAGTCCTGTTATTGATTGAGCTTGGTATTTGCGCTGCCGCCATAGTATGGCGGGTAAAGGGTAAGCGTCCCGTCCTCAATGCTATTTTAGCAATAGTGGCAATGCTTGCCTTCTTTATCACTGTCGGTGCAATTACCATGCCCGAATGTCATCTTGTTGGCATTAGCATAGTATGTCCAGGATAATTTTGCGATTATAAATCTCCAGGTGTACACTATAAAAGATGGCTAAGCACCGAGCACCACGTAAATTAAGTTTTACGGCAATCGCCCTGCCGCTCTTTCTTGCTATCTTGGCAGTACTAAGCATACTTAACTTCTCGCAAATTCGCCAGGGTGGACTAGATCATGCCATTCCTCCCTCAAATAGTGTACCTGCACAACCATCCTCCACGCCGAGTCCTACTGGTGTGTCCGTACCTAGTTCTACCAATGAGGATGTGGCCACTACAGCTCCCAAAAATGCCGGGATGCAGAATCCCCCGGCTGGAAATAACAGTGGTGTGAAGCCAATTGCACCCCCAAAAACTACAATTGCTCCTCCCTTGCCATTGCCTACCGTAGAAACTAAACCTCTGTTAAGCTTGGACAACGGAGTAGAGCTGAATATTCCATTATTAAACCTGGGTATTACTCTAGCTCCCTTAAAATAGAAAGGCAGTTCGTGGAACATGTAAAGTTTGATTCTATCCCTCGTCTTTATAGAAAGGCAGTTTATACCGAAAAGATTGACGGCATGAACGCCGCATTGGTAATTCAAGAATTCGATAAAGATCTTGCCGACCCAGACATGTTCCCTGTTATAACCAGCAAGGGATCTTTTTTAATGGGCGTACAGTCTCGCACAATGACTCTTGGATCAGGCAATGATCTCAGTGGCCTATGGAAGTGGGCATTTGAAAATTCCGGACCGTTGGCCTTAACTTTAGGAGTAGGTAGGCATTATGGAGAATGGTGGGGCCAAGGAATTCAAAGAGGCTACCACCAGAAGCGCAAGTACTTCTCTCTATTTAATACCAAGCGCTGGACCTCCGAAAACACCAAAATGGTTGACGGGTTGCAGGTTGTTCCTGTACTCTACGATGGAATTCACAGCGACCAGCAGGTTTACTACACTCTTGAGCGCTTGCGCGTTGAAGGGTCGATAGCTGCAAAAATGGTTGACGACAGAAACCTTGACTTCCGGGCGGAAGGACTGGTAATCTGGCACACAACGTTGCAGCAGTACGCTAAGGTCACCCTAGATGGTGATGGCCACAAGGGCGCTGCAAAACCAAGCATTACCGAATTCAATAAGCTTTTCGGTATCAATGTCTAGCAAAGGATTAAAAATGGAACAGATCAAGCTTAAGTCCGAGGTTAAGGATCCTTTCGTCAAAGCTCTCACCAGCGGTGAATATCCTCAGGGTCGACTCCAGCTTCGCACAAACGATGGCCGCTATTGCTGCATTGGTGTGCTCACCGATCTTGCCGCTAAGGCTGGTGTGGTGGTGTGGGACGATAATTTGGAGTGCGGCTCTGCCAGGTTCAGGTTTGGAATTATCGGCGAAAACGGATATAAGGAAACCTGCGTTATGCCCAAGGCAGTTGCCGAATGGGCATTCGAAAAGGCTCCCGATGCGCGTGGCGATGTCCCTTTTATTGATGAAAATGGGGTCCAGGTCGACACTATGATGGCCATGAATGACACGCAGGATGCAGGCTTTGTAGAGATTGCAGCCAAGGTAGAGAAGTATCTCTAATGGTTAATCAGGAAATCATGCTTACCATGCAGGACATGGCTTTGGGTTTACAAAACCAAATTGATAAGCAAGGTAGGCCCATGACACCACAGGAAGTTGCAGCGGTAGCCATGGCATTTGCATTACAGCAGTCGGCGCTTTGGCTACGTGAAACCCTTGGTAAGTCGGCAGATGAAAGATTAGACCAGTCCATTTTGCTACTAAGGCATCACGAGTCTTTGTTGAATATGTAGGAGCGTTAATGTCCATATTACTTAGCGTAAATTATATTTTGCGTTACGTTTACCCCGGGGATTACTCAGGCTATTTAGCTGATTCTTGGGAAGCCGGGTATTGTTGCAATGATATGCATATTACCGGCAAACCATTTGACCAGTGGAATGATGAGGTTATTGCAGGTCCAAAACGAGATGAAAATAGATATAAAGATCTGCTTGCTGACGTTAAGCTTAACGGATTCAAGAATGAGATTTATATTGATCTAGATAATTCCCACCGAGTTTTGGCCAACGGACATCATCGTTTCTATGCTGCATGGGATTTGGGACTAACCCATATCCCTGTAGGATTTAGGACTGCCAACTTTGAGAAAAGCATTGGTCGTAGATACATTAAGGAAGATGGCGTTAATCGTCTATTAGCTGCGTATTAGCCAAGTGTGTGACCTTAATGTTATAATGTATACTCGGGGGATAGAAATATCAATACTAGGAGGATACATGTTTAAAAATAGCAAGCAGGTCAGGTCGAGAATTTTGGCAGGGGCTTTTGCAGCATTGGTAACAGCAGGCTTGGTAGTTAGTACTACCGAAGATCCAAAGCCAGTCCAAGTAGCTGCCCCCCTGCCTATTGTAAAGGTTGCACCGAGAGCATTTATTGATCGTGAGACACCTAAGATTTATAAGGTTCCAACGGTTGCTGTTCTTGAAGTTAAGGAAGTAGCAAAGGTGGTAGCGTTGGCGCCCAAGCCAACGCCAAAGCCCAAGGTTATTCCAAAGAAGCCAGTTACCCAAAAGGCTAAGCCAAAGGTTCAGTCAAATGTAAATGGTGGAGTGTGGGACCGGATTGCACAATGTGAATCTGGTGGCAGATGGAATATTAATACAGGAAATGGATATTATGGTGGTCTGCAATTTAATCAGGCCACTTGGAATAGTGCGGGCGGGCAAAAGTACGCTGCACGGGCTGATCTAGCAACCAAAGCTGAGCAGATCGCTGTAGCGGAGAATCTTCGTTCCAAGCGGGGCTTGCAGCCTTGGGAGTGCGCTGGTAAGCTAGGACTACGCTAGCAAGTCGCTAGGTAACAATTAACAGCGAAAGGGAGATCCTAACCGGTCTCCCTTTCCTTATTTGGGAGGTAGGTATGTGCTTCTTGAAGCGTAATAAAGATAAAAAGCCTAAGCGTGTCAGAGTAGTGCTACATGACGGTAAGAAGCTCACTCCGCAGCAGGAAGCGCGGCGGAAGAAGGCACTTCGTGATCTTGGAAACCAGCAAACCCTTAAAGAATTTGGTGGCAAATGAGCAAGACACCTGATAAGGTGCAATGCGACAAGTGCAAGGATAAGTTTGGGAGCATGAAGCTCTTTCTAGAGCATCCTTGCGCCAAGAAGGGTCTTCATCCCCATGCTATTAAAATTCCTTCACAGCGATGACTATGCGAGCGCAAATCATCCGGTCACAGACCTTGACGAACTGGTTCGGACTGGGATAGAGTACTAGTGTACCGAGCACCAAAGAGGGAGTCAAAATGGCATTGTTTCGCGGACCTGATGCAAAGCATGCACAGGATTATGTTGCAAAAAAGGGTGGACAACCAGACAAGCCTAAAGTAACAAAGAAGGTAGTTAAGGTGGCTAGCGCCAAGGCCAAGGTGGGTGCTAAGGTAGCAGTCAGCAAGGTTCGTAAAACCGCTATAAATCAGCTGAAGAAAAAGAATCTTGCTGCTAATAATGAAGATCGTTGCATCCGCCCTGGCTGTAAGTATAAGCCTTGGAAAGGGTCGCACGTTGGTTTTTGTTATGATTGCGAACGTAAATACTAATTTAATATAACCAACAATAACTAAACTACAAGAGGAGTTAATATGGGTTGGGGAAGCGGCACAGGCCGGAATAAGCGTACCGGCAAAGAACGCGCCAAGGCTGGCCTGCAAATGGCCAAGAAGCTGACTATCAGTATTCCTTCTGGCAAGATTTCGAATATGAAGAAGGTTGAAGCTCTTAAGGGCGTTTATAAGACTCGTATTCGCAAAGGTCAGTGTCCGTGGTGTAGTAAAACCATGAATAAGCCAGGATACATGCACACCAAGTGTGCCAAGGAGATGTGCGAGTCGGAAGCCGATCAGTACATCGTCAACACCGATGTCGACAACAATCCCGTTGAACCTTATACTTCCGATGGCCGTAAAAAGATCAACATCCGTTGGGATGAGCCTGGATTTAAATGGTAGGCAAAAGAGTTGTTAACTCTCCTCCGTCACCCTATTTCCCGGCAAAGAGTCGTAGAAGCAGGAAGACCACAGATATCCAATGTGATATCTGTGGGCAGTACTACACCAAAGAAACAGCCATTAAAGAATGCTACGAATGGCACATAGGAAATAGATAGGATAACATGGCAGACGAAATTACATATGAGGTATTTGTGAATGAAAAGATTCAGGATCGTGGAAGCGATAAGGACGCTGCTATCAAACTTGGTCGAAGGCTAGGTAGAGGAGCAAGGTCTGGCTTCATCGTTGTAAATGAATTGAAGAATGGTAAAACCACGCTCATCTTCCGATGCAACAATGGCAAAGTAGGTTAGGAGCCACAATGGCAGATAAGTATGATCTCTATATTAATGACATGAAGGAAACAACCGACCTGAGTAAAATTCGTAAGAACGCCCGCAAGTTTGGTATCCGTGGCTCTAGGGTCAGGGTCGTTCGTAATGGTAAGGTTCTTTTCAAGATGGAGAATAAGAAGGTTAGCATCAATGAATTGGGTCTTTAATGGCCGGACGTACGGATCGTAGAGCAAATCCACAATTCATGGTCGTAGCTGATAATAAAAGATGGGGTAGCACTGAGCCATTGCGCTATGAGGAAGCAATGGCCAAGGTTAAGGAGCAACTAAACTCTAAACCCAGGCCGAAGGTTATGGCTTTGATTAAGGTTAGGCCACATAAACGTAATCTAATAGTGAATAAGTGGATTAAAGGGAAGTAGTTAAATAATGGAAAGCATATGTCCTTGGTGTGGCATCGCGGACGACCATTCCGACCGATGCCACACCCGCCGGAAAAGAAGAGCATGGAGGAGGAAATGAGTTACACGCTATACAGGTATGAAACAGATCAGGGAAGATTTATAATTAATTTTGCCACTGACAATAAAAAGGCCGTTATAGACAAATTAAATGTAAATAAGGACATGCTATATCAAATCCAATTAGCCGATAACAGCGTGATGGAAGGCATGGGTCTAGAGCTAGTAAAAGAACTAATTAAAAGGGATGAAAACAGTGCAGTGGAAGGCCATTACTGATTGTCCAGGCTGGGAAGTAAATAGTAAAGGAGAAATACGTAGCTGGCGGAAGGCAGGCCGAGGGAATACGCTAAGGGCAGAGCCTAAGCCAGTAAAGGTTTTCAGAAATGTGCAAACTGGATATCTTCAGGTAGGTTATTTCCTGGAAAAGGGTAAGGTGTTGAACACGTATGTTCACCAAATGGTGGCAAACGCTTTCCTGGAACCAAAGCCTGATGGAGCCTGGGTGTGTCACAAGAATGGGAATTATCTAGACTGCCAGGCATCCAACCTCTATTGGGGAACACCAAAGAGTAATGGGGAGGATGCCAGCCGACATGCTACCGAAGTTAAGTTCGTAAAGAAAGAATATGTAGATGAATTGACTTTGAGGGCGAAGAAATTCATTGCAGATAATGCCGAAGAATTTAGTATAAATGAAGATGTGGTATTCAGGATACTTTTGGGGAATCAAATCCAAATCTACTAAATGAAATATGGTTATTGCTCAAAAATAATGTAGAATATCTAAAAATCTATAAATAAAATGTAGATTTTGTAAATAAAATGCCGTTTTAATGTAGCTGAACGGAAGTGCAGCATGAATTGGATCATAGGTAACCTAAACAATAAGGATGCTCCAACCCCTAATCCTTTTGGAGACTACACGCTTGTCCTTGGAGATAAGTATTTGGTGACAGCATGTGCTGATTTCACCCGGGCAGAACTAGAAGATCTTCGTAATGCCATTCAAGATGTACTAGCAGGAGAAGACATGCGAGAAGGAGTATATGGTGCGTCGTAAGGAACTCAAACCGTTTGACTTCGTTCGAATCTGCCCACCAGATAGATCCCTAACCTATTCGGTCGTAAGCGTTGACCTGATGTATGGTGAGGCTGTAGTGTCAACATGTGTAAAGCTCACCGACATTGCACAGGTGCTTAACCTCACTACCGCCGAATATGAAAGGCTGGCCACCTAATGGGTACTAGGATTACCGAGATTAACAAGGAAAGAAACACTAGTCTTACAGTAACTTTTTGGAGTGAAGCACAGCAAGCCAGGTTTGAGCTTAAGATGTATTTTAGGGGCACCAGCGTGTCCATTAAGGCATCCCGGCATTTTCTCGGGGGTAATCTTGATTTGCCCTACGTGGTATTCGAGCTAGAGGAATTCTACGAATGGATTCGTAAGGATCCAATGTTTAACAATGGTGGGTTTTATGGAATGCTCGAATATTGTATCGAGCAATTCCAATTCCCTGAATGGGTTAGGGAATTTAAAAACGCCATGATCTAAATACAATTAGCACTACCATTCAACCGCACTACTTCTAGGCTACCGGCTAATTATTATTAGAGCAACCGGCGCACCACAGGATTGCTTTAATAATACGTAAAACCCTTAGCCACTAAAGTTATACCGGCTAGGGGTTTTGTCGTTTACCAGACCTAACCTACAGGGTACTACGTGGAAATAGGGGAACCTAAACCTTTGTGCTCCGTGAAAAATTGTGGAAATCGTAAAAGAATTGGCGCGGTGAAAATATCCCCCAACTCCCCGTGAATTTTGAGCCCTATCGTAATACTTTCCACAGCCCCCGTGTATTTTAGGCCCCATCGTAAAAGGGGGTTTCCTGGCCAGCAGCCCGCCGCGAGTCAGGTTAAAAACAAACCAACCGCTGGCGCGGTTGGTAAATCACAACCATTCAGCGCGGTTGGAAATAAACCTACATTGATAGCTGTTAGAAATTCCCAAACGGTAGAGCTAGCCCGTTGGTTGGTAACCAAATTGAGCGATACATACGTCTGTTTTATAAGGATGTATAAAAATATACGTTATAACTTTGAGACAAATATCTAGCTAGACGTCTAAGGCTCTCAGATCCACGCTAGCTTGATCAACATGCTTTTAGGTACATCCACCCTAGCTACCGCGCGTTCGTCGATTCTGGTGCATTGCCGCAGGTCACAGGGTTTTTGTTGATCTTCAAAACATCGTTATATACGTCGTTATCCAAAAGAGCTTGACACTTGACTTTTCCTAGCTTCGCATGGTTAGCTTAGGAATTTTGGGTTTTCCGTTTTGCTCGATAACGATTTAGGAATTTTGCTTGTGTTGCGAGCTTGCATGGTGTATCACGCGCCCTCGCGCACAACGCGCGTGTCACGTGCGCACACACGCGGTTCCTTACTACCTACGTAGGCTTTAACCCTACGCACGTCCTACCAGCACAAAGCCCGTAGACCCCCCTAGCTTGCCCACAGATTGATTTTTAGCGCTTGCTACGCGTGAACCCTCGACTAGGAACTTTTAAACGCTTAAAAGGGCACACAGCCGGTTACCGCGCTGTGATAAACGGATGTATGCATCGCTGAAAACAGGAATTCTTCCTTTTAAACGTTGCTTTACAGGAAAATTTACGGTTTTAAACGTTTGTATTAGCCCGTACGGGTGACAAAAAAAGAAAAAGCTTGCATCGCGTTGACCTGCACAAACGTAGTTGATCATGGCCTTGACCTGCATAAATGAAGATCAACACGGGTTGCGGTTTGGGGTTGCCATGGGTTAGTGTTCTCCTATCACCACAGCAACACACACGGTGGCTCTACCCGGGTAGCGCGGTTCGACTCCCCTACCCGGGGTTCCGGAAACCAAAGGCGGGTACACGCTCGCAAAGGGAATCGTCCCCCACATCGGACACTAAAATATACGGTCTAGTTCCCGGGAACGAACTAGGACAATCGAGTAGCTAAGGTTCATTCCGACCCGCTTAGGTTGTCGCCTAATAAACGAAGGATTAGGCAGAAACGAATAAGGTACGCGACGATATGAGCGTACGGTCGTATTAAAGATGCCGCTAGCAACTAGGGCAGGCTGCGATAAGGGGAGTGTAGTTTAATGGCAAAACACGCATTAAATATACTTTGCGAGATTCTGGGTCAATACCGGACACTCCCACAAAACAATTGTTTCCTATGAAAGGGAAATTAAATGAATAAAGAAACCTCCCCTAGCATGCGTTATTACCACATTCGCAAAAGTGCCGCTAACAATTCCTGGTATATCGCGGAAAATGGTTACATCTTCCTAGAAAATTTTGCATCGATTGAAGATGCAAAAGAAACGCTTAAAGCTTTGTATGCCAAGACTGGGGCAGACTTAGCAAATATGAGCGTTGAAGTTCACTTTTCCTAAGTGAGTATCGGGTATTCATTGGTGAGTATGAAGTTGTGGCATCGCATTATGCGTGCAAAGGGCAACATTGAATGGCGTAGTGAGCGCTGGTAATAGGGAGTATTGAAGTGAAACAAAGCATTATCACGGAATGCACAATGCAAACGTTTGATTGGGACGAAATTTGTTCCATTCACGATTGCCTACACACTCGGTTGACCCTGGAAAACCTGAATGCCGTTGCGGGTATGTGGCGCATGGTTATTCACGGTGATTTCTTGGACGGCGAGTTACATAAATTCGATATTGAATTCGCAACGTTGCGTCACGCTTGCAACTTTTACGACGTTTGCGAAAACGATTTCACAATCGAATTTCGCGACAACCCACCGAAAAGCTTTACCGACCCGGTAACGCTTACGGTGTGGCAAGCCTAATTACTTGACTAATTGGCCTCGACTCTGATTAGTCAGAGTGTGCCTAGTGTTCAATCAGTTTGCCGCTTTAACTAGCGTGCGAGCACTAGGTACGCTCCGAAAAATCAGCTCTAATAGAGGAGAAAATAAAATGGCAACGGCGTCGGTTATCGCATGGGAGACAACGGAAGAGTACCCGCAGGACAATCCGAATTGGCAGGAATTCACTATCGGCAAACCTGTACTCGTTAGTGCTAGGGATGCTTACTCCGTTTCGGAGCACCCGAAACGGCATCTAGACGAGCTGGGTAACAGTGCCGCTAGTTTGGTTGGTGAAACCATGACAGTTTATGACGTCATGATTCCGGGGGTTGTCGAAAACCTTTACGAACTGCATAACGAGGGAATCGAAAACGACACGTTGCTTATCGTTGTGCGACGCGTGGCAGACTCGGTTCACCTGGTAAACGTTTGGGTTGAAACTAGGTGAGTAGGCTAGGTGTGATCCTAGTGGTTATGTCCGCACCATTTTTCATCTATCCGTCAATTGCAATTGCGTGGCTAGCGGTTGCAATAATATTTTCGGTGATTAATTGGTATCTAAATAAATTAGATGCCACTAACTAGTGTTCAACCTGGCACACATTGGTGAGTATGTGTGTCTTATTGTCCACCTAGTTAAATAAAGGGAGAAACAAAAATGTCTTACAACACTGGTGACGTTGTCCGTATCGGCAAGGGCAAGGTTGAGTACACGGTTTTTGCTCACCCTGACACCCCTGTCAACCACACCCGCGTTTCCTCGCACAACACGGGTAAGGGTTCCTTTGTCGAAACGGCAAAGCTCACGCTTGTCACTGCCGCACCGGTTGCCGCGCCGATTGCGGTTGTCGAAACGGTTCCGGACGTGACCGCTAGCCCGGTTGAGAAGATCCTGGCAGTGTGGGAAGTCGAGTTGATTACCAGCACCGACGACACGCGTCGTTTCGTGTTGCTGGTCGACAACGTTCCTACTCTGTTCAAGTCGTTTGGTGCCGCCGCTAGCGCGCTGGTAATCCACAAGCGAAACGGTTTCAACCACGCTGCCATCGATCACAACGGTGTGCGCCTGGTGACCCGTAAGGCTGCCTGATAGGTCCATACAGACGTTAACGGGTTGCGGTTGGACACGAACACCAACCGCACCCGTTGATCTTGCTAGAAAGGATGTCAGGGTGTCGGAACGTCCAACGTTTGATAGCGCGGTAACCTGCCTGAATGACTATGTAAAGCAGAATCGAGAGCAGCGAATCGGGCAAGCGTACTTCAATGCGCTTTATGGAATTCTCCCTGAATTCGCAAATAAAATTCGGGCTACGAAATTCGATCCGTTTCACGACGATACGCGGATTGGCGCTTTCTTTAGTGCGCTTAGCGATCACCTGACTAAAATCGGGTATTGCTGGAAGTGCCGCGAACCGCTTTACCCGGATACCAAATTTGACCTCGTTTCTATTCAGGGTGTCATGCATTACCAGCACCAATAATTTGAAGGGTAAATAAATGCCTACGTTGTCGGAAGAAATCACCCACCTAGTTTCCGCTTGGATCGAAAGTGACCAGCCGTATTACCATCTAGCCCGTGACATTGCGAGCTATGACGTTTCGGCAATGGCTGCCATCCTTACGGAAGTTCTTAAAAGTGCCATGCCTGCCACTGCGGCGTGGCATACCGCACGCGAATTGTCCGCTGCCGATTACGACAAGGTGAATTGGCAAGAAATTGCCGATACTCTTTTGGCGGAATGAAAGGGAATGATGAAAATCACAACCAACGGTGTCCCTAGGCTGGTAATCGATGGATATCAGCTAACGGCAACCGAACGCGCGCAACTCGATTACATCGATTGGGATGCATACGATCGTGGGGAAGCTATTAGCGCTGAATTCTTTCGGTATCGTGGCGAGCTATACGATATTCACGAATTCGAGCGCTCAACTATCGATGGTTGGGATGGTATGCAATCGGATAGCTATTTCAGCGCAACGCTATTCCGATACGTGCGAGACGGTGACGACATTGATAGCGACCGTGTAATTGTTGGTAGCTACTACTCCGGATAGATGGAAGGAATTACTTTGTACCCTCTCAATGAGCACATTGAATTCGCACGGCAAGCGGGTTACCTCGATTTCACGCTAGCCGAACTGGAAGCAATGCCCACCCTTTCAGCTGCCCAAACGGCAGACTTGAAAATCGATTCCGACGGCGGTACCGAAAGGGTATGGCTCGAAAGGGTCGGTGCGGATAGCGGAATGGAATACGACAATAAGGTCACTGTCGAATTCTATCTACCGTATACCGGTTGGTTTATCGTTGCCGAATATGAGGCGGAATGATATGTCAAAATTCGACCAAACCGAATTGTCCGTGTGCCTGGTTTGCATTCACATCCTGGCAAACGGTGAATTTAATGATGGTACGGACGCCGCTGAAAAGTGCTCGGCTAAAATGGTCGCTATTTGGGGGAGTGATACCCAACATATTTCAGCGGGTGACAAGGATCTAGGCTTTTGCACGTCTAGTTGTGACACGTGCGGCGACACTTATCACGGTGACCGGTTCCAGGCAATTGCTTTAATTCCCAAATAGCTAGGTAGTCCCTAGTACGGTCTGTATGGACGTAGCCGCGAAAGCAACTAGGGACACTGCGCATAAGCGCGAACAATAACGGGAAAAGGAATAGCGAATGTTTATTTATAACGTTAGGTATGTGGCTCTTTCTACCGGCCGTCCTTCCGTTCGTCGCGTGTTTGCGGACAACGTTAAAAAGGCTCTTGCTAAATTCCCCGCTACCGAATATAGCGTGCGAGAAGTCAACCGCGTGGTTGCCGTTCGCCAGACCACAGTCAAACTCGTTATTTCCGAGTAGCTTTTATCCATTCAATTAGAATAAAAATAAGAGGAGATTTAAAATGGCTGAAATTGAAATCAACGATCACGCTACCGCTAAGACCATTGCCGCTACCTACGGTGTCAAGTGGCCTGCCGGTCAGGGCCGTCACCCGGTTGTGGCGCTCTACAACGCGATCGTTGCCGCTGGTGACACGGTGACCGGTTCCTACGTTCCTAATCCTAAGGCGACGCTTAAGCCTGCCGCACCTGGCGCACGTGACTACGCAATTTCGCGGACGGTTATGGTCGAACGGAAGACTAGCAAGGGCACTCGCAAGATGCCTTCGAAGGAAACAATCACGGTCAACGTTCGCGAAATTCGCGAGCTGATGTCAAACACGGGTGTCCGTGGAAAGGTTGCCAAGTCCACCATTCTGGGAGCGCTTGCCGCATTGCGTGCGGCAAAGGATAGGACCACTGACTGGTCTGATGACGATATCGCCAGTGCCGTTATCAAGCCTATTCCGGTCAAGGTCCCTAGCAAGTCCGCTAAGGCCGCTGTGAGCAAGGCTAAGCCTGCCGCTAAGCCTGCCAAGTCGCAGAGTAAGGGCAAGGACGCTACGGCGGTTGTGGACGCTGCCAGCGTGGCGGATAGCCTGCCGGAAACCGCTACCGCGTAGCTAGGCGCAAATGTGGCTAGGTTGCGCTAGGAATTGCTAACCACATTCCTAGCGCTTCCTATACGCAACAATGCGTGTTAGGGGAAAGGGTTTTGCAATGGATATCTTTACTTGTGATCAGAATGATTGCGATAACTTGGACGTCACGCGCACATGTTCCGAGTGCGCAGACGTTCCGGAAATTTCAACCAATCGGCGCGCGGGTATTGCAATTGCTCGCGCTTTCCGCGCGGGTATCGAGGTTGAAAGCTTTTACGGGGTGAACGCATGATTGATTCATTCAAATATGAGGGCCCGCGTACCGAAATTGAATGCAACATGTTCGGAGTTGCAAGCGGTTATGAATGGGCGTTTCAGGACTACGCCAGTGCAAGCGAAGGATTGCATAAGCGGGTACCGGCCGGTTGGGCTTATGCGTGGTTGGAATACAACCGGCGCAATGAATCGAGAATGTCTATTCAAATGGCGTTCCCAATGTGGCGCGCGGACGGCACATTGCCGGGGCTGGATTAGATTCTAAGCGCTTTAAATGGCCTAGGGGTAGTGAGAGTGTCCCTAGGCGGTTTTGGTCGCTTACAATCGACATAGGAGAAATAAAATGACTGATGGATTCTCGTTAAACATTGCTACGTCCGGCGTAACGTTTGATGATGCACGCAATTTTACCGTTGCGGAAATGCTGCGCGACATTGCGGAATTGCTGGAAGACGACGTGTCAGGCGGCAATATTCGCGACGCTAACGGGAACACGGTCGGTAGCTTTGGATTCTCTAGCTAACGTTCTAAGCGCTTTAAATGCGTTGGGGGGGGTGAGAGTCCCCTAGCGCGTTTTGGACGCTTACAACCCAAATTATAGGGAGTGGAATAGCCTTTGTATAACATTCGTGTTGAATTCTGGCAGGGCAAGCCTGGTAAATTCTCCAATGTCACAACCGAATATGTCGACATTGACGGGTTGAATCATCTAGTGATCAAAAGCGGTTCAAACATTGTTGCCGAATATCCGGAATCAACCGTTTATGACGTGACTAAAAAGGTTGCGCCAATCAAGCGCACTAAGGTTGTCCAGAATGCTCATACCCGGTGATCTATTCGAGGTACCAACACGAAACGGCAAGGCAGTAAGGAAGTGCCTAGCTAAGGCGTGGCAAGACAAACACGGAATATGGCATGTGCCATACGATGGGGGAGAGTATCAAGGTACAGAGCTACCTAGCCCCCTTGGCTATGCTCCCTTTTGTTGGACTCGCAACGAACGCTATTACGAATAGGGGTAAAAATGACTAGTGAATTAGCTTCCTACGTCCGGGCTGGTATTGCCGTACTGCCCGAACACATCCGAGAAGAAATTGCGGATGCTATTACGGTGGACGGATTTAGGATCAATATCAATAGTGTGCATAATTGCGTACTGGGTATTGGTTACGTTTCGTGGCAAAGGGGAATGCGTAAGCTCGGACAGTTCGCCTATAGTAACGAGGGCGAAGAGTGGTCACGCGTACACGGATTCAGCGCGGGGAATAATGACTACGATATGTACGGCACCATTGCCGAAAGTGAGCGGCGTGGCGTAGAGCTGGAATACGTTGCACGCGTGCTCGCACGTATGTGGACCTATTACTTTACTCGGCTAGCCAACGGTTAAATGCTTTATTGCTATTAGGTGTTGAGTCCTAATAGCGATATGGCCTTTAAACAATGGAAAGGGAATACATATGATTAACCTTAACGGTAAGACGGTAAGGATCAATACGGGCACCCCGCTTTTCGGCCAGGATAGCGCTGAAAACACCCTGATTATCGAGGCACCTTGGCAGGATATCGCGGGTAAGGGATGGATGGACTCCGCCGCGCAAGGCAATATGGCCGCATTCAATTACATGACGCGCGTTCGTGCTAATGATCTGCCGTACGATAATGACGTGGTGTACGGCAAGACTCCAAACGGCCTAGGGCACCTTATCCACGTTTCTGAAATCGTCTAGGTACTTTATTGCTATTGGGGTGGCGCCCAATAGTTTTATGGACCCTAAACAATGGAAAGGGAATTGACAATGTCTAAGAACCTTAGTGACATTATGGAATTTGATCACGTGATACGGGTACACGTTGGCGGCACGATTAGTGAGCCTGCGAAGGTGTATGCGCCGGAAATCTATATTACGTCCGACGTGGACGGCCAAATTAGTGCGGCTGATGACGCGTATATGATCGAACGCGTTAAGGCGCAAGGTTGGGAATTGCTTACGGGCTATTCAGGCCAATATGGCTATTCCGGTCCGGTTATGCATCCGTCCGAATCAATCGGGGGAAGACTGGAAATGGATATTCGCAATACCCCCGGTTACTACGTTGCCCTTGTGGTTGACGATATCGACGAACTGAATACCAGTGACGACGATTACGAAAGCATCCCGGTTGGTTGGGCAGTAGCCTACCGCGAAACGGTCTAGGATCGATTCTAAGCGGGTTTTAGCCTAGGGTAGGCATAAGTTGCCACCCTAGGCTTTAAATCTCCCTAGAATCAAAATGAGAGGCAATGCCATGTATCGTTGGTTGACCTTGTGGGACGCTGAAAAGTCCGAGCCTGTCGACTTTGTTGTCTACGCGGACAATAAAGATACGGCCGTAGAGCTGGGTAGAAAAATGGTGCGAATCGTTTACGGTGTTGATCCCGTTCTCTTGAACATTAAAAAGCTCGATTAAACGGACTGCCTATTAGAATCAAAATGAGAGGGTAGGACAATGCTTTTTTTGCGGGTAGAGCACGGTAAGACCATTGATACCGCAACCGGTATCCACGCTGGCCCATACCGTTCGTCATATCACGATGCTTTAAACGAGCAACAAAGCGACGAATTGCATGACATGTCCAGTGTGCACAGCAATCCGTTTACCCATCCCGTTATGCATTATGAATTCGATTTAGAGTACTTTGCCGCTAAACAATGGTGTTGCGGTTTTATCGGAGCCGAGCAAGCCATACAGTGGTTTGAGGGCTATTTCAAATTGCTTGACGAAATAGGTTTCATGCTTAGTGCCTACGATTTAAATAGTGTGCAATTCGCTGAAAAGCAAGCTATTTGTTTGGTGAGTGAATTGAAAAGGGCGACACCAATTTCGGTCTATCCGTTAGCCCTGCTCAATTCAATTAGCGGGGGTATTAAATAAAGCTTTCGACCTATTGGAGGAAACGTTAAATGCCAAGATATCAAATAGAGCTAAAGCTGAATAATGGCAAGTGGCTCTATGCAGTATTGAACAGTTCGGACGCGCAACTGTTCAATAAAAAATTCGCGGGCCTAAAGGCGACTAATGCCCAATTCGTGTTTATTACCGATAAGGGCAAAAGCATAAATTTACGCGGGGGAGAATGTAAAAGCATTGTCCTAAGGGTTGTATAAGGGAATAGAGAGAAAGAACAATGGGAACGTTTATTACTAAGGTCCATTACGAGGGTACACGCAATACAAACTTTACTTTCGATAAAGCGGATAGGGAACTGGTAATTAACGGTTTTAAGGAAGCCATTGAGAAAGAATGGTTGTCGATTAGCTTCAAGGCATTAGGTGCCAGTAAGGAATTGATTATCCCTTTACGTGGGGTGACCTCCATAGAGGTATTTTAAGCGAGGGGTAGGGTGCATATAGGGTATGCATACGCATTATATGCGTATGCATATATCTATATTCTACTGTAGGCGCATACCTACTACATATGGTGTAGGGAATGAGGGAATATTGTATAAAGCAGATATTAATAAAAGCGTCGAAAAGCATTAAATAAAGGCGCATTTACCCCTAAAAAGCTTTAATTAACCCGCAAATGCATTAGAAAGGGCCTATATGCGTACAATAGCAAAGCCAATGTTTGTAATTATCTTTATTGCAATCATCATTCTTACCTACCTAGGTATGGATTGGGCCTTTGAATTCATTAAGGGCCTATTTAACTATAAGGCTACAGGGCACTAATCCTTTAATTGATTACTCTAAGGTGATATTGACCCTAGTCTGAAACAAACAATAATTACACACTGTTACATTAGCCTATATACGCGTCTATATGGGGGTGCTATAGGGAAAGGGTTGTATTAAGCTATACGCCTACTCCCCTACTACCCCCGCCATATACCCCTAGGTGTGTATATAGGACCATACAAGGGCATACAGGGGTACATACGCATGGTGTGTGTACGTAGGGCATGGGTGTATGGGTGCATAGGCAGGCTCATAGCTAGGGCATGGTGTGCATGGTGGTGTACATAGGCGTACATACATACACATATAGCTATGCATATATAATTAAATAGAATAGCAATACATATACCAATACCATTGTGCTAATAGGATAACGAGGGGTGAGTAGGATAGGGTATTAGCATTACTCTATTCTCTATTCATTCATAGTGATACATTCAATAGCTTAGCTCTATTCATTAGTATTGATCCCCGCATTTATTTTTAATTGAATACATATTCAAAAGAATGGCCCACCAATTGATTATTGAATGGGCCATTCATTGAATTAGAATGCGAATTAAAATGCCTCCGAATATGTAAAAAGAATTGATTACCATTCTTTTCTTTACAATTCACAATTCATTTAATGTGCGCACTATTTATTTAATTGTTTTTTCTTTCAACCCTACATCGTATACGTTACAAAGTTTGTATCAAAATGTTCCAATTAAAAAGTTACTTAAAGACTAGGACCCTTTGCGAATCTTTTTGTATCCGCTTAATTTGATATCCCAAATCTTTTGCTCGTAATGTCTTTTCAATTCAAGCAAACCGGGGACACTAGAAGCTTGTCCTAGCATTGTTTCTACATATCCTCGCTTGGCTGTATTTTTCACCAATAGGGCCATGCTATCCAGAATCGTATCTATTCCTTTAATGGCTGCCTGATAGTCTTCTATTTCCATTACTTCCTAAACCCCGGTTCTTCTATTGCTGCTCTAAGGTCATCTATTAGTCTAAGTTGGGACAATAGAATCAATTCCTCCCGGCTGGATTTTGTTTTCAAAAACTCCTCGCCGAGTTCTTCTTCTTTGTTATTAAGCCATACGTTTAGGCTCTGCTCAAAATCCATTATGGTCTCCATAATCTATAGAGCTTGACCCCACACCAAAGGATCCCAAGCCCAATTACTGCGAGGAATCCAATGGCAAAGGTTATGGTCATTACTAGCTGACTTCCGGCCAGCTGTTTACGCTACGCTTGTCTCGGTTTTCAGCTTCCCGGCTGATTTTGTTTCCTAGTGCTTGCCAGGTTGGTAAAGGGGTATCAAGCTTAGCAATATAGATATCTGCCTTTCCTGCTGGGTCAAAGCTTACCGTTGGCATGTTATTGCTAATGTAAACAAAGTACTTGTCGCGGAATTTAATAGCCGCTTCATGCCAGCCCGGCGACTTATCCAGCGTGGTATCCGCACGGTGTGCATCCCAACCTGCATTAGCAATCAAACCCCAAGCAGCTTCCAGCATATCGTCAACCAATTCTTTTTCCTTATTTTCCTTGGCTACAATCGAGTCCTTTTCCTGCTGGATTTCTAGCTGCTTAGTTAGGATGCTAAGCGTACGGCCGTATTCATTAATTTTGCGGCTGATATCGCGCGGGTTGTCACCACCAATTGCGTCCGACTTAGCGTTGGTGAATCGTACGGCAAGCGCAGCAATTCGGTATTCTAGACTGCTAATTGCTTTGGTTAGGTTTTCGGTTTGGGTCATTGTTTTCCTTTACTATTCAATTACCGCTTGTAAATTAGACCTCTAGATTTTTAATTACCTGATTGAGTTCGTTGACCAATAGAGCAAGCTGTATCGCTTCATCTGGATTAAGCTTTCCTTCTGCCAGGGTGGCCTCCCCCGCGTTTAAAATTGCCGCGAGCATATTCTCATAAAACTTTTTTAGATTCACTCTATTCCTCAAACAATTCATACTCAGCTATTCCGTAGCCCCGCCACACCAACGAATACTTTTTTATTTGGCTATCATCAATAAATTCATATTCGAAGGGCGGCGGATTTGCTACTTCTGTATGCCTACCTAGCAAAGGACCATTACGAAAATACCCAATGACCAGCTCCGAATTTGCTTTCGCAAGCTCAGCCACGATGCTTGATTTCATAGGTGGTAATCTTATTGTCTTCCCACTCAATACTAGTAGTTCCATTCTGACCGTGGATATATTGCACGTCCTCGATGGAATTGTAGAAGCTAATGCTTGTGTGCTCGGTAAGCCACGTCATTGCCACTAGACCATTATCGAATTCGGTACCCTGTGCGACGCGGCCTTCGCCGCTAATGCCGCTGGTATCCTTAGTCCTATTTAGCCAAAAATTACGCATTGTTTAATCTCCTATAAATTATTTTGTAATGCTTCTAGCTCCGCGTCCGATCGAGCTATGCGGTTATTTTCTAATGCGAAAAGAATTACTTTGCGAACGGCAATAGCATCTGCTATCCATTGCAATTCCTTTTTACCTAGAGTTTTATTCTTCCGGGCAACGTAAGCTTCATCCCTCGCGATAAACCCTTTGAGATCAGCGATAATTTTTTCGCTCATTATTACTCCTCCGTGCTAGCTGCTTATCGATAGCCTCTTCTGCTTTAAGCAATCTCCTATAGGAGCTAACAGAAAGAGATTTATTTTTAAGCTGCAAATGAATTAGCATTTTGAGAATTCTAAGAACTATCAACGCGCTCCCCCTTTATTTTTTGGTTAAGATTCACAAGATCCTTTTGTAGCTGAATCCTACATGCGGCTTCTAGCTTATTGCTCTTTAATTCCTTTACTACAATTTTCCGCATTGCCAATAAACCTAGGTGTTTAACTACCATTGGATATCCTTTGATTTGTTTAATGGATAGGTTTTCCTAAGCTCTCTAATTCCCCCGGGAACTAGAATTGAAACAACCTCACTCACTACCTTCTTAGGCATATCGTAATACTTAGCAATCTTTGTAATGGTAATTCCTTGCTTAATGTATTCGACGTATTGCCAACCCGGTTGCTTTGGTCGGAGATTATCTAAAGCAGGATTCATTTTGTCATGGTCAATATGCTGCAATCCACCAAATGGAATCTCGGATTTAAATGCTCGCCATATCTCCCTATGCACCAGAATTCCAATTGAATTTCCGTCCCCTTTAGGAATCGTTGTGAATGCATATCCATTTTTATTGGTGGACAGCTGGAGGTGTCTTTGCTTATGCGGGGACCAGATTCGGCCGTCTTCGCCTAGCATGTAGCCCGTGTTGTACAGGTCGTGTGTCCGCATGTGTGCCTCCGTCCGTGCGCGTAAGTGCAGTCGTAACTACTTCTCTTCGAGTTTAGCACACCATTAAAATGATGTCACCCTTGCTGTGCCGCCCTATTTATTAAGGTCAGACCCCGTAACACGCGAAAGTAACAAATGGTAACACGGTGGGTAACAACCAAAAACCTACACAGAGAGTGAGAGTAACAAAAAGTAACACTACTCTCTGTGTAGGTGACAAGCCGTAACACGGGGGTGACACTAGCTTCCGGTGAGTAACCAGATGTTAATTTCATTCAAATCCTGCTGGGTGATACCAATAGAAGGATCAACGTAGTGGAGCTTTGTACGTCCGTGCCTACGCCCTAGCATGAATGCCTGGCCCTCGCGCTTAAAAAATTTGAAGTCATCGTCCATCCAAACCAAATCCCGATTCTTTGCAAAGTCACCGACGCCCTTAAATTTCCAGACATTCTTATTGCGCAAATCGAAACGGTCAAACTGGACGACCGGCCAATTCTCAGTAAGTCCGATCTTGGGACCAACCCAACTATTAGCCTCATCCATCCAGGTTGTAGCCCACGCCAATTCCATTCCCGCGTTCTTCGCATATTGGGTTAGCATAGCCCCATGGTCTTCATTCAACCAAACCCTAAATGGCTTGTCGGTCCAACCTGCTGGGGAATATCGATAGGTACTGTAGCCCTCGGGTCGGCGATGTGACTTGGCTCGCCAAGGATTCAATGGACCATCGACATCAACCAGCAGGAGCGGTTTCGTATTTGTCATTGGCACTCCTTAGCATTTAGTATTCCTGATGGCATTCGTTTCGCGCTGATCATAGGAGAGCCTGTAGAATTCCTTTACAGCCCTGTATCGACCAATGTAATTACAGATAAATTTTGGCTGCGGCAAGTAGCTACTAGGATCCTTGTCGCCCTTACTCCTATTTGAACTTTGGGAGACTGCAATAAGGTTGGTAGGATCGTTGTAAAATTTTGCCATTTGTGAGCGTGTCCAAAGGTTAGCACCGGAGTCCCAAGCTTCCTTGAGTGGGACAATGTGATCGATGTCCATCTTGCTTGAATCGGTAATAGCAGCACTATCGTATGCACTAATCCAGACACCACTAATAGGGTGGCAATCACTGTCCACTATGACGTCCTTACCGTCCCGCTGCAAGATCTTTTCACGCGTGTCACAGTTGCCCGTTTTCGACCAGTCGCCCCAGGAATCCCGATTGTAGGCAGCGCTATAATCAACGCTCTGGGTACATCCGGTCAGAGCAAGAACCGACAGCAGAATCGAACTGATAATAATCTTAAGCTTCATGAAGACTCCTTTTATAAAAAGCAAGTGCGCCACATAGAAATTTAACTATGTGGCGCACTGCCTATTTATTAATTTCTCTTGCGTAGATTCGGTGGGAACTTGTAGGTTGCATCCTCCTTCTCAAGCTCGCCTCCATCTACCTTAACCTGTAATTGCTTATATAGCCATGCTCGTGACAAACCTGTTACCAGCAAAACATCTGCTAGCTTGGGTGCCTCAAACTCGGTACCCTGTGCTCGCAAGTCCTGCAATGCTTCCTCAAGTACAGCCTTAGCTTCCTCAGCTGGCATCTTAACAGGCTTGTCAAACTCTAGCAAGACGTCGTGCTTGGCTTTGAGTTCTTCAAGCGCTTCTAGATCATCTTCCACTTCTTCACGTTCCTCCTCCGGATATAAGTCGTCTAGCTCTTCTTCATCATTCCCGGGATCTTCATCAAGCTCTGCCTGATATAGATCTCCCAGCGCTCCCAGCGTAACAGGGTCGGTCTCATGGGGCAAGCGGTTCTTTCCCGCCTCCTCAAGCTCCTCATTTTCTATTAGCAGGGTTCGAGCTGGAGTAGTCCAGTACTCGTCATCTGCGTCAGGATGAACAAGGTAATTATAGCCTTGACGCTTGTTTTTCCAAATAGCTGGGTTTGCACCTGCATCTGTAACCTCATCTGGCAAAGCAAATGTTGCATCCGAGATGTCTGCTACGCCGAAGCATAGCACCGAACTAAATTGCGCGCGGGCAGCTGTATCAACCGCAACATGACTAGCACGCTGCAAGCTGGCTGTAATTTGAATACCAACTGAACGGGCGGTCTCCATCATCTTAATGAAAGCGGGGTTATTGGCAATAAGCCCCGAAGCCTCTTCAACATGCAAATAAATGAAGCTTAGACCGCAACCTGGCTCCCATTTAGCCAATCGCTTTCTACCTAGATAGTCAGCTCTAGCTTTTACTAGCTTGGGAAACTTTTTAAAAAGCAGGTCCGCAATTTTTTCCTGGGTAATAACCCAGTCAAGGTAAGGCATGACAACACCAAGGGTTTGTTCTCCCTTGGTAATATCAATTACCCACATCTCGGTTTCGGAACGTTTGAAGGCTTCTGCAAAAATGACCTTCGCGGCTTCGGATTTACCCGAACCATTCATTCCCTGGATGAGCATATGCACCGCACCTAAATGCTTTGAATGCAAACTAAACTGCTCTGGAGTTCCGTCTTCGTACCACCCAATGGTCATTGGATCATTTGGTGTTAACTTTTCATCCAACCAAACGTATGGTCTGGTTTCCTTAAGCAGATCTCGCTTTACTAATTTGAAATATGCTTTGGATGAATCGTCGGCATCGGTACGAATGCGCACTCCGTTCGCAGGTGCCCCAAACAGGCTAGCTAATCGGGGCTGTAGCTTTTGCAGATCGTCTACCGTGTTAGAACCTCGCTTGAGATTAATAACTCCCTCAGCCGTATCCTTGCCACGTTTTGTAAACTTGTAGCGAGTCCCCGGCATGCCTGCATCGGTGAAGAACTTATCTATTGGATCTTCCCGGGGTTCCGAACGAATGGCATGTCTAATGTTCCAACTAAGACCTAGAGTTAACCCACCAAGTAACCAAACGAGAAATATGCTTGGACTGGGTCCAGCAATTACCATTGCCATTATAAATCCACCAGAAGCGATCATACTCAATAGGGAATGGAATCGACCGAATTCTCTTCGATCTTGTGAAGCCTTCCAGGTGAATAAACTAAGTATGCTTGTTGAAATACCTAACGATGCTGCTATCTCTGCTGTGTAGTTTGCTTTAAGCCCGATAAGCCAAAGAACGACACTTAACGCGCCAACCAAGCCCATAGCAAAATAGGGTTGCAAGAGTAGCATACCCTGATTTGAGGTCTTTTCTACTACCTTCTTGGCACGTTTCATTAGACTATCTTAAACTTATCTACCTTAGTCTTCTTTGGTGCTGCGGCAAGCTCCTCAACGAAGCGCTGCTCAAACTGTATCCAGGTTGCGGTACTCTGACCGGCCGCTAATTTACAAAGCTCTGCTGCCTTGCGTAAGGTTCCCGCAACAACTCTTGCACGAACGGAATTCCTAATGCCCTTAATGCTACGTAGGTTCGCTTGTAGCATTTCGGCGGAAAAAGAAATATCAATGTATAACTCGTAGAGGATAGAACGAAGATCTGTTAGGTATGCCCTAAGCTCCTCGTTATCCCCTAGTTCGCGATTCTTAATTTTCGCCATCTTTGTAGCTGCTATCACTAGTTTTACACCTCCTAATCTTTGATGGTAACAAACCACACGCAGTGTGTCAACGTTACCTGGTGTAATCTATTCGGTTACAGCATCCATGAATCTATCGTTATTATTTGGGAACTTGGTATTGTAGTCCTGAATAATAATGCCACCGGTTACAAATAGTCGTTCTTTGAATCCGGTGACACTATCTAGTCCAGATATCTCGGAATCATATTCGAATGGACAACTGAGAACGTCACCATCCAAGAAATGAAAAGTGAGGGTGCCGTCGATACCATCGTAGACACCCTCCACAACTCTTACACCTTGGGTGTAAAATGTTTCTTTAATTTGATATAAAAAATCTGCTTTAATTAGCATCACTAGCCTCCTAGGCTAATGATATCATCCTTGAGACCATTTTTCCCACTGGAGCTTTTGAAACTTAGCATCCCATAATGCGTGGTGTCCAGGGTATTCAGCCGGTCGTGGTGGTGGTTGCTGTAATCCACGAATTGTCATGTCCTCATTGGTAAACATGGGTACAGGCTCGGGAAGATTGATCATTGGCCCATAGAGCTGTGCGAGCGTAACGTGATCGTAGGCACTGCAATGCCCCCAAAGCTCAATGTCTTCACGCGAGGTGTAACGGCCATTGTCGGAAATGAAATCAAGAACGATCTTCGGGAATGCTTGAATAGTGCAGCCGAATTCTTTAATATCCTTTGGTGGGATCTTATCCAGTACATTATTAATTACCCACAGGTGTGGCTTAACCAAGCCCTGCTCATATCTCCTGAAATAGGTAGAGTTAATGAGGTAAAGCTCGCGGCCATCTTCCGCTACCATGCCGAGACTAATTGGCTCGATTGTGCGGCCATTCTCGTCAAACTCCCAGTCGTACCAATATTTTTGTTCCGTCATGCTAATTCCTTAAGTTCCATAGGGTTACGCTATTAATAATAATGTGGATCATATTGTCTGCAATAATCATAAGCCAGGTAGCCAACCATATTGGCGTGCTGTTGGGGTAGCCAGTCTTTTTGGAATCTTCCCAGCTTGGCCAATATTTCCGGGGAGCTAAAAAGTTCTTAGCAAATACAATATGCTTGGCTAAACGATATCTGTCTATTACGGCATGGGTTCCGCCAATAATAAGCAATGCTAAAATGTTTTGGGTGAGCAATAGGAAAGGCAGAGTATAGCTAAGCGCATGTAAAAACGCTGGCCACCAACGTTTCAGCTTTTCACTAGCCATCCAATTAGATTGCAGTAGATAATCACCCACAAAATGGAGCAAAACGCCCCAAAATAAAAGCTCAATAAGTTGCAATATTCCTCATTAATTTGCATAAAATGCCTGAAAATGAGCTACAAATCGCATTAATCTGCAATATTTAGCAATGGGCTGTTTTGGTAAAATTTGACTAATTCTTGATCATGCAGCAAAATATGTTGCTGGCAGCCGCTACAAACGTTAATAGGAAATGTGCCGGGAGATAGCGACATTGCAACTATCTCACCGGAGCACACGTGATTTCTATACAACGAATGAGCGCATCTGCAATTTAGCATGTTCATACGCTCGCCTCCATTGGCGAATTATAACATCTAGCTAATTATCAGCAGACTTTCTGCAAACCCACTTGACAACCGTAATAGTTTCCTCAGTGCGGAAAACTTCCTGTGGATCATAGGTTTCCCATTCTTCCTGCATTTCGGAAGAAGGCTCACCTACGGTTACAGAAACGTAGCGGTCTTCAGCAGGGATATGGTAGACGATTTCGTAGTCGTTAAACCACCGACGCTTGCCAATAAATTCTTTGCTTACGATTACCGGCTGGTAGTACTCCTTTTCGGTGAGTCCACTTTCCATCGCGTTATCTGGAGAGATATCCCTATTTTCTTTAAAAAGAACAAGCAGCTTTTCGGTCAACGACATTTAAACATCCTTCCAAATTACTTCTGCTTGCTGTACTCGATAATCTTTGGTGCCTGGCTTGCTTTGTCTAGTTGCCATTCCACGAGCAGCACCGATGGTCCTATAGAGTCTATCAATGATTCCTCTTTTACCGACAATTCTATACACGTACTGTGGAATGTATTCCAATTCATTTTCTGTTACATGTAGCAAACGTGTCGGGCGTTGACTCTTATAAAAGAAGGTTCTAATAACATAGACCGGATTTGCTGGGGTGCCGTTAATTTCTATAATGGTAGAAAGTTCGCCATTCGATTCATTTGATTCTGGACCGATATAGCGAACTTCTTCGCCTTCAATGAATTTCATTAACTACTCCTCGGTAGTTTGGAAAGGTAGAGGTCCAATGTACTCCCATTTGGAGTGCATGGCAAGAAGCTTTTCAGCGTCCTCTTTGTTGGTCTGCATAATTAAAGTGGCAAGAGCATCGTAAATACGCAAGCTAACAACCAGCTGCATTTGCTGCATGTCTGCCATCTTTTGCATTAGAGCTGGAACCGTAGCTTCTGGATCAATCAAATCTGACATTAATCTAATTCCTCAACGTCCAAAATAATATCGACGTCTTCTAAAACGTCGCGCTCTACGCTAGCTTGATCGTCACCTTCGGCGAAAACCGTTTTAATATATGTATCATCTACGTAAATATCAAGCTTCCACTGGGGCATCGTGCTTATCCAGTTCTCGCTTCAACTCCGTAAGCTTCGCATCCCAATTTTTAACATTGGCTTCGTGCATCTCAATGTTAATCTTGGTTTCAAGAATGATTTCATTAGTCCAACTGACATCTCGTTCTAGCTTTGCAATAGCCTCGGTAAGAACCTGCTTAATGTATTCACTCATTTATTTTCTCCAAAAACTGATTCAAATGTTGCTGGGAAAAGCGGAGCCACAAGATCACGCATTGCTTGAGCATATACAAAAATTTCGTGCTGCGCGCGGTGGCCCAAGCGCTCGTCCAATAGGTGTAATAGGGCAGCTAGGGACATCGTTGAACGTAGTCGTACAAACATACCATACGCGGGGAGGAAAAGCCTTGCCTGCTCCGCGCAGATTCCCATTGACATCCATTTTTCGTACTGCTCTACGCCCTTGTCTACATACTCTAGAAGCTCCTTGGTGGCAACCTCTCCAATGCGAGGGTCTACGAGATCACCGGAACCCTGTTTCTTATTCGCTGGTGTTCCACGCCATTCGGTAGCTTCCGGAATATAAAAGGTGGGTTCTTCAGTAATGTATCGACGTGAGGACTCATTCATGCAGGTGCCATCGTCAATATGCGAGGCCGCGACAATGTATTTCCAATACTGCCTAGCTGTCATCAACGGCATGTACATTTCGAATTGTAGGGTTGCGTGACGGAAAACCGAGAATTCGCGGTTTCGAACAAGATAGTCCATAAGCTTTTTATCTGGAGCGCTCAAACCCATAGGGCTCAGAGTGGTTTCTTTGTCGAAAGAAACTCGGGCGGCATTAACAACTGTGGCATCATTACCCATGTAGTCAGTCAGGCGCACGTAGCCCTTATTTAAAAGGTCAATACGATCAGTCAAGATATTCAAGCTCCTCAAGTTCAACCTGCGTAATTCTATTGTCGTCCACTAGCACGAGATTGTTGGTGGGATGATATTTTAATCTATCGGCTTCTTTGTCCGTAAGGTCAGCCACCAGAACTATTTTATAGGTTGCCATCTAGATTCCACCAGTAATCTTCCTCTGCCATGTTAGGAGCTATTTCCTTAGGGAACATTCTAAAATATTCACTTTCTTCCTGGGTATCCCAATCCAGGTCAGAAAAGGTTTGTGCAAGCTTAGCTACAAATGGACGCATTAACTCTATTGTATCCTGTGGATTATCGTCCCCCACGGTAGTTTCGCCTAGCATTTCAAAAGCAGCTTCAACCGTGATGTCAAATATATCTACCGCGCTACCCCAACCCATCAGTCAATCCCGTCTTAATTGCTCGATCGCTAGTAACCCAACGAGTCTTTTCTCCACTGGAATTATTATATTGGTAACTAATCTTGACCCCGGACTTTCCAATTTGAATCACAATGCCTTTGACCGGCACAGAATCATTTGGAATAGTTGCGACTTCATCACCAAGGTCAATTGGTCGTCCGAAAGTATCATTCATTGAACAACCCTTACTAATCGCTTACATCCAATGATTTGACCTTCCTTGCGTACTAGCTCGTAAGGTACATAAAGATCGTCTCGTTCTGGGAACTGCTGAGCAACCAGCACCGACACAACATACATATCATTCTCATTTGGTGGAGGAAGATCGGTAACTTTTGAATAACTTAAGGTCCCAGTAAGCAAATTTACGTTTGCTCCGATGTTCACTAAATAGATCGGATACTCATCTGGTGTGAACACCTCCGCACAACGAGCTGGGGGAGAGGTTGGTGGAATAGAAAGGACGCACTTGCCGTCCCGGATAATATTTACATTATGCGGGGTTAAGTTAATGATGGACATTCTAATCCTTATTCTCTAGTTGGGAAAGAATTTCGTTCTCGTAGGCTAGTGCGTGCTCTTCCAGGATAAACCTATAGACGCAGTACCCCATTCCATAGCAGCAGACTAATGCCGGGATGATGAAAATGAGAGTCCCTTGACCTCCGTGTATCGAGTCAATCGGGGCCTTGAAGAACAGGGTAGCCAGCATAAACCACATGAAATTTGTAATCCAGTGCATTATTCCTCCTTGAAGGTTTGTTTTGCGCGAGCGACGCTCTTCTCAAGATGCTCATATTCTGCCCTACCAATTATCTTCTTGTAAAGGCATAGCGGACACTTGATGTAAATGCCCTTTTCATCTACTGAGATCAAGCAGCTAAGGTCTTCGTGGCGGGGGCATGCAAGCTTAGTTAGATAACCTCGATCAGCCCACCGCTGGTAATCTTCTACAACATATGTGTACATACTAGGACACTAGCAGTTGAATAGGGGTAGTGTCAACTACTTGAAGCGGCTATGAAAGAGAGTCAGCTCCCATACTTCCTTATTTGATCTCCCACGCTCATCCTTAACAGTAAGCCACACGTTACGGCCATCATAGCTGGTCACGGTACAACGAAAGGTTTCATTATCTGTTTTGTAAAGGTAAAGCTTGTTGATCTTAGGTAATTTCATGGTACTCCTTAATTAGTTTAAAACGGGGGTGGGTCACTCATCTTATAGTTCCGGTAGGCGTACAATACTTGAAGCAATTCTTCCTCTGTATAAGAACCAAATTTAACACCTTTGGCTTCTGCAAGCTTTCCAAATTCATCTAATAGGGATACAATCTTAACGAATTCAATCTTTGGAATTGTAATCTTAAATTGCTTATCCATATGTCCTCCGGAGGGGCAAGTCTCCTTCGTCGACTTGCTGATTGATAATTCTATTAAAGAAATAGAGAAGGTATCGGAACCGAGCGTAGCGAGGTTATCAATTAGGACTACCTAGTCCACCCGAAACTATATTTCTAACTCTATTTTTAGTTTTAACATTAATTTTTCTAGATATACAATCTTTGTGATAAGGCATCTTGGTCTTTAACTGACCCTGCTTGTTCTTTTTCTTCTTTGGATTTATGTAATCCATTACTAATTCTTTAGAATCTTTGATTTCTTTTTTACACCAAGTACATGTCATTCTGTACTCCTTATATGTTGATATCTCTTTTGGGCACGCTGTCAGAAGGAAAGAACAGTATCTCAAAGAAGATTCTGTCGACTTTCGCTTTTACAGGGGCTTCTGGGATGCCATTCCCGCGCCTTTTTCCTGCTTATCCCTGGATTAGTGGGGCCTTAGCGTCTTAGATCGCCCTAGGTGCACGTAAGATAGAACTCAAACTACCTCACTACTGCCATATCCATTTTCGGGCATGAAAAAGCCCGGTAGATGACCCTTGACCTCCATCTACCGGGCTAAACTTTTCGATTATCGCGGCGAGATTACTTGTCAAGGGTAACCTGTTAAAACTACTATAGCACACTCCATCAAGCGATTGCAAGAGGGGTCTTTCATGCTACTATAAGACATGCAAAAATCTATAAGCTTCTACACACCCCGCTCTAATTTCATTAGAGGAATAGGATATTCAGAAGCAGCGTACTACCTGGTCAACTCGCTAAATAAGCTGGGTTGGGAAGTACCTTTCGACTCTCCCGAGCCTACAGCACAGCTTCACTTCTGTCAACCAACCTTTTTTGCCGATGCCCTCCGCAAAAACCAAAAGAAAATAGCCTTGCTTCCTTGGGAGTCTACCGAGCCGATGGATGACTGGTTGGAGATTCTAGTAGATGTGGATGAGCTATGGGCAACCAGCACTTGGTGCGCAGAGGTTTATAAATCATGGGGTCTTGATGTAGCAAAGGTCTATCCGCATGGCATCAGCTCTGCCTGGATGCCTAAAAGAAAAAAGCCGGGAAGCGTATTAAAATTTCTCCATGCAGGCGAGCCCGCAGCACGTAAGGGAGGACAATTAACCTACGAAGCTTTTAAAGCGGCCTTTGGTGAACGGGAGGATGTTTGCCTTTATATTAAAACCAGAGACCACTCCACAATTAGAAATAAAAGGGGCGGATCTATTGTTTCACAGGACTTGGGCAAGAATGTCAAGCTCATGCCTGTTGATTTGCCTGAGGACCGACTTATCATGCTTTACCAGCAGTGTGACTTCCTCGTCTACCCCAGCTTTGGAGAAGGCTTTGGTCTATTTGGTTTACAGGGTTTGGCAACGGGTACTCCAACGATCTGTACTGGTGAATGGGCAGAGTACAGGGACTTTTTGGGTGAGCTAAGTCTCGATTCTAAATACATCGATTCACCATGGCAAGAAATGCACCCGGGACAGGTTTTACAGCCGGACAAGGACCAGCTAATTGATAAACTGAGGTACTGCGCGGACAATGTAGATGCTCTCCACCAGCGGTTTTACCGTCAAGCTTTCGATGTACATACAAAATTCGATTGGGATATTTTAACCGAAAATGCGTTCAAAGACGTCACATAAATGCAATGAAGCTAAAGATCCTGTGCTATAGTTAGCAAACTATGTCAACCGATCTCACAGGAAGTATTCATGGACAATTACAGGTTCTCACGCGGAACGAAGCTAGAAATAAAAAGGTTTTCTGGGGTGTTAAATGTCTTTCTTGCACCCGTGAATACGAGCTTTCGTCTTCGGACATTAAGAAAAATACCTGGGGCTGCGGTGAATGTGCTAGAAAAAATACACCTAAAGGTAGCGATAGTATTTATTGGCGCGGCGGCAAGCACATCTCCTCTATTTTCCTTTCAAACGTAAAGTACGGAGCCAAGAAGCGTAATATCGAATGTCATGTCACCCTGGAAGATTTGGATGCTCTGTGGGAAAAGCAGGATGGCAAATGCGCTTATACTGGATTAGATCTGAAGCTCTCAGAGGGTTGTACGGCAAGCCTGGATAGAATCGATTCATCCATTGGCTACACCCCAGAAAATGTGCAATTTTTGCACAAAAACGTAAACGTAATGAAATGGGCACTTTCGGAGGAAGAGTTCTTCCTATTTATTACACAAATTTATAATTATAAGGTGAGGGATAATGATTACAGTATTTACAAAGAATAGTTGCCCGGCATGCACTCAAACAAAGAAATTCTTGGATACCATGGGTGTTGAATATGTGGTACGCAATATTGAAGAAGATGATAGCAATTTTCAGGAAGTAATCCATCTAGGCTATCAGCAGGTGCCCGTTGTGGTAGACGGCGATCAGAGCTGGTCTGGACACCAGCCATCAAAACTTATGCAACTCAAATAAATTAAGGGAGAAATACACGTGGTTTTAGTAAATGAAGGAGGTCAGCTCACTGATCCTTACAGAAATTTCATTGCAGTTTCAAGATACGCACGCTGGGATGAAGAAAAAGGTCGCAGGGAAAATTGGTCTGAGACTGTAGATAGATATGTAGAATTTATGCTTGAGACCGTAGCCAAGAATAACAATTATAAGGCTACAAAGGCGTTGCGTGAGGAAATTCGCTCCGCAATTCTTAATCACCAGGTAATGCCATCCATGCGAGCGCTTATGACCGCAGGACCAGCATTGGAGCGTGAGAATCTAGCTGGATATAACTGTGCTTTCATTTCCGTAGACTCTCCCCGCGCATTCGATGAAGCACTATACGTTCTTATGAACGGAACTGGATTGGGATTCAGCGTCACCCAGGAAGACGTAAACAAGCTTCCGATTATTGACGATGATTTCCACCAGACCGACACCACAATCATGGTGGCGGATTCTAAATTGGGTTGGTCGAAGGCCCTCAAAGAATTGGTTGCCATGCTTTATACTGGTCAGGTTCCATTCATTAATACGGACAAGGTCCGTCCTGCTGGAGCAAGACTAAAGACCTTCGGCGGTCGTGCAAGTGGGCCAGCTCCATTGCGTGAGGTATTAGAATTCTTCATCCGTACTTTCAAGAAGGCGGCAGGCCGCAGGCTTACCACTCTTGAGTGCCATGATCTGGTCTGTAAGATCGCAGAAATTGTTGTGGTGGGTGGAGTTAGGCGAGCAGCACTTATTTCGCTTTCTGATCTTAGCGATAACAAGGTAGCAAGAGCAAAAACCGGGGAGTGGTGGACAGCTAATCCACAAAGAGCACTAGCTAATAACAGTGCAATTTATGCAACCAAGCCAGACGTAGAGACCTTCCTGGCGGAATGGTCCAATCTTATTGAAAGCAAGTCAGGCGAGCGCGGAATCTTCAACATCGATTCTATTCGTAAGCACATTACAAAGTTTGGTCGTAGAGATCCTGATAAGGTTCAGGGAGTCAATCCCTGTGGAGAAATTCCGCTTCGTCCGAATGGTCTATGTAATTTGACCGAAGTAATCGTAGAAGCTGCTGACACCAAGGAGACAATTAAGGAAAAGATTAGAATTGCTACCATTCTTGGTACATTCCAGTCAACCTTGACAAACTTTAAGTATCTTCGCAAGTCTTGGCGTGAAAATGCCGACGAAGAGAGGCTACTTGGAGTGTCCTTGACCGGCCAGTTTGGTAATACTTTGTTTAATGGTTCAGAGGGACTGGATAAACTTTCTGAAACTCTCGATGAGCTTCGTCTTTATGCAGTGGAAGTAAATAAGGAGCTTGCGGCAAAGCTTGGAATTAACCAGTCGGTAGCAGTTACCACCGTTAAGCCAAGTGGGACCGTAAGCCAGCTAGCAAAGTCTAGTTCGGGCATGCATCCATGGCACAGCGAATATTACCTAAGGACAGTACGGGGATCGAATAATGACCCGCTTACCACCTTCCTTAAGGACAGTGGTATTCCTAGCGAGCCATGCGTAATGCGTCCGAATGACACTACTGTGCTGTACTTCCCAACCGAGGCACCGAAGGGAGCTGTTACGCGTAAGGATCTCACTGCTCTTGAGCATCTAGAAATTTGGCGCGTATATAGAAACCACTGGACCGAGCATAATCCTTCGGTAACAATTTCGGTAAAGGATGAAGAGTGGATTGATGTAGCCGCCTGGCTTTACAAAAACTGGGAGGATGCAGCTGGAATTAGTTTTCTACCCCAGACTGACCACGTATACAAGCAGGCTCCTTATCAGGATGTCACTCAGGAAGAATATGAGGCATGGATGGAAAGGATGCCAGATGAAATTCATTGGTCATTGCTTTCGCATTACGAGGTAGAGGATACAACTACGGGCTCACAGACTCTTGCTTGCTCCGCTGATGGCGGTTGCGAAGTAGTTGACATTGGAGTACAAACCCAAGTATAATTTAAATATCGCAGCGAGGGCTTGTGATGAATAGAGATTAGGTAGGTCCAGTACGCCATCTAAGGATGTGTGCATTTCCTACTTTAGGATGATTAAGCCAGGCGACTTCGGTCCCTGGCTTTTTCCTTTCTAGAGACATTTATCTCTAACGGGCTAATCGATTTGCGTTATAGCCATCATAATTGTATCCTGCTATAGGAGGGAACAATGATTAGTTACTATCAATTTGTGCCGGGTCCTGGAAGTCAAGAGGAATTCGACGCAACAGCTTTACACGTAACGGAACATCTATCGTCTGTCGCAGATGAAGATGATAATCCAAATACTCATGCTGGCTCGGTTAATATTTCCATTGAACCAGCAGTCCGAGAGTCAGATGGTATGACTGGATTCATTATTCAAGGCTATCTCGATGCTGATCCCGTTGCTCCGTATCTACGCGAGGACTTCAATCCGGAAGACGATATTGCAAACAACCCTCTTTCGGTGCCTTCCATTCTGGATAATAAAACAGAAGGTGGAGGTCTATGAGCGTCGCACGAGCAACAGAGGTAATGGCAAGACTTCGAAATGAAGGTATTGCCGTCCGCGAGCAGGCGGGTTGGCAGTCCAGAGGAAATGGACAGACCTCTGCTTATCAAGGTATTGTCACGCACCACACAGCTACAGCATTCGCCAATGCCAATCTTGGTGTTTTGATTAACGGAAGACCAGATCTAAGCGGACCACTATGTAATAGTTGTGGTTGGGCAGATGGATCGGTTGGTATCATCGCCGCACACCCTGCAAATCATGCGGGGGCTTCGGGAGGCTACAACACAGCACCACTTCCTAAAACATCTCTATTTAACAAGATGGTTTGGGGACATGAGATTATTTATCCAGGTACCTCTCCAATGACAGCAGCACAGTATAGGACAGCGACAATCCTTTCTAAGATCTGCGTGGATGTATTCGGATTTAGTGATGTAAACAGAATTAAAGGCCACGCTGAAACCAGTATTACCGGAAAATGGGATCCAGGTTATGCAAGTGGTAAGACAATTGATCTAAATAAATTTAGAAATGATGCACGTATTGCATTAAATACGCCAGTAAAGGAGGTAGACATGGAACTAACAGATAAAGTTAGAATGCCTAACTGGCTTGGCACCGATACCCCAGACAATACCAGGACTGTGAACGACATTCTCAGCACCTGCAACGTCTGGATTTCACAGACCAAGACAGCCGTTGGCGAACTTTCTGCAAAATTGGACAAGGTTAGCAAAGTTGAGCCAGTCATCGATTACGATCTGCTTGCAGACAAGGTAGTTAAGCGCCTTGCGGCAATTCAGTTTAAGGCTAGTTAAAAAATAATCAAACAATACCCCCTTTATGGGGGTATTTGTTTTTAAAGGTGGGTAATGTACAATACAGATATAATGGGATTATTCAATCGAGTAGAGGAGCTATCAAAAAATCTTGAAAGCCTTATTGAAAAGGCTGAGCTTTGGCAACTGCTTTTTGATGAATCCCCAGACGCAATAGCTCTTTTTAATGAGGGAATGCGATTCTTTTTGGTAAATAAGGCTTTTTGTGAGTTAACCAATTTCACTGAAGAAGAGATTACTGGTCAAAAATTAAGTATTGTTTTGCCATCCGAATTTCGCAGGGCGCACAAGCAATATGAAAGAGACTTCATGAAAAGCCCTGAAAAGAAGGTAAATAGACACGGACTTGCACCAAAGATACTTACTCGTGAAGGTGAAGCGTTAGCGGTCGACATAGATTTGTCCTTTTTTAACTACGATGGTCGAACCTACTACACTGCTTTCATTAGAAAGTTAGCTTGATTGATGTTACAATAACGGTATGCCCTTTCAAACTTTAGTATTACCAGCAGGTGTCGAGCAGTCAACTATCATTACTATTCCCCGAAATGGAGACTGGTCTGGTTTGACTCGTATTCGAGCCACCACCTATGGCGTCAACGCCGTGATTCATTCTCTGGAGTTCATTGACTGTTCACAGAATGATAATAGGACAAGATATCGCCGGGTTGGTTACAAGAGGGCTAATAACTGGTATAACTTTGCATTAGTTAAGGATCAGGAGTTTTATTGGTGGGCGCGAGGCAAGGAATCCTTGGTTAAGATGACCTATACCGCCACTAATCCCATTTGGTTTATTTACGAGACTGCTAAATATGGTTGGATTGACCCAGCAGACCCATTGCCAGCTTTTTCATGGAACAAGTATGCAGATGCAAAGCCTTGGGTTACTAATCTAGCTGCGAATAATCCAACTGAATATAGAATTATTGACCCATTTCCTGCGCGAGATAACCTTGGGGTAACCTACTGGAGGCCAAGAGTTTAATGGCGACAAGAACAATGCAGCTGCCAGCCGGGACAACCCATACCGAGCTTATAGCTCTACCTCTTACTGGTAGTTGGCTCGGTATGGTTCGTGTTGGTATCGCAACCCAAAAAGCAAATGCAACGATTCACGAATGGGTATTTATATGGCCAAATATGCCTAATAATAAAACAGGCTATAGGCGTACGGCTATGTCGAGTGCTAATAATTATTATAACTCTACGCTCACTCCGGATGTAGCTCAGTACCGTTGGTTATGCCAAAATGAGTCGTTAGTGAAGATAACCTATACCTCAGCTAATCCAATCAGTCTTATCTATGAGACCAACAGGGTAATTTTACCATCACCATATCCCAAGTTGTCCAATACGCCATGGAATATTTCTAGTGCTACGCCATGGACTGGAGCCGGTAATAATCTTACTGGTCCAAATCCTACGGAAAGGGTGGCTGGACCAACCGCACAACTTACAGGATTTGTGTATTGGAAGCCAACAACATGAGTAAATATGATCAGCTAGCTTTTGCTAGTAAGCCAAACCTTTATCTGGCTGCCCCAAGTCTACTAGATCAATCTAATTCTGGAGCTTTTACGTTCCTGGTAAACAATCTAGCGTTGGGTGGCCAGCCAATCATATATGGCCATGAAAGCTCATTTAAGCTGGAGACAGGAGCAACCTGTAGTGTCGGTGGCAACCCGGTCTTTAGGTTCGGTGTTACCACTGAACTTGTAATGCTTGCTTCGTTGCCAAGTCAAGAGACTGAGGTAATTGTGGCAAGTAATGGTAGTGGTCTGTTCATTACTCCGACTTCTGTTGTCTTGCGTTTAAATTACATCAAGGACGAATCCGCAAAATCGTTAACGGCTGAAATTCTTGTACCGGATTGGAGTCAAAAACTCTATATCACAATTTCGATCGGGGACAATCAGGCGTCATTGACGGTGAACAATAAATCAACAACCGTTATTTTGGATGGACTATTGGACAGTGCTATTACCAGCACTAATATAGGTGGCACCTTCGCCACAGGTTACTTCATCCTATTGGATGGATTTGGCGTATATAGTCGAAAGCTTCTAAACAAAAACGATGCATTAAATGATCCAACTCGCGGACATAACATATATGCGTCTGCTGTTTACGGTGCCAATTCAACAGACTTTTCTACTTATAGCAGTATCGAGGCAATTAATGTAAATATAGGCGATTTCCAATACGTCAATTACGTAGGTCTAGATCATGAAAGTCTTTTGTATAGATACCAGGTGTCAGCTAACGATGGAAACGTTTCATATATTGCCGTGCAGACAAACAATGATTCATTAGTTGTGGAATGGGATCTTAATGGTGGAGAGGTCGGAACATTCTTGCGTTACTTGGTGGTTCCAATTACTTCGCCAGGTAGCGTCATTACGTTTAAAATTCCAGCGCAAGGCTCTGGAGAATTTAATATGCGTATTGAAAATATACTGTCTGGAAACGTAATGTCCGAAACTCCTGCATTTCTGCGGACTACGGGTAAGCCAATTTTTCCAGCGGAGCCATCTGACTCTATTGTTAACTGTCCTCCAGGTGTAATTATGGACTTCGCAAGCTTTGAAGGTACCTGGCTTGAGCAGGGTATCGAGAGCTGGACCTTGCCTAAGTCGGTTGAATTGATTTTTAAGCCGGATGAAGCTGGAGTAATATTTTCTAGTTCTAATGGAGTGATCAGTACCAGTGCTCAGAGCGGTTATAGTATGTGGCTTAATGGGGTGGCGGTAGCAAATCTAACCAACATCCTTATGAATCAATGGAATCATCTTGTCCTTATTAACACTACTCCAACGGCTACAACCTTTACTTTGAATACGAATGGGACTTCAGTTCCAACAAAGATGCGCTATCTTTTACTTTCTTCATACCGTCAAGAATTAGTTCAAGCCGATATTGAGCAAATGTATAAGGTGTCAATTGGAGTGGATACTATTACCGTAAATGAAGTACCAGTCGTTGTAGCCGAAGGAATGTTTGAAAACAGTCAACCCTTTCAGGTATTTGGTAATGTTTGGTCAATTGTTGGTGCTGGCGGAAACTAAAATGTGCAGTCTTGGTTTACAATTTAGCGTATATGAATAAAAAGTGGTATACTTTTTGATATGGGCAATAAAAGTAAACTTACTGAGGTACGAGAGACCAATCTGGGTGTTTATGTTTGGCAGCTTCAAGATGGAAGTTTTCTCAGTGACGACGATTTGAACATTTTATCGATCACCGCAATGCGTGGTGACCTGCGTGCGATGGCTAATATCACCGCTACAGCTAAATATTTAGGATTTGGTGATGGCCATCCCGTTTTTGCCGAGGGCCGCAGGAAAATTGATCAGGAGGAATGGGAGTACCAGCAGGAACGTTCCCGAAACGGCTACATTCCAGACCCATACGATATTGGAATCTTTAAGGAAGGATTGAAAAAGAAAAAATGATTACAGCAGTAACCAAAGACGAAGTAGACTATGCAGTTACGTCTACCCTGGAAAAGCGCCACGAACGCGCCGATGACCCATTTGATCTTAAGCTAAAGGACGTTCGTAAGCTTAAGGGGCTTTCTCGTAAGTTCATTGCGAAGGCTGATAGACGAACCAAGAAAGGCTACTACGGCGAGAATGGGGCTGCTTCTAAGCAAATAACCGATGAAGTTTTTTATGGTTATGGATATCTAGACCTTATTACCCCTCCATACAACCTTAACTACCTAGCAAAGCTATACGAAATCTCTCCCGCACATCATGCAGCATGTGATGCCAAGGTTGAGAGTGTTTTTGGTTTGGGCTGGGAATGGATTGAATCACCTAAGCTAAAGCGTGCTCGTGAAGCTACCCGAACCACTTCTGGCTTAGATAAATTAGAAAAAAACCTTAGCTCAGTTCGTGCAGACATGACCGAATGGCTAGATAACATCAATAACCTAGATGTATTTGATGAGATCATGAAAAAGGCCGGAAGTGATTATGAAACTACTGGCAATGGATATATTGAGGTGGGTAGAACCCAATCTGGAAAAATTGGATACATTGGTCATATTCCTTCGCAGCATGTTCGTATTAGACGAGAGCGCGACGGCTTCGTACAGATTATTGGGAATAGAGTTGCTTTCTTTAATAACTTTGGACAAAAGGCCGTTAATGATGTTACCGATGATCAAAGCCCTAACGAAATAATCCACCTTAAGAAATACAGTCCCACAAGCTTGTATTATGGCGTGCCAGATATTGTCGCGGCCAAGGGACCACTTGCCGGTAACGAATTTGCCAATAGATATAACCTAGACTACTTTGAAAACAAGGCAGTTCCAAGGCATGTTATTGTGGTTAAGGGCGGTTCGTTGTCGCAGGACTCAGTTAATAAGCTTGTAGAATTTTTTGAGACTGGTCTACGTGGACAACACCATCGTTCCATTTATATCCCATTGGGAAAGTCGGGAATAGAGGGACCTGACCCAGACATTGAATTCAAGTCGATTGAGGCAGATCAACAGGACTTTAGTTTTGGTGATTACCGTGAAGCTAATAATGAAGAGATCTTTATGGCTCACCGTATTCCCGCCTCTCGTGCTGGTGTATTTAGTGCGAACATTTCCCTAGCGGCATCGCGCGACGCAGATAAGGTGTTTAAGGAATCCTATTCACGTCCGGAGCAAGCGATCTTTGAAAAGAAGATGGGGCGCATATTCAAGGAAATCACCGATGTTGTTGTCTTTAAGCTTAATGAGCTTAGCCTAGTTGATGAGGACACTCGTAGCCAGATTGACGAACGTTACCTACGTGCTGGTGCATATGTACCTGATGAGGTACGTAGGGTCAAGGGGATGCCTCCTCGACCAGATGGAAAGGGAATGGAGCCAAGCATGCTTAATCCAGCCCAAAAGGCTGAGGCGACAGCACAGGCCACCGCCTCCAGGACCAGAGACTCAGCAAGACAGGCGTCTAGCAGTGGAAAAGCCGGGGACACCGGAACAAGGAACGCAAAGGGAGCAGGTAGGAAGACACCATGATGGATAGACTAGCCAGAAGATTATTAGCTCCAGTCAATACTTCAGTAATTAGCATCATGGGAGTTTTTAATGTTCTTTTAGGGTTCTGGCTTGTTCTCCCTTTCGATTCTTTAAATAAATATCACCAAGGTTACTTGGAACTATTTATTGGTGTTATTTTGTTAATCATTGGCTCAACAATTCTTTTTGGAACAATCAAGGAGCACCTACCAGTGCTCAGTAGAGGAGCCTTGGTCGGATTCATGTTTTGGATTACAGTAACCGGCCTGGCTATTTATGTCAATTGGAAAGGATCAGACTGGATCTTTACTTTGATGATCGCCGTTTATCATGGGTTTGTCGGCGTCAATTTATGGGTGAATTTGAATAATTTGCCAAATAAAAAGTAATAGTTTAGAATGTAAATGTTATGGAAAAGGCATATTTCTCTACTACCGAGGACAAGGTTCAACTCCACATTCCTTTCTCAAAGGCTGGAGTTAATGTCGAAAAGCGCACCGTATCTGGTTACGCTACCATCGATAATGCCGATCAGACTGATGACGTTGTAACTAACGAATCCAGTATTGAAGCATGGAAATCTTGGCGCGGTAATGTTCGTGAACAGCATGGCGACCTAGCCGCCGGACGAGTATTGGACTATCACCCGGAAGAATTTGTCGATGAGCATGGCAAGGTTTATACCGGAATGTATGCAAATGTTTATGTTTCTAAAGGTGCTCCAACTACCTGGGAGAAGGTTCTAGATGGAACACTTTCTGGTTTCTCAATTGGCGGGGAGATTCAAGAATGCCACACTGAGTATATTCCTGATGAAGAACGTACTATTAGATATATTACAAAATACCGTATGGTTGAACTGAGTCTTGTTGATTCGCCAATGAACCAACACTGTAATATTCTTTCCGTACAAAAAGCAGACGACGGTACCGCAGTTTATTCGGGTATGGCGATGGACACCGCTATTGATAGCGTATTCTGGTGTTCCGAAGATCGCATTGCAGTTGCAGCACACGCTGATATGCGAAAGTGCTCCGCATGCGATAGTGAGATGGAAAACATCGGTTGGTTTGAGCCTGTTGAGGGGCAAGCAACAAAAGATGCAATTCATAAGGTTTTGCAAGCTAATAATAAGCTTGAAAAGAAGTTTGACGCAGCGAAGGGAGGTTCCGAAATGTCAGATGAAACAAAAGAAGAAGTTAAGACAGTAGATGAGGATGTTATTACCACCGACGATACTGAAAATAAAGCCGACACAACCGAAGAAGAAGCAGAGGTTGTAAAAAAGGCAGATGAGCCCGACCTAGCTACTATTACCAAGGCTCTTGGTGAAATTCAGGCCACTCTTTCCGAAAGTGGGGAGAAGAATCGTGCTGAGACCGTGGAGCAAATCCAGAAGGCAGTTGCATCCGTGAAGGAAGACGTTGATGCAAAGCTAGAGGAGCTACTACAAAAGCACGTATCACTAGAGCAGGAAGTCAAGGGATTCAAGGATAACCTTGGTACCGTTGAAAAGAGTCTTAAGAGTGTACTTGGCGCGGTAGAAAAGTCTAGCGCAGGCAAGAAGTCAGCAGATGTCGAAGACGACACAAGTCTAGAAAAGGCTGACAAGCAAGAAGGTTTTTGGTCGTCCCGTTTTCTTCCAACTACGTATGACCAGTAATATAAAATAAAAATATGATAAAGAAAGGAGTGAAGTGACGCATGAGTGAAATTATTGAAAAGGTAATTAGGACAACTAACACTGCACCGGATAAGCCGGGTATTCTACAGAACGAGCAGGCTGACAAGTTCATCGACTATATGTTTGATGCAACTGTTCTGCTTAATGGAGATTGCCGTACACACCGTATGCAGGCTCCTATTGCCGACATTGACAAGATTGCAGTTGGACAGAGACTAGTTCGTGTAGCAACTGAGGCCGTTGACACTGGTGAGAACGCTGGTGCAACCTTCTCCAAGATCTCGCTTACTACTGTAAAGCTACGTCTAGACTGGGAAATTTCTACAGAAACTCTGGAGGATAACCTTGAAGGCCGTGACATCGAGGATCACATTGCACGCCTTATGGCGACCGCATTTGGTAATGACCTTGAAGACATCGCCATCAATGGTGACACCGCAAGTTCTGACGGAACCCTAAAGGCATTCGATGGTTGGTACAAGCGTGCACTTGCAGAGGCTCACGTTGTAGACCTTGGTGGAGCAACCCTTAAGTGGGAAGCTTTCAACAAGCTACTTAAGGCTATGCCACGTAAGTTTATGCAGAAGCGTGCAGAACTAGCGTTCTACACAGGTACTAACGTACTACAGGACTACCTATCTGACTTTATGCAGGCTGGTGGAGATCCTTGGGCGGGTCCACGCGCTGATCAGGCACGTGACGGAGCAGTCCGTACCGAAGGCGCAGCAGGATTCACCGCTGGTAGGCCATTCGGTGTAGAGCTACGAGAGATCCCGTTGTTTAACGAGACCTCAACTGGTACCTACTCAGGTGCATCGGGCGAGCACGGACACATCGAGCTTACCTTCCCTAAGAACCGTGTTCTTGGTGTAAGGCGTGAGATTCAGGTCCACCGCGAGTTCAAGCCAAAGAAGGACGCAATTGAATACACCGTATTCACACGCGCTGGAGTAAACATCGAGAACGCAGATGCTTACGTGGTTGGCAAGAACCTTAAGGTAGCTAGCTAATAGACAAATTGCAAAAGCGGGACTTCGGTCCCGCTTTTGTTCTATCTATGCCCATGTTATAATTGCGAAAGGAGGTTAAAATGAGCAATCTGAACCAGCTAAATAAAAGAGAGCTTGAGAAGCTAGCCGCGAAGGCAGACGTCGTTCTCGACGGCGATGAGACTAATAAGCAAATTGTTGCTAAGCTAAAAGAAAACAATGTGAGCTACGAATTCTATAAGAAAGCCATTCTTGATGCAGAAGACGCGGAGGATGATGGAGAGCCACTATTTGCAGACTCGCCGATTTTGCTTAAGATGGAGCGTCATAATCCAAGCTTTCAAGCATTCGGTTTTAAATTTACCCGCGAACATCCATATGCACTGATGAGTCCAGAACAGGCACAGCAGATTATTGATACTCATGAGGGTTTTCGTCTTGCATCACCAGCCGAAGCCAAGTCGTTTTATAGTTAATAAGAAATGTGCTAAAATGAAAGCACTATGAAAGAAATACTAGCAAATACTATTAGTGACGTCTACTACGACGTATTTAAGAATGGCGTATTGACTGACGCTACTGGGAACGTGCTGGTTAGTGTTTACAGAGATGGCGTGAAGCTAATTGATTCAGCTGTAGCCACCAAGATCACAGGCAAGGTAGGGAAGTACTCCTATACCTTGCCTGTCTCTGTTACCATTAATTTAATTGTGACCGGGGTAGTGCTAGAAGAATCCGAACTAGAAATAGATTGGACTTTTACCATTAATTCAAGCACTCTCACCGTTAAGGATTTCTACCGGGTTGTCACTCCATACAGCCCTTGGTCTTATTTTAACGATGCAGGCACCAACTACGCAGATTATCTAGAATGCGAGCGTGTAAGCCGTTTCATCATCAATTCCTATTGTGGACAGTCCTTTGGTAAGCGCACTACAACCTATGCCATCGAGGGACATGGAACCGACAGTCTTAGCTTGCCGGAAAGATTAATGAGATTGACCAGTGTAACCTACCTTAGGAAGTATCCGACTAGACCTGGTTCTAGAATTGGATATGCTTCTCCCAGCTGGGAGATTGCTTCTAATGGATGGACTCTTCGAACACAGCCAAATAAAGTAGACCTAGATCCAGTATGGCCAATAAATAATGTGTTTACTCGGAACCTGCTCTATAACGTAGCGGGGCTCTGGGGCTACAATGCCGTTCCTGGCCCTATAGAAGAGGCTAGCAAAATACTTACTGCTAATCTGCTATGTGCAGATCATAAGTACCGCGATAAATACTTACAGTCGATTAAGATGGGCGAATGGCGTATTCAGTTCCACGACCAGGCATTCGTTGGTACTGGTGATGCTACTGTAGATAGGCTATTGGTAGACTATAGAAATTACGTGGGGATCGGTTTGATATGATAGGTGGATGTTTCTTGTCTGCTGGTTATGCATTTTATGCTGATGTATATACCAAGCGTAGAACAGTAGACGATGCAACCGGCGAGATCGGTTATAAATGGCAACTATGGAAGACTGTAGATTGCCTAGTCAGTCCTTTTACTTCTACTAGTTTTAAAGCACAAGGAACCACCGAGACGTTTGGTGATGTATATGAAAAGAAGTCCTACCTGAAGATGCTAACCAAAGAAAACATTGGCCGAAACGTACAAGTCACTAATATTCGTCAAAAGTCTACCGATGAATTAGTCTATTATGAAGTCGAGCTTCGTGCTGGACCAGCAACCTGGTATAACTCCAGTGGTTCTTCACCGGTATTGGATCCATTCGGTAGGATAATAGAATGGGATACACTTATTCACCGTGCAGATGAGCAGGGCGAAAAAGCCAATGTTTAATATCACAATGGAAGTAGATAAGTTTGGTAAGGCAGCCAATGTCATTGATGCTGTTTCAGTAGTTGTTAAAAGCAATGTGCACGTTAATGAATTAATCAAAGCATCAAATACTTTGATTACCGGTGAATTTGTTTTGCATATGTCCAGGGAAACATTAGGGAAGCCACTTAAATTCGGCCATATGTATGAATGGGGAATGCTAGGAGATCCTAATGGCCGTTTGTGGAAACATGAATTGCGCGGACGTGGAGCTATGCGCCAACTTACATTTACTTTTAAGGCATCGCAAAAGGCCGTTCCGGTCGCTCCTGCACTCTCTGCTATTGGTGTTAAAAAGAACCATATCTTTCATATGAAGGCATCTGTCATGGAGCTTGGCCTTCCAGTTCGCATCAGTGAAAAGCTTGCTAAGGCTTTGGTATTTGAAGCCAAAGAAGTAAAACGTGGAGCGAAAACCAGTGGCACTGGATATGAAACAGGTGGAATTGTATTTCATCGCGGAGTTATCGAGATTCCTAGAGCTGGTTCAGCAGAAGCTTGGGGATCATTTACCACGGAATTTAATACTTGGTTCGCTTCTGGACTACCAGAAGAAATTATTGCTACCGGTCTAACAATTCCGGCCGGTAGAACGATCAAGAGTGCCGTGTTGGCTAAACTTCGTAGTATTGGTAGTGCGAAAGTAAAAAAGAAGACAATTGTATTGGAGCCAGCTGGCATAGATAAAAGCTTTGCTGCCACTCTAGAGAAAAGCTTGCAAACAAACTATATTGCCGGAACGGCAACAAGAAGGGCCATAACGGATGACAGTGTATGATGAGGCACCATACTATAGAATTAATAGGTGGATAGAAAATAGACTCAGGGGAATAAAGGAGCTTAATGGTACAGTATTAAGCTCTCAAGTTATAATTCCTCCTAAGGCTTCCTACGTTACTGACGTTGACACTAACGATAGGTTTAGCGATGTTAGTTCCAATCAGGCTATCCCCTTTTTGTCTCCAGGTGGAGTGCTACCAGAGACCTTAACTGTTTATAACAGCACTACAAAGGCGTACTCACAATTGCCGGTAGGAACCTATACCGTGGGTCTACATAAGAATCATGATGAACCATGGAAGCTTTGTGGCCAAATTGCATATACCTTTATGTTTGGTGAGCAGAAAAAGCTTACTGAGATTGTCAACTTTGTTGAAACCTTGACCAAGCGCGAGGACAAATCAGCCTACGATTGTAACTGGTTCTATCGTAACGATGCCACTTATCCATTTGATATGAAAAGCATTAATTTTTTGACGGCAGCCGGTCCAACTCCATCAAAGGATGAGGGTGGACCAGCTCTATTTGTCGTTGCAATTGGTTATGACGCCACCTATGAAGGTCCAAACAGGGTTGGCGACTATGGCGACGAAACTGATAGCTTTATGTGGAATTAAATTTGCGTGATAACGTCTAGATGTGTGATAATAAATTCGGAAGAAGACTCGATCGACTATAAATAAAACAGGAGGTGAAAATAAGATATGGCAAAGGCAACTAACAGAAACGTTATCGTTGGTGCGGCTGCAACCTTTCTTTCTGTAAGTGATTCACTTCAGAGCGATTGGGATAGTGTAGTCCTTCCGGCGCGTGTACCGGGTACTCCGTACACAAGAACCCTTGAAGCTAATGATGCAGCAAGCGCACCTACTCGTAAGTGGCGCGGAACTGGTTATACTTCTGGAGGTATTGAGGTTTCCTACAACCCAGACTATGGAGAGGTTGACGTAGATCAACTACTTGATGCTGCAAAGATGTTCAAGCAGAAGATGAGCGCTACCGTAAAGACTACATTTGCTGAGGCAACTCTAGAAAACTTGCTTGTTGTTTGGGCACAGGGTGGATCTTCACTACGTAACGCCGCAGGAAGTGCAACCGCTGTTGACATCGCTGGTAACGTTGTAGACGCAACCAAAGACTTTGAAGGTGTAACCGTTCCAGCCGATGAAGACGTTCTAGGTCTAGAAGCAGGTTCACTTGGTGTTGAGCCGGTAGAGCGTCAAGTAGTATTCGTTGGACCTTCTCCGCGTGTTGCACCTGGTGGTGTAAACGCTAATAAGAAGCGTGAGCGAATTTACCACGTTCGTCGTGCACTCAGCGTTGATGCTTCAACCCACTCACTAAAGAAGAATGAGGCGACCTTGTTCCCAGTGAACTTCCGCCTACTACCTTCCGAGGTATCTGGTGCTGAATATGGTACCATTCGTGATCGTTTGATCCCGGTTTCAGCGTAATAATTTTATAGTTTTAAGAAAATACCTCCCTTCGGGGAGGTATTTTTGTGCGTTTGCCCTGAGTCATCACAATGTGTTAAAATAAAGCTAACAAAGAAAGGGATTAAAAATACATGAGCAAGCGTATTTATACTGTTGAGGAAGTGGAGCTACAGGATTGGGAAACCCCCGTCCGTATTCATCCTCTAACAATTAAGAAGTTCCGCAGACTTGCAGAAATCCTAGAAAAGCTAAATCCTACCGATGCAGTCAAGGCTAAGAAAGGCTACAAGGAAGAAGCTTTCCTAGATGTCATTCTTGAAGCAACTGCCTTTGCAATGGAAACTTTTGAGCCAGAACTTGGCGAAGTTGATAAGCTCGCAGATCATATCGACATGCCAACTATGGAACGCATTCTAGATATTGCCGCTGGAGTGAAATTAAATGACCCAAATCTAGCGGCGGCGACGGAGATGGGTGGGAAGAGTTAATAGAACTAGAAGCTGAAGTTCTATATCTCTATCCAGGAGCCTATAAAAACTTTGATGAGCTTGAAGAATATCTTACTAGAGATGAATTAATTAAGATGTACGAAAAAGCTTATGAAGTTCGTAAAGAAGAAAAACGTTTCGCTGCCGCCTTAAAAGGTATTGATATTGACGAAGGCGCAACAACTGAATTTGATGACATTAAACGTAGGGCAGAAGCTAAGGCAATGGGCCTAAGTGAAGAACAATTCGAGCTTCATGGAATAATTAATATTATCGATGAAGACGAAGAAGAATACGAGGATGAAACAGAATAAGTAGCGAAAATATTGGCGTTAATTTTAGCGTCACAGCAGAAACTACAGCGGCAACCACCGCTGTTAATTCGCTACGTACTTCTGTTGCTGGACTAGAAAAGCAGATAGGAATGCTGAATAACAGCAAACTGTCTGCTATTTCTGGTGAAATTGGTAAGATTGCCAATCCGAAGTTTGATTGGAATCCTGGGCTTAGGCAGATGGATGATCTTACTAAGAGTATTCAAAAAGGTAAGCTTAGTATTGGTGAATATTTCAAGCAATGGCGTACCGGTGTTGACGATATCGCCAGTCATCAAGAAAGACTTTCTAGATCAGTAGCTACGCCAATTGGCACCAAGGGCGCCATGGCGATGACAATTCCATCGGCTGCTAGTATAGCTCCGACTGTAACGGCAATGGAGAAGATGAATAGGCAGTTTGCCGTTCAATCTGAATTGCTTTCCGGAATGGGAACCAAAATCCAGGATTGGGGTAAGAATACCCAATGGGCTGGACGCCAGATGATGGTCGGTTTTACCGTTCCATTTGCTATGGCAGCAGCAGCAGCCGGTAAGTACGCTATGGATATCGACAAGGCACTGACTCGTATTGAAAAGGTATATGACGGGTCTACAAAGGGACTCCGTGAGCAAGCCGTATCTGTAGCTACCGACATTACTAAGTCTTTAGGTGTAACCGTTCAGTCCAGCCTTGAGATCATGGGTGAACTTGCAGCGGCGGGCAAGCAAGGTGCGCAGATGTTTGAACTTACCGCACAGGCACAAAGACTTTCTGTTCTAGGTGACGTAGACAAGGAAGAGTCAATTAAAGCCGTAATCTCCTTGTCTACTATTTATGGATTGACCACCAAGGAATTAGCCGCCTCTATTGATTACCTTAATGCCGTAGACGCCAAGACTCCTACCAGCATGAAGGATCTAGCCGACGCTATTCCAATTGCTGGTGCAACTGTTAAACAATTGGGTGGAGATCTTAAGGACACTACTGTATTACTTTCTGCGTTCAAGGAGCGTGGCATTAGCACTGTTGAGGGTGCTAACGCTATCAAGTCTGCTATGAACCGAGTATTGGTACCGACTGCGGCTGCTAAGAGTCTCTTTAAGGAATTCGTACATCAGGATCTAGAAACTGTCGTAGCTAGCAAAAAGGGTGACCCGCTAGACACTATGCAGGCTATTTCTGATGCAGTTATGGGTGGAAACGTAGCCCTTGAAGACCAGCAAAAGATCATCAGCAAGCTTTTTGGAACATATCAGTCTACCAGAATTACTGGTCTCCTACAGGGTCTCCAGCAATCTAATGGTGCCGTAGCTGAAACAAAGAAACTGTCCGAACAATCGGATGGTGAACTTCGTGACATTGCGGAAAAGCATCGTCTAGCGATTGTCAACTCTGCCTCAAGACAGTTTACCATTGCAGTAGAAAGCTTTAAGACCGAACTAAAATCATTCGGTGACTTTGCACTTCAGATCGCAACCGTAGCCATTCAGGCATTTGGTAAGATCTTCAATCTCTTTAATAGTATGCCGGGGCCGCTTAAGGCTATCGTTATAGGTGTAGCATTACTAGCCGCTGTAGCTGGCCCTATTGTCATGCTTGCCGGTCTATTCGGTAACCTGTTTGGTAGCGTAATTAAGTTTGCTGGATTCCTTACTGGTCTACGCAAGGGTTACAACTCAATGACTATTGACCAGAAGGCTGCACAGCTGGCAGCCAATGGAATGACCAATAGTATGATGAAAGAGTCTGAAGCGGCTCAAATTCTCATCGTGCAGATGGGTAAGCTTCTTGGGGCAATTCAAGCCGTAGATGTTGCGCAGGCAAAGGCTGTTGCTACTCCAGGAGTACTTGGTGGCGGTATGGCTGTATTGCCTAATCAAACTCGTGCAGTGCAGAATCCCGTGACTGGATCTTGGCGTACAAACACTGGAAAAGATGTTTCTGCTGATGAGGCGGTATTACTCAACAAGCAGCAGAAGGATCTTACCGCCGAGAAGGAAAAGACTGCAAAGGCAGAAACTCAAGTAGCAGAGGAAGTCAAAAAGACTAGTTTGGCACAGCGTGCCTTTAGCACCGAATCCCTAGTCGGTGTCGGTGCGGTTGCTGGCATAGCGAGCATGGCTGCTGAATCTGGTTCTAACATGGAAAGATGGCTTACCTGGATTTCACTAGGATCAGTAGCCTTGAGCGCCATCATTCCGATTGTCACTAAGATTGGCACTGTGGTTGCTGGAATGGATATGTTTAAGGCTTTAACCGGAGGTGGAGGTTTAACCAGTAAGCTAGGTGATCTGGGAGCCAAAATTGGTTCAAGCATTAAGAGCGGATTCAGTGCAGCCATATCTTTTATGAAAACGCCAATGGGTATTGGAATTGGGGTAGCAACACTTGCTGTTCTTGGTATTACAAAGCTTGTCTCGGCTGAAGCAGATCGCTTGCAAGAAAAGCACCAGCAGATCCTTCGTTCAACCGATGACTGGACCAAAGCACTTGGACGAACTAAGGTCGAATGGGGTCAAATCAAGAATGAAGCCGGACAAGTAGAAGACACTGTGGCTTCAATGGCTGAAAAAATGAAGACCGATAATGCTCCAATGGTAGACCGATTCAAGAATGTCAGTGATCCGAAGGAACTTCAATGGATGGCAAATACCCAAGTTGGTAACCTACAAGGTCAAGGACTAAATCAAAAAGAAACCATGGATGCCATGGAGGCTCTACTTCGCGCCGCTGGTAAAACTCGTGAGGAAATTTTAAAGATTCTTTCTAATATTCGAGTAAGTTTTGACTTTACTAATGGCGAGCAGGACTTTGAGGGATTTATAGCGGCCATTAAGAAGAAGGCAGCTGCCCTACAGACTAATCTATTTAGCGATAAGGCTACCCAGTTCGATAGCGCTGGCACTGCTTCTATTTCTGGTGACGCTTTGCAGAATCTCAATAGGGAAACTGAAGAGCTTGCTCAGCAATTCAAGGATCGCATTGCAAATATGTCCGATGTTGACCGAGCTGTATTTGCTAAGAAGTTTGCTGATCAAATGGCTCAGGGCTATTCTGCTGGGTTCCAAACTCTTAATAGTGAGTATGGCGGAAAGCTTGGTAAGGATTGGGCGGATGCAAGGCAGAAGTTTATGGAGTTCAACAAGGACGATGGAACTTGGCAGCTCAACGATGCTGGAAAAACTCAGCTGGATACTTCTGCTGGGCAGAAGCTAACCTACCTAGCTAAAGAAGAATCTGATCTAGCCAAGGCTATTGCAAAGGCCAATGGCGCTAGCGATGATCAGCTAAAGCATATTTCCGTAATGGGAGACATTATGCCTTCGCTAAGCCAGGGTGTAGGAGATGCCACCAAGACCCAGAATGCATTCAATAAGGCTGTAGAAGCTTATGAAAAGGGCTCAGGCCGCAAGATGACCGATGTTGAGAAACTGAAGATGGCAGCCGTATACGCATCTGTATCTGGCTTGACCGCTGCGGTACTCGTAACCAACGGTTATTCTAATGCAAACATGGCATCGGCACAGGCAGCAGAGGCCAATGCTCGTGGAATTCAAACACTTATTGGCGGCTTAAAGGAAGCTGCAACTGCGGGTAAGGATATGTGGGATAACATTGCAGATCCAGGCGGTGGCGGATTCGATGCGCTCGGTGGAGATGCAGCCGCTCAAGCACAGAAGCTTACTGACGTTCAAAAGGGTATTTTCAGTGGTACCATGAATAACGTATATGATGCATACGCATCAAGTGCTGAGGAGACATGGAAAAATAGACTGGACAATATCACTAAGGCATTTGAATCTAAAAAGGAAGCACTGCAAAAGCAGATGACTGACTTTGATAAGGCTTATGATCAAAAACAGCAGGCATTTGGTGATCGCTGGGATGCCACCATGGAATCCACAAAGCAGTCATTTGCAGATCGCCAAAAAGCAATTGAAGATCAGGCAACTGCACAAATTGATTCCATTGATAATCAAATTCAAGCAATTCAAGATCAGAAAGCTGCCGAGGCAGAACTAGAAAACGCTCGCCAAAAGCAATTTGAGGCTGAGAAGCAGCGCATCGAACGCATGACTACACTTGCCAATAACCGCATTGCCTACAGCAGAGCAATCGGCGGGGGTAATCTAGACGAAGCGGCACGTGTACAGAACAACAGCGAGTCAGTATCGCTAGGTTGGTCTATTGATGATGCTAATTCACGCGCATCGGATAAGGCCGCTGCTAAAGACAAGCTAAGCGACCAGCAGATAAAGGAGCTTAATAGCACCAAGGATCTTATCCAGAAGCAGAAGCAGGCTAAGCTTGATGCACTCAAGGAGGAAGAGGACGCTGTAACCAAGTCGCTTGAAAAGCAACGCGAGGCTGAAAAGCGCTCTATGGAGACCGCCCGTGATATCGAAAAGGAACGTCTTCAGAATAGATTGGATGGTCTAGCTAAAGAGCAGTCTGCCGCTGAAGATAAGGAGCGCAAGGTCCAGGAAATGAATAAGCGCACCCTGGATATCCAGCTTGCCACTCTAAAAGCATTCATTCCACAGAATGAGGCTCAGCTAAACGATCACATCAATAGGGTCGGTGGAGCATATGGCCAATTCGGTCTAGGCTTGCAAGGTGCTGGTAGTATGTGGGGACAGATCGTTGGTAACGCATTGCAAAACAACGTAGATATTGCTAGGAATCAGATGTCTAGTGATGCAAACTGGGGTGCCTTTGGTGCACAGGTAGCCGGTGCTATCGCACAGGGTGCTTTTGGTTTGAACCTTAATGACTTTATGAACTTGCTTCGTACGGGTAATCCGCCTGCTGGTTGGGCTCCTCCAGGAGTTCAAACAATTCAGCAGCGCTCTTCGGATGCTATTCACTACCGACACACAGGTGGTTTGGTTGACGACACCCTAGGTTCTCGTGCTGGTATTGGCGGCGATGGTCTACATCCTTCTGAGATGCCAATTGTGGCACAGCGCGGAGAGTTTGTTATCAACAAGGATGCAGTGCAGCGTCTAGGAACACAGAACCTAACTCGCATTAACGCGGGTGATCCAAAGGCAATTAGTTCTGGTGTAAGCGTCGCAGGTTACGGTGGTGGTTTTGCTGGAATTATGGGTAGAGCAATGACCCAGATAGCAGTTAATAACCTTGCGGCTCACTATGCTGCGGAAAATTCAAAGGTTGCAGCTGCCCTTGGATTTGATACTGGTTCTGGCACCGGTGCCGCTGTAGACTTTGCTAAGGCTCAGGATGGGAAGCCATATATCTGGGGTGGAGTAGGACCAGCAGGATATGACTGTTCAGGTTATATGTCTGCAATTGCTAACGTACTTACTGGAAAGAGCCCTCACAACCGTCTATTTAGCACTGGAATGGTTCAGAATGGAAAGGCATTTGGTCCATTCGTTCCTGGTCTAGGTGGTAAGTTCCAAATTGGTGTATCTAATGGTCACACTGCTGGTACGCTTATGGGAACAAATGTTGAGTCAACCGGAAACCATGTTCGTTATGGAAAAGATGCTCACGGTGCTACCGATAAGCAATTTAATCTTCGTTTTCACGTACCGGATGATAAGGTTGTAGAAGGTGCAGCAGCATGGAGCGGCGGCCCTGTAGATGAATCTAATCTATCTAGGCTTATTGTTCAAATCGGTAAGAATAGAGGATTCAGCCGTAAGGGTGCCGAGGTTGCTCTTATTACTGCTATCGTTGAGTCTGGAATTAGGAACCTTAATTATGGTGATCGTGATTCACTGGGTATTTTCCAGCAGCGTCCAAGTCAAGGCTGGGGTACTCCTGCACAGATTATGGACCCTAACTATAGTACAAATAAATTCTATAGTGCTTTGGCCGGAGTAAAAGGCTGGGAGGGCATGCTTGAAGGAACAGCTGCTCAGCGAGTTCAGCGTTCTGCATATCCAGATAGATATCAGACTAAGTTGGGACAGGCAATCAGTCTTGTTAATCAGTCTGGTTTTTATGATGCTGGAGGCGACATTCTTCCCGGAAATACTTTGGTAAAGAACGCTACTAACCAGGTAGAAACCGTTGTTACTTTTGATACTCGAAATGCTCTTATTGGAGCACTAGAAAAGGCCAACGTGACCTATTCTGGATTTGCAGATATTTTGAAAACAGCCATTGTGCCTGGTAGCGTAGCTCCCGGCTTTGACACTGGCCCGTCAAACACATATACTTACGAAGTGAACATTAATGGTTCTAGTTTGAGTGCAAACGAATTGAAGCGCGTAGTTAGCGATGCCATTGATGAAAAACACATGAAGACTCAAAAGAAACTGGGAAAGATTAAATGATTGGAGTAGGTAATGCCACCGCGTCCTAGAATACTGCCTATCGATGCCGGTTTGGCAATCGCTGGCCATAGACTATCCGATCATAATAGAGGGCCTATAAGCATTAGTCCTGAAAGATTTGAGAATCGAAAGCGCATGGCTAACGGAACCTTGCGCAATTTCGTTGTTTCACAAAAGAGAAAAATAAAGACTAGCTGGGAAAATTTACCAGCACAGGACGCGATTACGGTTGATGGATTTTGGGGGGCAAATAGTATTTCTGGATTCTACGATGATACTTTTGGTGCCTTCACCTTACGACTTACTTATGGAGATAAAACCTTTGAGGATATTTTGGTAATGTTTGCAGACTTTTCAATACAGCTGCGAAAGCGCGGCGGATATACAGATTTATATAGCGTTGATGTAACATTCGAGGAGGTTTAAGTTGATTACAATGCCAGGTGCTTTCCAGACTGCTCTACGGCGCGGATACGCGATTGAGGGTAGCTCTATTGTTGTGGCTGAATGGAATTACAACTACCTTTTCGATACAACCGTTACAAATCCTCCAGATGATATCGGATGGATTCTCAATAAAGAATACTTCACCACTAAGTCTATTGTTTCTAGTCTTCGTCCTAAGAGCGGTATTTTTTATGGTATGACCGATGACGCACGCACAAATGGTTCTAATTTGGGTCTTGATGCTAATCGTTACTATTCTATGGATGAAGTTAATCACTATAAGTATTGGATGTGTCCAACTCCTTCTGCTGGGGATCCCCCGGACGCTGGTGCTGGAGACATTGCAAACTGGGTTTTCGCTGTAGATCGTGGAACGCTCATTGTAGATTATGGTCAGTTTCTAAACATGAATAAGGTTAGTGTCACCTTCAATCTTGGCCCAATGCCAATTGATTGGAGTATATTTGTATTTGAAGAAACCGCTAATGCTTGGATGGAAATTGTAAATCCAGCCATTAATGACATTACTGGCGTGGCTGAGATCTGGTGGGATGGTACAAATTGGGTAGAACAACAGAAACTCAATGAATTGGTTTTTAGGCGTATCTCAAAAATTAAGATTGAGGTTCGTACAATCGATAAGGCTAAGACTCGCTTCCAGGTTGTTGAGATCGCAGGCAAGCGAGAGATTGATATTACTAATCGCGTTGAGAGCTATAACATCAATTCCTCAATGGACAACCAGGACTTCATTTTCCCGGTTGGTAAAATGTCTGCTAACGATGGTGCTATCACTCTTAATAACAACGACCTCAAAATGAATCCAGAAGATCCTACATCGGACTTTTACGGCCTGCTTATCGGTTGGTGCCAATATCGTACCTACGTAAAATACGATTTAACTCCTTGGGATGGCGCATCAGATTATACTGTTCGCACCGCAACTATGTGGTCAAATGATACTCAACAAATTAACGAATATCAATATTCAGTTGAGTTGTTTGATATCTTTAAGATCTTACAGATGATTGATTGTCCTGCCTTTTTGGTAGAAGATCAATCCTTAGCTAGAGTAATTGCAACCATTCTTGATATGGTGGGATGTGATACCTATAGTTTTGAATTTGCTGACTGGGATATCACTCATACTGTTAAGTATTTCTGGACTGACGGCAAGGAGAAGGTATTTGACGTGCTTGCCAAATTGGTAGAGTCACATCAAGCCGCTCTTTTTGTTGATGAAGATGGACTTATTCGTCTTCTCACTCGCAATGACATTACACCCGTAGCAGGTGAGGAGCCAGTATGGACTTTCCGGGGTGATAATGATGGTCTGGACATTCCAGATATTTCCAAGCTAAGTAAGAAGTACAGTCTACAAATCAATAAGCTTAATATTAAATATACTAAACGCCAAGCAAAGGTTGATGATCTAGACATCACCCAGCAGCCGCTTACAAGTACTGTTTGGGAGTCATCTGACCCTATTGTTGTTCGTGCTGCCCCATTGATGCGTAATCTAGGACCTGTCATGACTCCTGGAGCACCCGACCCCGCTGACGTCTGGATTCCATCCAACCAAGCAGAAACCTGGCCTTATAAAGGAAAGGTTAATATCAATGGTGAGCTTATTGAATATAACGGAAAAGGTTATGCGTATTATAATCACAGCACTGGTACCCCAGTGTACGCCGAAGTACCAGTGTTTACTGATGAAGATCGAAAGGCATTTGATCAGGCTACCTATAATAGCTACACCCAAAGCGGTGTAATCGGTGGCGTAAGTACTAATCCAACCAAGCAGAATGGGTATACTGGTAGATTAATTATTTCTAAGCGTGATGCGGATGGGACTGGAGAAGCACAATCCCATTTTATTACACAGAGCGGCGGCTGGCAGACAAACGACTTCTGGTTGCAAAAAGCCGGAATGCCCTGGACTTATCCAAACCATTGGGTTACTCCTGGAGGAAATGTCAACATTCCAGAGCACCAAAGGGATTGGGTTAATAAGCTTGATTGGACCGAAACTCAGGCAAGAACAACTATCGCAAATAGTATTGCTACTATTAATAATACTGGTCCTAGTGGAGTTGCCGATAGGGATTCCCATGCAACGATCATGATTAAAGATCAGCCGGATACCGAGTACCGTGAGATTGGCGCTAGATTACGCTTGCGCGGCGGAACCATGGGAAGGGCTATTATTCCTTTCTACATGACCAACGTTGATGGATATAAGAATGAGGTAGCTCCTTTGGCTTGGGCATTTAATATGACCAGATGCTACGTTCTCAATATAAATGCGACTGAATACTCCGATAACGTTAATAGAGGACGTCAGGAAATTTCGATTGATTATAAGAACCGAGATTCCATTGTTCAGGTACCAACAGCGGGACAGGGAGGGAATGGTGGAAATATCAAGATTGACTTTGATAAATGGTATGATATTGAAATCATCTTTAGGGACGGTTCTGGAGAGATTCTAGAAGGTGGTGGTACCTTTGGTCCACGTTCAGCTATTGAAGTATTTGTTGATGGTGCTTATATGGATACTTGGTATCCAGAAGGTGACGCAAACATTCGCCCGACCTCTCTGATTGGTTTTGGAGCAAGAGACAAGTCTATTGTCGATTTTGAATATATGTATGGAACTACTACTACCCCAAAGGGTCGCATTAGATATACTGACGACGACGAATATGATGCCTTCACTTTGACTCTGCCTCCAGGCACGAATGTTACTCAAACTATTCCATGGCCCGTGGGCCACGACTGGATGGGTGATGGTGCATTCGGTTTTTCAACTTGGGGTACAGCCGCCACCATTCATCAGCTAGAAATGCAGGTATTCACCCAGACGCGCAGTTTGAATGTTGCTGGAGCAGCCGGTCTAGTGGTCAAGCCAGATCAAAGACTGCAATATATGGTATTAGATACATTACCGGACGTTGGTCTAGTTAAGTTTAGATATACAGCGGTCAATCCACTATCAGTAATATATGAATACTCAAGAAGTTCTGCCTTCCCGTACGGTATTGATAACGAGCCGACACCTCCACCAATGACCTATTATGATATTTTGAAGGGCGGATATGTATCTACTAAGGTAGATGAGGTATTCTTTACTCCACAGAAATATTCCGGAAGCGATTATCTTTCAAGTAGTGTGACTACTCCAGTTTTCATGGGGTATTTCTTTGATGACTTTGGCTCAATTGTTCATGAGGTGCGAGATATAAGCGTAGATTATGATGCAGCTCCAGCAAAGGGCGTATCCATCTATTCGTCTAATCCGAGAGTTAAAATCATTGGACATAAGTATAATCCAATGCGCGGAGATTTTACATTGGTTAACACCTCGCACCGCGATGAAATTGTCAGCGGAACGGAACAGATTGATGAATCTAACAGCATCGATCAAGCTCTTATGCTTTATGGATATGTCTTGGAGGATAAGGGAGAAGAAATTGAGACTGTGACAAATCCGCTTAGTGTTCTTCGCCATGGATTCGTTGCACAAGATCTAGATGCAACTTGGATCTTTACCAAGGAAGAGGCAAAGTCTCTTGGAGAATGGGTTACCTCTCATTGGGGAGAAGCAATGGATACCCTTACCATGGAGACGTTTTGTAGCACCTTTATTCAAATAGGTGATAAGGTCAGCATCTACTATCCCAATGCTCATATTAATGCGGAATGGACCTTTGTGGTTACTGATAAGCAATTAGATATGGGTAGTCAAGGACTGTCGACCACTATAACTGTACGTAGAGTTAGGTAGCTAGACATGCGGTAGTCGTTTTGCTATAATCAAACTAATGAGTCAGATACGTGAAAGTCAAATTATTCCCTCACGTGAGTTGGAGCAGAATCCATATGTTTCTCCACCACGTGATCTAGCACTAAACACTGTGCAGAGTAATGGCCAAACGCCATCCAAAGCAAATACCAGTGTGCCGATTGATACTACTCCGCGTGGAGAAGATATCAGTCAGGTCGTTAATCCCGGTGGAATCGACTATGGTATTGGACATAATGATGCGGTTCAACCTCCTTCTACTCCACATATTATTAGTGTAAAGCAACAAATTGTTAATATGCATGATGATGGAACGGTAACCATTGATCTCATTTTGGTTCTTGAGGATATCGTGGGCTGTACCGAATATGACATAAGGGTGGGCAAGGATGCAGGGAACCTATAAAATTAGCAGCAAGCACGGTGTGTTTGTGGCTAAAAACATAATTACGGATGCTGGTAGAGCCAGCATCCTTAATGCTATTTCTGGTAAATCTACTGGATTCGCTTCATCCCTGGTTGCGGGAATAGGTACTACAGCTGCCACAACAGCTGATGTTGAGCTTCAATACGCAGTTGGTGGAAATGATATAAACGCCATTATAACCGATCTTGTAAACGAAAAGATTTATTACAAAGCCACCCTTCCAGCTAATGATAACTATAGTATTTATGAATTGGGCTGCTTCTCAACCAATTTTACTGCCGCACAAAATTCAAATGGCGCGGGAAATATTGCATTGGTAGCTTTCGGTAGTAGTACCGGATGGCTCGATATTGTTGGCACATCGGCAATCAGCTCGGTAAATAACAGGGTTGGAGTCGACTCTATTCAGTATACAAGCTTCAGCTCGGCAAAAGGCTATATGCTCTTTAATTATGATTTGTCTTCATTGGCTTTAAATGCTACCTTTGATTTGGCATACTACACTAACGCGGTAACTGATCTCATTGTGCGATTCAAGTTTGATGACGATAATTACTTCGAAGCTAACACTTGGTCCGTATCTAATGGATATAATATCTCTAAGATACCCGTAAGTGCATTTACTGCAACTGGTGTACCTAGCTGGAATGATTTGCGTATTCTAGAAATAGAGGCAACTGGTACAGCTGCGACTCTGTCATTGGATTCTTTGCGCTACACGATTCCAGTTGTTTCTGAGGCAATTGACTCTAGCTTACTATCTAGAGTTGTTTTGACAACCCCACAACAAAAATTAGCTGGGGTCTCAATGGACGTTGAATACATGTTGGAGCTAAATATATAATGGAGATTTTGGTAAAAGATCTACTTCCGGGAACGAAGTATATCCTTCAGGCAAGAGCTAAGGCACCAAGCGGAATAACCTCTCCTTGGTCTAATACGTTTAGAGTTCTTACCGAAAGCGATACAGTTGCGCCGATGCCGGTTACTGATTTAACTTGGGTTGTCAGCACCAGTAGCTTTACTGGAACTTGGACAAAGCCAACATTAGATTCAAATGGTAAGTCTCTTAAGGACTTCAACGGCTATGAGCTTACTCTTACATCAGGTGCAGTTTCAAAGAAATTCATTTGTATGCAGGAGCGCTTTACGCTGACCTTTGAGGAAAACGTAGCAACCTTTGGTACTCCAGGTCCAATAATTAATATCGTAGTTAAGTCTAGAGATATCGTTGGGAATCTTTCAACTCCGGTTACGGCAACCGCCACTAATCCAATTCCAGCCAACCTTACAAACTTAACAGCGACAGGAATTCCATTGGCAATATCTTTGTCTTGGGATGCTACCGTAGAAGACGACTTTAAGTGCTACGAAGTGCATACTTCCACTTCCCCCATATTCACTCCGGTTGCAGGAAACCTAGTGACTAGAACCACTTCAAATTCATTTGTATTTCCAGCTACCGATATCATCGCACACTACTTCAAGGTTAGACAAGTTGATGTATTTAATCAACCATGTCCTAGTTACCTTCTTGCAAGTGCGACAGCTCTTAACACAACCGAATTGAATACAACTCCTCCGAACGCGCCCACTGCTGTTACAGTGGCAACCGTCCCGGATGCCAATGGCTCTTCCTCTACTATTAATGTTTCTTGGACTGCTTCCGCATCAACGAATCTGGCTGGCTATGTAGTTAGATTTAGTCCCGACGAAGTAAGCTGGCAATATATTAACGTTCCGAGCAATAAAACGAATGTTAAAATTACTGGCCTTCCTCCTGCAACTAACTATTACGTTGCTGTAGCTTCAATTAGTTTTATGAGTAGCTATAGTTTATTCGTAAATGCTAGCGTGGGTGGATATCCAATTGCTACAGCTGTTGACACTGTAGCTCCATCTACTCCTGCTATTCCCACTGTTTCGTTTAATACACAGATGGTTCAGGTCTCTCATAGCTTGGCTAAGTCCGGCGGCGGAAATCTAGAGGCTGATGTTAGGTATTTGGAGGTCCATAGCTCAATAACCACTGGATTTACTGCATCATCCTCGACTTTGATAGGTACATTGGATTGCCCTGCTCAGGGTGTTACTGTGGTTGGAAACTTCCCCGCACCCGTAACAGATAGCATCAGTAATATGTATTGGCGTGTAATTGCTGTAGACTATGCTGGAAATAAGTCTGCACAATCATTTCAAGCAACTGGATTGCCTGGACTTATTTCAGGCACCAATATTGCTAATGCTACGATTACTGATGCTAAAATTGGTAGCCTGTCGGCAACAAAATTAGTTGCTGGTACTGCCTTCATTAACGATCTTAGCGTTAGATCTGCTTTAACCTTGGACGCTGCGACTGGTTATATCAAGTCTACAAACTTTGATATTCCAACTCAAACTGGTTGGCGTTTGGACCAGAATGGTTTGGTGATTTATAGCGGTTCAATTATGGCCAAATCGCTTATGCTACAGAATGGTCCAAACATTGCACCAGCTGTATTTGCTGACTTCGAATTTAATACCGATTACTACCACGATGTTGCAAACGCACCAAATTCATTGCAGCTTACTGCCACAAGCGGTTTGCTAATGGCCACCCAGTTCACTGGACAAAAGGTGGGCAAGCAGGCAATGCGTGTTTACAACACTTCAATTACCGGCGCCACCATCCATCAATTGCATTTTGCGACGGGAGGCCAAACAGCTACCGGAGTAAATGTTGATGTTAATCCTGGTGATTATATCTATTCACTATGGGCTAAAAAGAATGGAGCAGTTGATCAGAATATCAAGCTTGCCCTTTACACTGATACAGGAGTTGCGATAGCATCTTCCAATATTCTTATTACTAGTACTACTATGACCCAATATAGTGCGGTACTCACTGTACCTTCTGGTGTGGTAAAGGCAAAAATGTATATGGAGCTGACTGCGGTGACAACTGGCTATGATATAGTAATAGATGCACTACAGCTAGAACCAAAACTTACTGCACAGACTCTTCCATCTGCGTGGAAGCCTCCTTCTACCACAGTAATCGATGGTGGATCGATCATTACCGGCTCTATTAGATCAAGCGCGGCTAGTGCTACAGTTCCGGGGCAACCAGCTTGGTCAATTAATACTGCTGGCAATATGCAGATCGGTGATGCGCTTATTCGTGGAAAGCTTATTGTGGGTGCGGTCAATGAGACTGTAAATATTGTTGCGCCTACATACAGTTCATTTGAGGATGCAGCAGCGACTTATTACAATGTGAGTACAAACGTACCAGCAGCAGCTAAATTTAATGTGCCGATTGGTGCTACTCAGTTTAAGATCATTCAACAGACCACTGGAAGCCCTCCACAGGGTGCAAATGCTTTGCGTATGTTCGGAACTGGATTCACAGCGGCTTCTACACCTGCAATAATCTTTTCTGCGGGAGCCACTCCAAATATTACTGTAGTTCCTGGTCAGACTTATATCCTATCTGCGTGGGTGAAGACTAACGACATCACCAAAAACCAGACCTTTACTATGGGATTTTGGACGGCTTCGCAGGGATATGTACACGCAATTCCCTTGGGTTATGTTCCTACTGCAACTTGGACGAGAGTATACGGAACAGTGGTTTCAACCCAGGACAAGGTAGCATTGTTTACCTCAATAGTATTAGGTCCTTCCGAAACCGTCATGGACGTATCTATTGATGGTGTTCAGTTTGAGGCTCCACCAGTAGGTGTAACCACTCCATCAGCCTGGCAGCTTGGTCTGTCCGGCGGTAGTGCAGTGCAATCAACCAACTACGTAGCGGGTTCAAAGGGTTGGGTAATTAACTCAGATGGTACCGTAGAATTTAATGCGGCTACAATTCGAGGTAACTTGGTTGTTACCGGTACAGCTGGTAACATTAGAACCAACCTAAATGGATTTTATCCAACCTTGTTTTTTAATAGTACGGACGGAAGTTATTCTTATATCAATGCCGCTGCTGGTTCTCCATCGACCAAAGCTCAAATTGGAATAAATAGTGCTTCTTATGTCAATGGCGCCTCCCATACCATTAGACCAAGAATGTGGATGCCAGATCAAATTGGTATTGAACTAGTAGATGAAACAGCTGGAATCTTAATTGGCGGCGGAGTTTCCTTAACTGATGTACAAGCAATCCTAAGAAATAGAAATTCTTCTGGAGTCGAAGACGCATCATATGTGGCATATTCTGGACAAACCTTTATTGAGGCATCCAGTAATTACATTGACGCAAAAACAGGGATAACTAATATTGAGGCTTGGGATGCAGGTCAGACTACTAGTCGTGGGTATTTCCGTGTAAAGCAGGACGGCTTATCTTTCCACGGGGCAGCCACACCGTCTACACTCAATTGGAATGAATACTGGTTCGCAACTGGCTACTTTAGATCTGGATCATATCCAGATTGGATCAATATTCCGTTTGGTAATGGATGGAATAGTACTTCAATTCCTACTCTACAGTGTAGGCTAGACGCAAATGGTCGTGTTTGGTTCCGAGGACAAGCAAAGGGTGGTACGATTGGTGCAGGTCCATTTGTTATCGGTACAGTTCCGGTTAACTTCCGACCAGCACAAACAGCAAACTTTTGTTGCGCTTCGGATTCATCACCAGACAATAGGTTCCAGGTGAATGTTACTGGAGATATTTACGCCTGGAATATTCAATTTGGAAACAGTCCCATTTATTTTGATAACGCCAGCTACAGCATGAATTAATAAAGGAGAATGAAAATGGAAGAAAACGAGTGGAAAGACATCGTGGATGATCTGACCGAGCAGAATACTAGACTTAGTATCGAGCGAGCAGTTGCCCGCGCAGACGTTAAAAAGCATCTACGCGCACTAGGTGAATCTAATTCACAAATCAAGGACCTGACCGAGGAACTGGAAAGAATAAACTCGGCAGATGTACAGGTTATTACCACCAAGGAATAAAATGAGCTGGCTAAAACGTTATACTCCTCCTAAGCCTACAGCAGAGTTTGTGCCGTGGAAACAACAATTGAAATACCCCATGTGGACCTTTGCTAGGCTAGCAGGAAGTCATAAATATTTCTTGCTTCTTGAGAAGACAAAAATGGAGTTCATCAGCGAACGAGCCTTCTGGTCATGGGGGAAATCCTATGTGCTAGTATCAGAAGAATCAATCTCTAATTATAAACCATGGAAAAAGATTGGCTTTTCGGTAGGTACTATGCTAGAGTCGCAGGCAGATGGTACCCAATGGTATATTACAGGGAGTGATCCTTTGGCAGCAGAGCGTAGACTAATTGCAAATCCTGATCTGTTCGACGTGCTAGGATTTGATCGCGATGAGCTATACGTGGTATCATTACCAGAGGTAGATTTTCATAAAAAGGGAGAAGACTTAATTGGAGTCGAGTAATAATGAGTAGTGTATACAAGCGTCTAAGCTGGGGTCCAGGTGAATCCATCACCACTGCAAAGCTTAATGATATGATTGGCAATGCCGACTGGCTCTTTCAGAACAGTATCTCAGGATACTACGATGCGCTTGGAATCACCCGTGATTCAGGTCTATCGATGCGCGTTGGCTATATTAAGTCAATTAAAACCGAGGACACGGGTGTATTCATTGGCTCCTATTACTCTCGACCTTTTATTCCGGGTGCCAGGCCAGTTGTAGTGACTGGAACAGCCAGTGATAGCTTCATTGGATTGTTTCACGGAGTTAAAGGTTTTGATGGGCGCTCCGTGCCTGATCACCGTGGGTTTAATTTGAATATAGCTCAGAACCGCGACCCGGGCGGCCCTTCAAAATTTACTGGAACCCAATACATTTCTTACATGGCGATTGCCCCAACCGGCTAAAACTTGCACTGATCAACATTGGTGTGCTAGAGTCGCTAACGACAGAAGAGGACACAATGACAGAACATTTAAAATGGCTGGTTGCTTCCGATTTACATTTCCCTAAGCATGATCCGCGAACGGTGGAATTGCTTTTGAAGGTGATAAAGAAATGGCAACCAGATGCAATTGATTTAGCCGGGGATATCGATGATGCCGAGTGCAGTAGCCGATGGGTAGAAGGTACACCCGCTGAAACCTATAGTGTACAGTCTGGAGCTAAGCCAGTCAAGGATTTTCTTAAAACCTTAAGGGACTTATGTCCCAATTCGGACATGCATTATCATTGTGGTAATCATGACTATTATAGACATAAGAAATACATGGAAAAGAATGCTCCCGGTATGGCTGAATTTATTACTCCAGATACTCTTTACGGAGTCAAGGATAGTGGATTCGCTTGGCACGAATATGAAAAGCCACCAGTAGAACGTTTGGGTGGTATTTACGTTCATCATGGAGAGGCAATTAGCAAGCACTCCGCACAGTCAGTTATGAACGACGTACAAAATTACATGGTCCCGCTCATTCGAGGTCACTCACACCGAGCAGGGGCTTATTTTGTAACCTATCCATTAGCTGGAATTGATATTGAATCTTATGAAATCGGACATATGACGATGCCTGAATTGCATACTTATCAAACTACACACAACTGGCAGCAAGCATTTTTGACTGCACACGTTGTTGATGGTGTTGCTCATTGTTCGCTTAATATTATTAAGGATCATACTGTTTTTGTTGATGGAGAATTTTTCCAAGCATGATTCCCGATCGTGTACATATTTGGACAGCACGCGGCTTTAGGAATATTGGAGACGTAGCCGTAGGAGACAGAGTCATCAGCTATAATCCAAGCCGGGGATGCACGGAATACGATAGTATCGGTTCCGTGCAAACCGAATGGAAACAAAAAGGCTTAATCGGTATTAATCGAGTAGGTACTAACCTTCTATTAACTCCTGATCATCCAATGCTAATAACTAATGTGCGTACGAAACAATTGGATAGAATTAAAGCAGATGATCTTTTTATGTCTACCTTTGGCAGAGGAAATAAGTTGCTAATGAATAGACCATTTGAACCTTACTGTAGACAACAGCCTATTGAAGATGTAGAATGGTTAGCTAGACTAGCGGCATCTTCTTCTCGACACAAAGCACCACCATTGTATTACGATGCAATTGAAGACGGATTAAGAGATATTACTGCTCAGGAAGCCCAAGCGTGGTTAACCACATTTTTTCATTGGAATATTCTTAAAGCAAGACCTAATTACATGAAAACAACGTTGTTGCGAAGTAGCTTCGTAAGAGCTATGCTATATCATGTGGCACCAAGAGCTGGGGTTGGAACCTATTTAGGACCATACCGAAATAAACCAAATCATAAAAGATTTGTGCAAGCTTTCAGTATAACTAAAACTGGGGACAGCCAAATTCAAAGGGAGCATTGGTGTGCAGACAGGCAGGATGGAATACTATACAATCTTACGACTAAGAATGGAAATTTCTTGGCTAAGTTTGGCAGCAGCACATTCCCGATGGCCTGTGAGTTCTCGTAAGGAGAGAAAATAAATAATGATTTCCCAAGTAGTAGCACAGTGGCTCGCCGTAGGCGCGGGCGTCGTGGCAGTACCGGTAACCTCACTTTTTAAGAACAAGGGCTGGGATAAGAAGGCCAAGTTTGCGCTTGCGTCGTTCGTTTCCATTCTTGCTAGCCTTGGAATTGTAATTCCGGCGGCAGTTACAGATGCAGGAGTAAACAGTGGAGCGGTCATTGCTACCTCTATTGCTGCATCGCAAATTCTCTATAAGTTAGTTGCAGAGGGTACTAAGTTCGAGGATAAGCTTGCCAGCTCACTTGTTAAGCCGAAGACAAGTGTAACGCGCGAAGCAGAGGAAGTTTATATTCCTTCTACTCGTGTCGATGAGCAGGTAATCGACACTAATAAGCATGACTCTCTATGATGGGTGTGCTTCATTGTTCCAAATGCAGCGGTAGGGTACTTCTCGATCGAGCATACAGTAGCTATGGTCACGTAGAATTATTTTGCCTTAGGTGCGGTAAACGCTGGGAGGCCCACAGAGATTCCCCTATCGCTAAGATCTTTAAGAAGATTGAGCGAAAAAGGGAGTTAGGTCACTTTGGCACAAATATTACCGAACATATTCTTTCTTAACGGAAAGCTGCATAAGAAAATCAAGATAGTAAAGAGTGAAGATTTGGTCGTCGCCTTCTGCTTTCCAGATGAAAAACGCATACATTATTTGTATAGTCTAATTCGTCGGGATATGCAGAAGGCGTTCACCATGGGCGACGTAGCTACTATTGTTAGACGTCCCACTAAAGAAATACATCGTTTTCTCAAAAATAAGCTCATAGATCGACCATCCGGATTCGAATACACTATTTCCAATAAAAGACCAAAAAATATGCATTGGTCTCAAAACGAGGTGCTCGAATTGCGTGATAGACTATACGAGCTGGCTCCCAAAGGTGAAGACGGATTCCCTTCGGGGAGATACCAGCTTGCCAGCAGAGCCGAAGTACTAGAGGCAATTAATGGAGATGCCTCATATTACGTGAGAAACGCAGAAGGTGAGTATATAAAAGTTTGGCGGCCGTTGTGAGAAAGTACGAGTACGTAGAAATTGAGAGCGAAACCCAAATCCATCCTGGAATTGCCATCGCTCAGGCAGTCCAACTATTAGACCTTGCTGCCTCTATGGCAACTGACACCAAGGATATAGACCGGATGGTTAAGGTATCCACTAAGTGGCTAAATATGGGAGAACGCCTCGTTAAAATAATGGAGGACGAAGACGACGACGCTCCAGAGGAAGATGTAAAGCAGGCGATTGAGTATGGATTCAAGGCTGGTTTAACCAAGCAGATCCTTGAAAAGGGGGAGGTGGAAGAAGATGTCAGAAGTGACGAGGATTAATGTTCGTTTAGGAACAACCGTAAATCTGGGAGACTTCGAAAATATTCGTTTGGATATTGAAGTTCAGGATTATGTGCGTGAAGGTATTGACAAAAACGCAGGAGAAGCAATCAATAGAGTACATGAACTGGTAGAAAAGAAACTTGCAGAAAAACTAAACCCCTTTAGGACTGCATAATGGCAACTCCGAAAATCGAGGACATTCATTCCCTAATCACCTATTATCAAAAGCTGCATTTCCAGAAGTTCGGATTCAAGCTTGTTCCAAATAGAAACAAGCTGGTACACTTGATCCGCAACGTCCTTATGGATGTTACAATTGACGAATTTAAAAGTCTCATGGTGTATTACCTTAAGACCGATCATGATCCGTCCTTGACCAATCTGTGCTACGAATATGCTGACCTTCTTACAACCAAGAAGCGAAATGAAAAGGATTTGGACGAACGTCAGCAGCTTATGCGTGAGACCGAACGTCGTACACGGGAGTTTAGAGATTTTTATAAGAAGAAGCCAGAAGGCGGTTCAGTGGAATGATTAACGAAGCAAGGTTGCTTTCAGCAGTTATTAATAACAAGGATATTGCTCCGGTCCTGAATAGTCAGAATGTCGATATGCTCTTCACGAGTCATGAAGATATTTGGAAGTTTACCAAGGAATATTTCATTCAGAACCGAGCAATCGTTCCATCTTCAATCCTCAACGAGCATTTCCCTGATTTTAGGGTAATGCCCGAAGCCGAGACTGCTGGTACCGTAAAGCATTATCTAGAGCAGCTTAGGGATGAATACACTGCTGTTCTGCTTGATAGAATCGCAGTTGGTGTTTCAAAGGATCTAGGGGTTAGGTCCAACAAGGCTATTCTTGGTAAGCTAGCCAGCATGGTATCTGATTTGACTAAGGTCACCAGTGGAATTAGGGACCTTGACATTACCGATCCCGTAAAAGCAAACGAGCACTACGCGGAGATGAAGCGTTTGATGGAACTTAACGGCGGGGTGATGGGAATTCGTTCTGGTTTTGATGCTATTGATGCGTGCTATCCTACTGGATTCGCACCAGGTCAGTATATCATTGTTATTTCCAGGACCAACCAAGGTAAGAGCTGGATTGCATTGGATCTTGCCATTAACGCATGGGCATTGGGACACAGCGTTCTGTATGCATCCTTGGAAATGTCTCCGCAGTCGGTACGTGACCGTGCATATACCTTGATGTCTGAAGGTAAGTTTAAGATGTCCGATCTTTCTCGCGCACAAATTGACCTTCTGCAAATGGAGGAATGGACTGCCGAGAAGATGAATAAAAGTGGTAGTTTTATTGTCACATCTAGTGATGGCATGGGCGACTTCTCTCCTGCGCAACTTCAGGGTAAGATTGAGCAGTATGGCGCGGACATTGTCTTCGTCGATTATTTGCAGCTCATGATTGACAACCGTGGATCAACTGGCGAGACCGAAAGGATTCGTAATGTATCCAAGGAACTGAAGTCGCTAAGTATGTCCGCAGAGGTTCCGATCATTGCAGTTGCAGCGGCATCGTCAAACGACACCAAGGAATATAGCAAGCCTCCAGAGATTTACGAATTCGCAGGGTCAAGGCAGGCAGCTTACGATGCAGATCTAGTACTCTCTCTCTTCTCACATAAGCAGCACGACGGTTCATTGCGCACTGAAATTGTTGCTAAGAAGAACCGCAATGGTCCGCTATTTGATTTTGTGGTAAAATTGGATATCGAGAGCGGAACCATTACCGAGGAATTTAATGCGGGTCTTCTCGAAAACGACGAGTAAGGCGTACCATGCATGGCAAACAAATAAAGAAGTATTCACAAGCTGGCGAGATCTTGGATGACGCAGACTTCGTTAAGGTTCGTGAGAATTTAGAAAAGCTGATGGTTCAGACCATGCGGGACGAAGGCTATTTACCAATTCACGACCTTCGCTCGCAATGGTCTACCACCTGGCTAGGTAAAAAATACAGTTTTGTTCTCACGATGTGTGCGATGTATGCAGGAAAGAAAAAGGCTCAAGAATATGATTTCATCTACGACTGGCGATTGGTTAAAATCGGGAGATCAGTACTCTGATCAACAAATCAATTCCGTTCTTTCTGAGATTGGTGTTGAAATCGTTGGAGAGACCGATGCAGTTTTTTTGGCACTCTGTCCATTTCATCGTAATACCGATACACCAAGCTTCGCAGTGAATAAGGAGAATGGCTCCTATATCTGCTTCTCTCCCTCTTGCGATGTTAAGGGTAGCCTGGTAGGCTTAGTTCAAAGCTTGGCTGATCTTACAATTTTTCCGGCAAAACGTCTTATTGCTCGATTTTATGGCGGGGGTAAAACTACTGCCGAACGAGTAGAGGATATCTTTGCCAAAAAGAACGAACTACCCAGCTTTCCACAGGACATTATTAATAGAATGACTGACGAGTTTTGGGGATCACCAGCAGCCGATTATATGCACGGCAGAGGTTTTACCGATGAAACCCTGGCTCATTTTAGTATAGGTTATTCTAAGGGTAAAGGTTTGGTCGTCGTTCCAGTTCATAATTGGGAGGGTGACCCGGTTGGTGTTATTGGTAGAACAATTACCGGCAAGCGTTTTGAGAATAGCGAGAAGCTACCCACCAAGAAGACAATGTTTAACCTGCATCGTGCTAAACGTGTAGGCGAAAAGATAATTGTAGTTGAGTCGGCGTTTGATGCAATGCGAATTCATCAAGCAGGCTTTCCAAATGTTGTCGCTACATGTGGTGGATTTTTTACCGAGCATCACCAACAACTACTCAATCGACATTTCAATGAAATCATTATTATGACCGATAATGATGATCCCGATGAGCACCGCACCCCTTTATGTAGGAAGTGTCCAAATACGTGTCAGGGTCACAACCCGGGGCGAGTGCTAGGAGATAAGATCCAGGAAAGCCTTCGCAACAAAAGAATTAGATGGGCCAGCTACGATTATGGTATTATCTATCCTCATGGCGCAAAGGACGCCGGGGATCTAACTGAAGAAGAAATAGCGCAATGCATTAATAACTCTATTGGCGCAGCGGAAATGGTAATTTGGCGCAGGAATATTGAAGAATTGTCTATAGTTTAAGCATAACCGCAGGTCAGTGTGCTATAATAGAGATGGCAGCCTTAAGAAAAGGCGGAAGCCAAAAACAATAGGAGAATAAAAATAATGGCTACAGATCTAAAGAGTATCCTTCAGCGCAAGAAGGAGTACGCAGAGCGTACAGAACGTCCGAGCTTCGATTGGTTCGGTATTCCTGTGAATAGTACCGTCAAGGTTGTATTCTTACAGGAGCTTGATAAAGAATTGGCAGATGACAAGGGTGCCGCGCGCTACCTTGTTGAGCACACTTCTCCAGAAAACTTTAAGCGCAAGGCCGAGTGCACCTTTGATGAAGAGACCGGCGAACGTTGCTTTGCTTGTGAAATGGCGCAGGAATTTCCTAAGGTTGCAGAAGGCTCCTGGTGGGCCAAGACTAACTTCTATGTTCAGGTTTATGTAGAGGGTAAGGACGACAAGCCAGGCAAGGGAAAGGTAAAGGTTCTTTCTCGCCCGGTTTCTCCAAAGGGTGGCGACTTCTTTGATTTGCTGCTTACCTGGGCAACCGAGGAGAACGATGGCCGCGTTACTGGCCAGACCTTCCAGATTAGCAAAGGCGCGGAGAAAACTTCTCCATGGACTCTTATGCCAACAAACAAGGTTCTAGAAGTTCCGGATACTGCGGAACTTATCGATCTAGAAAAGGCTGTTGGCCTACGTGTCGAATACGACAAGCAGAAGGGCTTTTATATGCCTGGTGGAAACACTGGTTCTAAGCCTGCTACTGCTGAAGCGGGAATCGAACAGCCTGCTGTAAAGAAGGCTGAAGACACTTCGGTCTGGTAAGATGTTAGACGGCCCTAGCTTCGGCTAGGGCCGCTCTCTTTTTAACAATCAATTAAAGCTTCTCGAAGCTATATAGAAAGGTAATTATGTCCTACGTAAATCTGCATGCCCATACCCATTATTCTCCTATGGATGGATATGCAACCATTCAAGAATACATGGCTCGCCTGAAGGAAATTGGTTCTGATTCAATGGCAATCACGGATCACGGAACATTGGCGGGACACCGAGAATTTCAGCGGGAAACGAAAGCAGCAGGCATTAAGCCTATTCTTGGAGTAGAAGCCTATCTCTCTCCAACAGATCGTTTTGATCGTCGAACAAAAGCTAATCGTGAAGAAGCCGATAGCGTTTACAACCACCTTATTTTGCTTGCAAAGACCGATACTGGCCTGAAGAATATCCAGGCTGGCAATAGGGTTGCATGGGGAGAAGGTTTTTACAACAAGCCGCGTTGGGATTTTGAGCTGCTTGCTGAACACTCAAAGGATCTCATTGTATTGTCGGGCTGCCTTAATGGAGTAATCTCCAAGGCAATTGATCGTGGAGATTTTCAGGCTGCGAACACCTGGGCAGAACGTTTCCAGGAAGTATTTGGTGAGGACTTTTACATTGAATTGCAGACTCACAACCCTGAATTAATTAACCGAGGATTGCTAGCGGTTGCTGACACCTATGGAATTAAGCCAGTAATTACCGATGACTGCCATCACGCTTCTCCAGGTGACAAGATCATGCAAGAGATCTTTCTTATTCTCTCTACGCACCCAAAGCAGGATCGTACCGCAGATATCAATAAAGCACAGAAGCTTGAACTTCTTGACCGATTTGATTACCTTTATCCAGACCGCAAGATGTCCTTCAAGGATTTTGACCTTTACTTGGAGAGCTACCAGGAAAAGCAATTGAAGATGGCAGCAAAGGGATTTGATCGACAGGATATTTATGAGAACACCCTGGAAGTAGCTTCCAAGGTAGAGAGCTACACCTACCTAGAAAACATTGCGACACTTCCTAATATTGTTGCAGACCCGGATGAGGTCATTAGGATTAATGTCCAAAAGGGTCTAAAAGAAAAGGGTCTTGCTGATGATCCTATTGCACAGGCTCGTGTTGAGCGTGAACTAAGTGTTATCGCCGCGAAGAAAATTCCTAACTACTTCCTGGTGGTTCAAGATATGCTGGAGTTTGCTCGTAAGGAAAAGATCCGTATTGGCAAGGGTCGTGGTTCTGCGGCCGGTAGCTTGGTTTGTTATGCTCTCGGTATTACCGGGGTGAATCCTCTGGATTACAACCTGCTATTTGAACGCTTCCTAGATCCCGACCGTGCAGACTACCCAGATGTTGATATTGATATTCAGGACACTCGTCGTGATGAGGTGCGTAAGTACCTAGTTCAGAAGTATGGACACGTTGCGAACATTACCAACATTAACACCTATAAGGGTAAGAAGGCACTGAAGGACGCAGCTCGCGTAATTGGGGTTCCGTACAACCTTGTTAATAAGACCATGAAGGTGCTTGAAGGTATTGATGAGATCACCGGTCACGATGTCATTGCGGAATTCAAGAAAGCAAAGCAGGCTAGGGAATTCAACCAGCTATATCCAGACGTGGCGGTAATTGCTGAAAAGCTTTACGGTCGAATTAACGGGTATGGAATGCATGCCGCTGGTGTTATCATCGCTAACGTTCCTATCTCGGATTATGCTCCGATTGAAACAAGAAAATCGGCGGGCACGGATGAGCGCGTAGAGGTAGTAGCGCTTGATAAGAATGAGTGTGAAAGCCTTGGATTGATTAAAATGGACCTTCTTGGTTTGAAGACTCTATCTGTAATTGACGATGCCGTGCGATTGGTTAAGGATAACAGCGGAATAATTATTGATATTGATGCCGTTTCAATGGATGAGGATAGAGTATTTAAAGTTCTTGCAGCTGGTAAGACTCTAGGTACGTTTCAATGTGAAGCTGCTCCATATACAAAGCTACTTGTTAAGATGGGCTGCGAGAACTTCAACGATCTGGTAGTATCAAATGCATTGGTTCGTCCGGGTGCTTGGAATGCTATTGGTGAAGACTACATTCTATTTAAGAATGGCCATAAAAAGGCTAAGGCTATTCATCCTGACGTGGAAAGCTACATGGCAGAAACCTTCTATCTTCCTGTCTACCAGGAGCAGATGATGAAGCTATCGGTCGACCTTGCAGACTTTACTGTTGGTGAATCAAATGAGCTTCGCCGGGGAATTGGTAAAAAGAAGCGTAGCATTATTGACGCCTTCAAGCCTAAGTTTATCAATGGAGCTAAGCACAAGATCAGTGAAACCTTGGCGGAAAAGCTATGGACTTCTTTCGAAGAAGCTGGTTCATACGCGTTCAACCTATCACACGCGGTATGCTATTCTATGTTGAGCTACCAGACAGCCTGGTTGAAGGTTCACTATCCAATTGAATTTATGTGCGCGCTCTTGCAGAATGAATCAAACGGTGACGCAATTACTGATTACCTTTTGGAGTGCAAGAATATGGGAATCAGCATTAAGCTTCCACATATCAATAGGTCGGATATGACCATCAGTATTGATGAAGAAGCATTGCGTATGGGCCTTGTTGGAGTTAAGTATATCTCGGATAAGGTAGCCAGTAGAATTATTGCTGAGCGTCCATACGATAGCTATGGAGAATTTAAGGAGTACGTTCTTCGTAAGGGTAGTGGTCTGAACACCCGCGTTCTGATGGCTCTAAATAGCTTTGGTGGTGCTGCCTTCGAAGACAATCCCGTGCCGGATGATTACAGGGAAAAGTTGTATGAATTCCTTGGAATCCCTGCATTTGATACCAAGATGATCTCCCCGCGAATGAAGGAGGGGTTACGTCCACTCGATGAATACACCGATGACGAAACCTTTATTTGCACTGCTATGGTTAAGGGTGTTAAGCGCGGAACAGGTTGGGCTAGGATTGATATGATCGATGGTACCGCTTCTGCGGGAGCGTTCACCGAACAGAATACAGATATCGCCAAAGGTACCCAGTATCTATTCCTTATTGGCAACAACAAGATTCTAAAGGCCGTTCCATTGATTGGTGAACTAGATCCTACCGATGAGGTCATTCTGGATTATGTTCGACGTCCAGCTCTTGATGAGGTCCCTAAGGGCCAGTACAAGATTATTGCGGCACAAGCTCGAAAGACCAAGGCTGGTGCGGATATGGCCTACATTACCGTTTCGGATGCGGACAAAAATCTAAAAACACTTTTAGTTTTCGAAAGCATGTTTGCGAAGGCACGATTGTTCTGTCGTTTAGGATCCGTGCGCGTTATTGATATTGGAAAGACCAAGGACGGAAAAGCCGAATTCATGAAGGATGTGTATTGATATGTCAAGGTTTCAGGGTATGAACCAAGAACACCTTTTGCCATTGCTGCTAGGGGCACTAGTTGATACAATGGGTGGAATAGTAGAGCTAGATACGATCGCCCTGGAGAAGTTCTCCAGCGAGGAGTTTTACGCAGTTAAGTTAGACTTCCAGGATGGCCTGGTTGTTTTGGAGGTATTGAATGAAGATCCAGCTAAGGCATGAGCTAGCGAAGGTTCCCTCGCGGGCCACCCCATGGGATGCTGGTGCTGATTTATATGCAGTCGAGCGAGTAGTAATTCCTAGGGGTCAGTGGGCGCTTGTGGAAACAGGCGTGGCCATCGAGCTTCCCGATAGCTATGTGGGTTGGATTTGTCCAAGGTCCGGGTTGGCGTTTAAGCATGGTCTAACTGTGCTTAACGCCCCTGGCGTAATCGACTCGGGTTATCGAGGAACTATCAAGGTTAATATCATTAACCACAATATGAAACACGAGTGGATTGCCATTGAGCCAGGAGATAGAATTGCTCAGCTCATTGTGCAACAAGTAGCGTTTCCAGATTTTAAAGTAACCGAGCAGCTTAATTCAACAGTGCGCGGAGACCGGGGCCATGGAAGTAGTGGAAAATGAGTATTGAGGACGTACTAGCGAAACTGTCAAAAAAGACGCGAGCTAGGATGCAGGCAGCCTCCGAAATAAAGATTGAGAAGCTCCCACTAGCAAGTATTAGCCTAACAAATGACCTTGGTGGTGGCTTTGCCCGTGGTCGAGTCCACACTGTGTGGGGGCCAAAGTCCAGCGGTAAGACCAGTATGCTTTTACAGTCAGCAGCGGAGCTTCAGAAGCAGGGTATGTCTATTGCTTTTATTGATGCCGAAGGAACCTACGAGCCTGATTGGGCAATTAAGCTTGGCGTAGATAATGATCAAATGATTGTATCGGATGCAAAGTCTATTGACGCTATGACCTCCGCAGTGGTTGAATTATGTCAGGCCGAAGTTGATTTCATTATCATTGATAGTGTATCGGGCCTTATTCCTTCAAGCTATTATGAGAAGGAAGCTGACGGAGAGCTAAAGGATGGCTTGGGAGGTAGCAAGCAAATAGGGACGCTATCTAAAGAACTTTCTAATGCCCTAATGAAGATCAACTCTGTAAATAAAAAAACTGCGGTTGTTTTCATCAGCCAGGTTCGTAACAGGATCACTACCTATGGGGCTAGTGGCCAAGCGCAAGGTGGTAATGCGTTGATGTTCTTTAGTTCCTGTGTGGTTAAATTGAATGCTTCGGCATCCGATAAGGAGCAAATCAAGGGAATGAAGACCTACGGGGATAAAATCCTGGAGGTTCCCATCGGTCGTAAGGTCGAGTATACAATTCAGTATTCCAAGACTTCTTCGCCGGGGCTGACAGGAGATTACAACTTCTATTACGCAGGTGAAGAAATTGGAATTGATCAATTCACCGAAACGGTAGCATTAGCAGTAAAGAATGGAATTGTTCAAAAGGCTGCTGCTGGTGGTTGGTTGTCATACGGCGACAAGAAGGTTCAGGGTATGCCTGCCTTTGTCGAATGGTTACAAGAGGATGCTACTGTACGTGATGAGATTCTTGGGAAGCTAAATAATGTCCAAGCTAGATGACGTATTTGGAGCACGTAAAAAAGAAGAACGTGGTTGGACTGCAATAGATATTGAGGCTGCTTGCGGGGAATGCGGTGAGTCTGCCGATGAGGTATTCTGTAGTAGCAATAAGAAACGAATAAGGACGGTATGCCCGGAAGGGCATACTTCCGAATGGGAAATGGACCTGTCATGGCTGATCATGTAATGCTAACAAACGAGGAGCAAGGCTTTTTGGAATTAACTGGAAAGCTTGCTAATGAATTTGGTCTTATAGTTGGACAGTCACCACTTTCACGAGAGCAAGACATGGCAGAATTTGTTTCTCATCTACATGCAATTCAAAATATGATATTAGCTCAAGCAGCCGCCAGGGCATATCCAAGTAAATATCGATTGCTCGGGGGTAACATTTATGGCGACAGCTAATTCAGAAAAACGAGAGATCGCCCGCTTTGGCGGGAAGCCTCAAAAGAATTCAGGTAGAGGTAAGTTTAATAAGGGTGATGCTGTGCTAGGTCCCTTCACAGTTGATGTAAAAGAATACAAGAAGTCCTATTCGCTCTCTCGGGAGAACTGGGCAAAGATCTGCACCGACGCAGCTAAGAATGGTAATGAACCAGTGCTCATGCTAGCAATTGGAGATGGAGCTGAGACCGTACGAATCTGGGCGGTAGGAGATCAAATGTTTAAGTCGATGCTTGAAGCATGGGAGGAGAAATATGGAGGCTGAAAAAACAATACTGGAATACATTTCCGAGGTTGATGAGCTGCTTGAAGTTTCTAAATTCATGCAGAATGACCGAGTAGATGAAGCTCTGAGTATTGTTATGAAGGTAATCACTCAGCCAGATATTCCGCAAGGAATAGTTGCACCCACTATTGTTAAACTCCAGGGTATTAGCTCCATGTGTGCAATTCAAGCTTCGTATTACAAAAATCTAAATCCAGGGAAGGTGGGAACAGAGGAATACAAGCTTAAGAATTTGTACTTCAGCCTTCACGAGGCTTTAAACGAATTGACTAATGCTTTGAAATACCTCTGTAAGTAGACATGGCAGGTCAATTTGTAAAACTGTTTGGAACTAAAAAGGGTATTTTTGACGCGGCGAAGCTAGCAGACATTCTAGATGCTAGCTATACGGCTGATGCCAATACAACCGAAACCATTACTAAGACAAGGTTCGCTCCGTCAACCTTGCTGTATGGTCAAGGCGCATGTCCAAGGTATTGGCATCTAGTATTTAATGGTGCTGAATTCATCAAGGAGCATGATGCATATGGAATTGACAATATGCAATCTGGTACTGATGCGCATCATCGTATGCAAAAGAATTTCGAGGCGAGCGGACTAGATATTGAAAATGAGGTGGAGCTGATCAATGAAGATCCCCCAATCCGCTGCTTCGTTGACTCTATTGTCAAAGATTACAATGGTCATAATGTAGTGGTAGAAATTAAAACTACCCGAGCTGAAGCCTTTGCGCATCTTGTGGCAAAGAATGAGGGTCGTCCATATCAGGTTATGCAGCTCCTTATTTATATGTATTTGCTAGATGAGCAATATGGTTGCCTGCTTTATGAGAATAAGAACGATCACCAGAAGCTTATGATCCCGGTAGAAATGACACCGGAGAATAAGGCTAAGGTAGAAAAGGCTTTCGAATGGATGCGAATGGTCTATGCCAACTACCAAGTAGGCGAGCTTCCAATGAATCCTTATCGCAGTAATTCGCGAGTATGCAAAGGGTGTCCAATTAAAAAGTGGTGCTTTGCTCAAGAAGAGGGTACAATAAAACTAGCTACCCTGAGCTACACTACAAAGGAAAAGGATGCAGACAGCGAGTAAAACCTACGGCACGAAACAGTGTGCCAACGAGAATTGCCACAACGTATTCGACGTACGTCGGGTGAACATGATCTATTGCAGCAATTCTTGTTGCCGCGAAGCAACAAATGCTAAGCTAATTGCACGCTACCATGACCGAAAAAAGGTTAAGGTTGTTGTTAGGCAATGCGCTCGCTGCGAAGCCAGACTTTCTCGCTACAATAAAGAAGCTAGATGTCATGCTTGCCAGATCAAAATTGAGAATGAACAACGAGTTGAATTACTTGGTAAGCTAGGCATTCAGTATATTGACGAAGATCTGCTACAATAACAATATGTTACTGAGCAGAAACACAGGACGTAAGCGTGTATTGGGTATTGACCATTCTACCCAGACGCTTGCGTTCTGTTTGTCTGTAGATGGGGTTCCAGAGTATTGGGAGGAAATTCCTTTAAGGGGTTCGACTTCGTATGCCAGAACCGCCGACCTCTACAAAAAGCTTATTGAGAGATTTGATGATGAAGAAATTGATATTTTAGTTATTGAAAAGACAATTCAGGTGAACAGTCGTGATACCGTAGTTAAGCTAGCAATGATTGCTGGATGCATTATTGGTTACTTTGGTTCCCGAGGAATAAAGGTATTCGAGGTATCACCAATTACTTGGCAAGCCGCTACAGCCAAGCCAACTCTAACTAAAATAGAGCAAACTGCATTAAAAATAGCAAATCCGGGGAGAGCTAAGAGCTGGTATTCTGGTGAGGCTCGCAAGATACGTAAGCAAAGAATAATAGACTGGGTGGAAAAGCGATTCGGCATGAAGGTCCCAAGCGACTGTGCCGACTCTATTTGTATTAGCTACTATGGGAGTTGTAAGCTATGAGTACAGGAAAGCTTTACGATAGTTCGGCTT